GCGAGCGGCGGCGGGCGCGGAACCGTTGGTACGACCTGCGGGCGGCGCTCGCCGGCTACTGCAACCGCCGGTCGAACACTGACGACGGGGAAGGTGGCGGTTACCCGCACTGGCGGTGCGACCACCGGCGCGGACACGAGGGCCCGCACCGGGGGTGCAGCTACGTCTGGGGCGACGACGGCGTCGTCGACTTCCAGCCCCTGCCGGTGGCGCGGTCACTGCCGACCCAGCTCTGGCACCGTGAGCGGCACATGATCAGGACGCGGCGAGGCGAGCGGCCGCACCGGCGGCACGTCGAGGCGCTGGCCGCCGAGCGGCGTCGCGCGGTGCGGTCGTGAACGGCGTCGACTTGGCGGTGACAGGCACGCTGGCTGTGCTGGTCGCGGGTTCGCTGGCGGTGTTCGTCTGGCGGGTGGTCCGGGACTGGCGTGGTGCCGGCCGGTCCGACGACGAGGACTGATTGTCGACCTGACGGTGGCCCTGCTCGGCCGGCGCTACCGCCTCGCCTGCCGCGGCCGGCTGGACGGACGGTGTCCGTCGACGTCACCGGCGTCGACCGGGCGCACGCGCTGTACGGCCGCACCCGCCGCGGCACGGTGACGGAGGTGCGGGTGCCCGTACCCGGCGGGGTGGTCGTGCCGCGGCTTGGGCGACTCTTGTAGAAGGACACGACGTCCCTCTGCGGTGGTTAGAATCGACAGGCCACCGTAACGCAGAGAGGCCCGTCCGTGACCGTCCTCACCCGGCTGATCGTCGACCCGGCACATTCCGACGCCCGCCGCGACGACCGCGACCTGCACGCCACCCACCGCCGCCTCGAAACGCTCGCCCACGGCTGGCCGGACAGCCCCCGGCTCCTCTGGCAGCGACCCTCGCCCGGCGTGCTCCTCGTCCAAGGCGCCCGGCCGCTACCCGACGCCGCGCTGCCCTACGCGCAGCTCGCCGATCACACCGACGTCGGGGTGCTGCTCGGCGGGCTGGCACGCGGCCAGCAGGTCACCGTCCGCACCGTCGTCAACCCCACCTGGAAACCCGTCGACCGGCCCCGGCGGCGGTACCCCGAACACGAGCGCCCCCGCTGGCTGGCAGGGCTGCTCGCCCCCGCGCTCACCGTCCACCAGGTGACCGGCCGGTTCCTCGGTTTCCGGGAAGGCCGCAAACCGGGCGTGGCCGCACCGGTCGTCCTCGCCTGGTGGTCGGCGGTCGTCACCGCGACCGTCGCCGACCCCACGCTGTTCGCCCGGCAGGTCCGCGACGGCGTCGGCCGCGGCCGGGCGTTCGGCTGCGGCCTGCTCGACGTGACTCCCGACGCCGTCCCGGACCTACCCGTGGCGGACGCCTACTGCCCTGCCTGCGCGGCGGCCCTGCCGGTGGCACCCCTGCCCGGGGAGTGCGCCCGCTGCCACGTCGGCGTCGGGGACGACGGCCAGCTCGGCGGATTCACCGAAGCGGCGGTCGCCTGGTGGCGAGACCGGGCGTTCTCCGCGTGCGTCTCCAAATGCGGCTTCCGGTCGGAAACCGCCGCCCGCAACGTGATGGAGAAGACCGCCCGCGAACGGCCCCGGCACGCCAACGCCGGCACGCCGACCGTCTGGGAATGCCTGTGCTGCGGGCGGTGGCACTGGGGAAACAGGCAACCCGGTGACCCGGTGGTCCTGCCAGCGGTCGTCCCGGCGCTGCGCCCACTGGTGCTCCGGGAACGCGCGCAGCGGTGGAACCAAGCCCAGTCCGGCCCGAACGGCGGACCGCGGAGCCTCCGCGACCAGCGGAAGGCCGCCCGATGACCGCCGCCTACCCGTCCGGGCCGCGCCTGGTGTGGGAACTCGCCGGCCGTCCCAGCGTCGCCGTCGCGTCGGTCGCCGAACTGTTCGCCGACGTCGAAGCACCCTGCGCCCTGTGCGGCAGCGTCGAATCCCGCACCGCGCCCACCGGGAAGGCGGTCGGCGGGAACTTCACCGACCAGTACCTGCTGGCCCGCCCGGACTCCTCACGGATCTGCGAGGGCTGCGTGTGGGTGTGCTCGGGGAAACCCCCGGCCACCGTACGGATGTGGACGGTCGTCGCACGGCCCGACCTGCCCGCCCCGCCGTCACATCCGAAAGCGGTACTGCCCTCCGGTAGCCACGTCCACTACACGGCCCGTAACGACATGCGCTGGGTCGCGGCGACCCTCTGCGACCCGCCCGCCGGGCCGTGGCTCGTGTCCGTCGCCGAGTCCGGGCAGAAACACCACGCCCCCTACGCCCGCGTCAACCACGGTGCCGGCCGGTGGACGGTGCGGATGGACCAGGTCGACGTCGTCGCCCTCCCCGGCCAGTTCGCCGACGTCCTCGCACGGGTCGTCGCCCTCCGTCGGGTCGGGTTCACCTCCGGGGAGATCGAAACCGGGGCGCCGTCGGTCGTCCACCTGTCCGCCCCCGGCGGCCTAGACCTGTGGCGTGCGCACGGCCAGCCTCTCGCCCCCTACCGCCGTTCCCCGCTGCTGCACCTCGCCTGTTTCCTCCCCAAAAAGGAGCATTTGGATGAGTACGCCCACGCCTACCCGGCCTGACACGGCCAGGCTTGACCAGCTCGCCGTCCGACTACTGGACGCGGTCCTCGACAGCGCCGACGTCGACACGGTCGGTGTCACCCACTGGTGGGACCGGGCGCAGGCCGCGCTCACCACCGGGGCGGCGGCCGGCGTCGACTGGCCGTCGATGGTCTCCGCGACCTGCCGGAAAATGCAGGTCACCTACGCGCTGCGGCCGTCGTCGGCTGTCACGGTCGCCGCTGTCGGCGCCGAACTGGCCGCCGAACCCGCCCTGCTGCCCGCGCTGCGGGACCACTGCCGCCGCAACGCCGTCTACGTCGTCGCCCTGTGCCGGATCGGCCGGCAGGCCCGGCAGGCCGAGACGAAAGCCGCCCGCGCGAAGAAGACACCCGCCCCCGCCGCCGAGGAGATCAAGTTCTGATGACCGCCCCCATTCTCACCGAAACCGTCCCCGCGGCGGCCCCCGACCTGGTCACCTGCCGACTGCCGCTGCGGCTGGTCACGTTGGACGCGTTGCACCACGGCGCCGGGGTGTCCGGGAACACGACGCTTGTACGCCGGCAGACCGTCCTCACCCGCGACGGGACGCTCGCCGACGTGCCGTTCGTGTCCGGGAACTCGGTGCGGCACCATCTGCGGGCGGCGCTCGCCGAGCACGCCTGCCGCCTGCTCGAAGTCCCGGAGCACGGCCTGTCGAAACGGGTGGTGGACCTGCTGTGGTCGGGCGGTGCGCTCACGAGTACCGGCAACCAGGTCGACCTGGACGCGCAACGGCGCATGGACCTGCTCGCGCCGATGGTGTCGCTGCTCGGCTACAGCGCGAAAAGCGACATCGTCGCCGGGCCGTTGCGTGTGGACAACGTCCACGTGGTCTGTTCCGAGAACGCCTGGCGGCTGCCCGCCGACCTGGCCGGCGACCCGCACGCGCAGGTGTGGGAGGGGCAGGCGGCGGGGGAGGAGTTCGGTACCCGCCACGACGCGGCCGGCAGCGCGGCCCGGTGGATCAGCCTGGACGACGCGGCGGCGCTCGTCGACAAAACCACCCAGATGATCTACGACATGCAGGTGGTGCGTCCCGGTGTCCGCCTGTGGTCCACCCTGTACTTGGACAACGCCGCGCGGGCGCACGCCGACGCGCTGCTCGTCGCCGTCGACGAGGCGTGGCCCGACTCCGGCGACGGCCACAGAGTCGCCCGGCTGGGCGGGAAGACGGCGCAGGGTTTCGGCCGTTGCGCTCTGACCGCCGACCTGTCCCCGTTGGGCGACTCGGCCGCCGCACGTGCCCGTCACGAGGGCCTGCTGGCCGGGCACCGGGACGCGGTACTGGCCCTGCTCGCCGAAACCGTCGGATGACCGGGGTGCTGACCGGCGTCCCGCCGGCTACCGGCTGGTACCCGGACCTGCTCGCCCGCGGGCTGGTCGACACCACCACCGACGGCCGGTGGACCCCGCTGCGGGTGGTCGCGCACCTAGCCGAGCCGATAGCCGGGTGGGACGCCCACCACGGGCATTTGGACGGCCCGCTGTCCTGGGGGGCGTTCCTCGCCTGGCAGGCGGCCCACGGCCGGCACAGCCTCCCCGCGGCAGGCCCGGACCAGGTGGTCGACTTCGACCTGCCGTTGGCGGCGTGGACCCGCCCGGCGCCCGGCACGGTCCACCCGCTGGCGGTCAACGGCGACGGCGACGTGTGGGGCTGGGCGTGCTCCGCCGCCGCCTACAATCCGGCGGCGCTGACCAGAGTGGAGGTGCGGCGGAAACCGGCGACCGGGGCGATGGCCCGTTACGCCCCCGACCGCAAGCACCACATTTCGACCGGGCCGTTGAAAGCTCGCGACGGCGTGGTGCCCGCCGTTCTCGCCCCCCGGGTCGAATGGTGGGCGCTCGGCGACCCGAGTGCGGTCCGTGACCTGCTCGGCCGGGTCACGCACCTGGGCCGGCACACCCGCCACGGCCACGGCCGGGTGCTGCGCTGGGACGTGGCCGAGGACGCGGCCGCCCGGGAGAAGTGGCGGCGCAGGGTGTTCCCCGACCCGGCGGGCAGCCCGGACACGGTCCGCGCCCCCTACCACCACCAGTCGAGGAGGATGCCGTGCTCGTCGACAGCCCACGGCTGACCCCGGCCGACCGCGCCCGGTGGGCGGAACTCGAGCACTACGACGAGGCGCTGGCCGCAGACTGGAAACTCGGCCAGCTCGAGCGGCTCGCGGTCTATCAGGTCTGCAAGTTCGCAGACGGGGGCGAATGCTTCGCCGGGGTGAGCTGGGGCAAGGACAGCGTGGTCACGGCTCACCTGGTGGAGCTGGCGAACCAGCGGCACGGGTACCAGGTCCCGCTGGTGTGGGCGCGCGCCGACCGGTACGAGTCCCCCGAGTGCGAACAGGTCCGCGACGTCTTCCTCAAAGCGCACCCGGACGTGCGGTACGAGGAGCACGTGTACCGGTGGCGGGTGCCGTTGCGCGGCGAACCCGGCTGGAAGGCTGATCAGCCTGGCCAGGACGCGCTCGCCGAAACCTTGGACGGCCTGTACGGCGGCAGGCGGATCACCGGGCTGCGCGCGGCCGAGTCCGGTGCCCGTCGCATGTCCGCGAAGGTCCACGGGACCGCCAGCGCCCGTTCCTGCCGGCCGGTCCTGAACTGGCCGACGCGGGACGTGTTCGCCTACCTGGCCCGCGAAGACCTGCCGGTGCACCCGGCCTATGCGATGTCGGCGGGCGGGGTGTGGGAGCGGGACCGGCTGCGGGTCCACGCGCTGCGCACCGAGGTGGGCGACGAGGCGTGGGAGCGGCGGTACTGGCCGGACGTGTGGGTCGAAGAATCTCGCTAGCATCTGTTTACATCCGCTAGCAGGTCGGGTAGCGTAGTCCCTGTCAGCACGACCCGCACCGACAGGGAGCCCAGATGACCGCCACCACAGCCGCCAAGGTCACCGTCAAGCACCTTGACCCCGCCGACGCCGCCGCCCTGCACTGCCACTACGAGGGCCAGACCAGCGCCCAGGACTGCTTCGTCGAGCTCGACACCCGCGACGGCGAGCTGACCGCCGACTACGACGCCAACATCGGCGGCGGCTACCCGGCCTCCGTCTACCACCGCCTCGTCCTGCGCTGGACGGTCCCGACGCTGACCGCCCAGGCGGCCAACGAACTGCTCGACGAACTGGCACCGCTGGCCGCCCGCGTGCTCGCCGGCGCCGAGCAGGAGTGGGACGGCAACAACATCGTCGGCACCCTCGGCGCCGACGCGCGGGACGCCGCCGACGAGATCGCGGCCCGGTGCGAAGCCCTCACCGAAGACCACGGCATCGACGCCGACGTCGTCGGCGAGACCGACGCCTACGACTGGTGGGTCGGCGGCGACACGCTGCCCGAAAGCCTGACCGCCGAGACCACCGACACCCAGCTCGCCGAGCTCGCGGCCGACGCCGAGCGCGAGGCGCTGAACAGTTCCGACCAGCCGCTGGTACTCACCGGCGCGCTCGAGTACCTCACCGGCAAGCGCGACGAGATGCGCGACGACGCCTGACCCCCGCCCTCCCGCGCCGCCCGCCGCCGCACCCCGACAGGGGCGGCGGCTCGCGGCAGTGCCACCGAACCCGAAGGAGACCGTCATGGCGTCCCCGAACATCGTCTTCCGCGCGGTCGGCGGACTGGGCGCGGACCTGTCCGCCCGCACCCGCGACGACGACCCGCCCGCCCGCATGCTGTCCGAAACCGCGCGCCGTGACCTGACGCGCCACTACGCGCTGCTCGCCGCCGAACTGACCGGCGTCACGCTCGGTCTCGGCGAGGCGCTGTTCCTCTGCGACATGCTCAACGGCACGCTGGTCGACGACCAACTCCTCCTCGTCCGCCATCTCCACCACGAGGTCGAGGACGCCGAACCCGACGGTCTCGCAGGAAAATGGGGGGTCGACGGCGAGTCGCTGGCGAAGAAGGTCCAGGGGTGGACCGTCGGTCAACGCCTGGCCGTGGTCGACGCCGTCGAGCGCTTCTGGCGGATCGCCGAGAGCGTCGACCACGACGTCGCGCTACGCAGGGCCGGCCTGACCCGTGGAGTCTCGGTCGACGTCACGGTCGAAACGTGCCGCGAGGACGGCGAGTGGGCGGCGGTCGAACCGCCGAACGCTCTCGCGGTCGACGCCGACGCCGTCGACTACGGCTGGCTGGCCAAGGTGGCGGAACTCGCGGCCACCTCGTACAGCGGCACGGAATCCCTCGTCCGTGCTGTTGTACGCCGAGACGGTGAGATCGTCCACGTCTCGGCGAGGCTCGACGAGGCCGCGCCGAGGGAAGTCTGGCCGACGCGGGCGGAACGGTGAGCTTGTACGACGTGTTCCCGCCCGGGTCCCCGCGAGACGTCATGTGGTTGGTCTTCATGGTTGCCAACCTCGCCGGCACGGCCGGGTTCCTTCGCGCGGTCCCGCACCGCCGAGCCGTAGCGCCCGCCGTGCGGGCGTTCGGCCCGTGGATGGTCGCGACGAACTGCGGTCTGGCCCTGCTGGGCTGGGTTTCGGACCGACCTCTGCCGACGCGGCGGCGGGCGTGCTCCTCGCCGCCGCGTGGGCGGTCGGCTGGTGGCGTACCCGCCCGCCGAGGCCACCGAAGCGAGCGTGGGCGAACGTCCCGCACCCGGAATCGTGATCAGACGTGACTGACGTCCGACGGGTGGATCGTCGAAGCGCGTCAGCCCGAACAGCCGAGACCGACCGAGAAACAGGAGCGCCCTCGTGAGCGGTGGCCACAGCACAACGTCCAATTCGGCTGGGCGCATGACTGTCCGGGTGAAGTCCCGGCGGCTAGCCGTGCCGGCCGAGGCCGACCCTCACGGCAACCGTGAGCGACGGCGGGCCGCGCGACGGCTCGGCGTCGTGTGCCCACCCGACTGTCCCGACTGCCCGCATTCGACCGGTGACACGCCCGCGACAGGTACCGGCGATGATCCGCGCCCGCGACCTGCCTGAGATTCGGTCGCGCCTGCTGCGACATCTCGCCACCGACGCGCCGGCCGAATGGGCTGGGCTGGTCGCCGGCGGCGCCGACCCCGCCGGGCTGGCCGCGGCCGAAGTCCGTCGCGTCCGCGCGTCCGAGCTGTTCTACGTCGCCGTCGACATGACCGCCGTCGCCGTGGCCGCCGGAGCGGCGATACCCGAGTTCCGGCTGACGCCCGAAGACTTGCCCGCGCCGTGCGGAATGTTGGTCTGGGACCGGCCCGGCGCGGGGCCGGTCGACGTGGTCGCCGTCACCTGGGGCCCGGGCGGCAATGGCGACCGTCCCGGTGTGAAGCTCGGACTGTGGGTCGACGCGGACGCGGTCGTCGCGTGGCACGAGGCCGCAGGCCCCGGCGAATGGTCGACCGGGCAGAGCGGGCGCGGATTTCCCCGCGACGCGGTCGCCACCCCGGAGGAACGGGCCGAGATGCGATGGCGGCGCCTGCTCTACCAGAGCGACGCCTGGCTGCCGTGGGCCGACGAACCCGACGGGTGGTTCGACTACGAAAAGATCCCCGAACGGCTTGACGTCGCGCGGACGCTCGTCGCCACCTGGCTGCTCATGGGTCAGACGATCGTCAGCGAGCGGGTCGAGCGCACCCATCCGGCCGAGCGCCGACGACTGGCCCGCCGCGGCGACCCGACCGGGGACGTCCGGTACGTCGCGCTGCGACGGCTGACGCGCGGACCGGACGGCGAGGCCGCCGAGTCGCGGCGTCCGGGTTCGCGCCACCACCGCTGGTGGACGCGCGGCCATTGGCGCAACCAGTGGTACCCGTCGCAGGACCGCCATCGCCCGATCTGGATCTCGCCGCACGTGCGTGGGCCGGAAGGCGCGCCGCTGCTGCACCGGGAGACCGTCCACACGCTGCGGCGGTAGTCGTCCACAATAGGCGGATCATGACCACGGACCGCACCGACCACGTCGTCGACCTGATCGACGGGGCTGTCGGCGACTGGACGTCGGCCGACGCCATGCGCTGGCGGCCGGAAGGTGCCCGCACGAAGACCGCCTCCCCGGCCAGGCGGCGGCGCGACCGATGACCGCGGCCCCGCCGGTCGCGTGGGTGGACCGGGCCGACGCGGGGCTGGCCGAAGCGTGGGAGGAACGGCGCAAAGCGCGGGCCTGGCAGGACGACCCGATCGGGTGGGCGTCGGCCCGTGGCCTCCAACTTCGCGGGGCGGCACGGAAGCTGTTCGAGTCGCGCGACTCCCAAGTGGTGATCGCCGGCCCGGCCGGCACGGGCAAGAGCCTCGCCGCGCTCTACCGGGTCCACCACGCGGCGCTCAACTGGCCGGGCGCCCGCTGCCTCGTCCTACGAAAGACCGCCCGCACGCTCGGCTCCACGACGCTGCACACCTTCGAGAGCGCGGTCGCCACGCCGGAGCTGAAGGACGGGTCGGTGACGTGGTTCGGCGGGAGCCTGCGCGAGCCGGCGTCGTACCGGTACGGCAACGGCTCGGCGGTCGTCGTCGGCGGGATGGACAAGCCCGACAAGATCATGTCTAGCGAGTACGACCTGATCTTCGCGGACGAAGCGACGGAGCTGGTGTTCGACGACTGGCAGGCGGCCGACACCCGGTGCCGTAACGGCGTCCTGCCCTGGCAGCAACTGCTCGGCGGCTGCAACCCCAGCCACCCCAAACACTGGCTCAGAGAACGCGCCACCGACGGCCCGGTCGTCATGCTCCACTCCCGTCACGCCGACAACCCCGCCTACACCAACCCCGACGGCACCCGCACCCCTGCCGGAGAGGCGTACCTCGCCCGGCTGGCCAACCTGACCGGCGTCCGCCGCCACCGGCTGCTCGACGGAGTCTGGGCGGCGGCCGAGGGTGTCGTCTACGAGACGTGGGACGACGATGCGCACCTGATCGACCCCTTCGAGCCGCCCGCGTCGTGGACCCGACTCTGGTCGGTCGACTTCGGCCACACGAACCCGCTCTCGGTCGGCTTCTGGGCCGAGGACGGCGACGGGCGGCTCTACCTGTACCGCGAGATCTACGTGTCCAAGCGCTTGGTGGAGGACGTCGCCAAGCAGGTCAAGTCCGTTGTCGCGCCCGGCGGGGTGTGGCGCGAGCCGAGGCCGCGGGCGGTGGTGTGCGATCACGACGCGGAGGACCGGGCCACCCTCGAACGGCACCTCGGGATGTCGACGAAGGCGGCGAAGAAGACCGTCAGCGACGGCATCCAGGCCGTCCAGGCGAGGCTGCGCCCGGCGGGCGACGGCAAGCCGCGCCTGTTCGTGATGCGGGGGGCGCTGCTCGAGCGGGACGAGGCGCTGGCGGCGGCGGGCAAGCCGCTGTGCCTGACCGACGAGGTCGGCGGGTACGTGTGGGAGCCGGCGAAGGACGGCAAGCCTGCGAAGGAGGCCCCGCAGAAGCGGGACGACCACGCGATGGACATGATGCGTTACGCCGTCGCCGAGCTGGATTTGGCCGGGCGCCCGCGTATCCGTGTGCTGGGCGGTTGAGCGGCCTGCCGGAAACGGAAACCGGCCCCGCACCCTTTCGGGCGGCGGGGCCGGAGTGCTCGTCGGACGGAACGCCTGGCCACGGGTAGTGGACCCACGCACTGATCTTGACCATTGACTGCTCTCCTTGCGTTCGGGTGGGCGGTGGTGAGCTAGGTGCTTGCCGAACCGTCAGGATTACCCCAGCTGAGCGCGTTGACCACACCCCACGCATGGTCGTCGTTGGCCTGGCGCAGTCCGGCGCGCCACAGCTTGTGCAAGTCGTCGTAGTGAGCCCTCTCCTCCGCGAGCTGTCGTCGGAGTGTGCGGATCTGGCTGTCACGGTCCGGGTCGGTGTAGCCCATTAGCCTTGGATCTCCTTGCCGTCGCGGTACAGGGCGCTGATCCGGCCTTCCAGGTCGAAGATCGTCAGCAGGCGGCCGACGTCGTTAAGGCATCCGCGGCGGGCCGATTCGAGGCTCGACGCTCGGGAGACGCATTCGCGGTCGTCCCAGGTCTCCCAGAAGGCGCGTGGTGCGGTCGTGGTGGTGTTCACGGGTTCCCTCTCGGGGTCGTGGGTGCCGCCCCTCGCCCGACCGGGCGGGGCCGGTCCTGCTAGCTGGCGGTGCCGGCCAGCTCGTCGACCCCGGTGAACGCGGCGACGTGCTGGATGGTGGAGATCAGGGTTTCGTCGGTCAACGTCTCCGCCGCCGCGACCCAGATTTCCCGGTCGTAGGTCTTCCCACTGCCGGCCTTGGTGAGCGCGGCCTGGGCGAGCTGGTCGAGCAGGTTTACGAGGTGTTCGTGCACGGGGTTCCTTTCGGGAGCGTGACGGGGTGGCGGCCCCCGGCTGGGGGGTTGCGCGGGGGCCGCCGGTCTGTGGGTCAGGCGTCGACGCGGACGACTTTGAAGCTGCCGGCCGCCTTCTTGGTGGGCACCGCCAGGTCGAGTTCGGCGTAGTGGGCCTTGACGGCTTCGTTGTCTTGCATGGTCCGGCCGGCGGTCAGCCGCACGTCGTACCGGCCGTGGCGGCCGGCTCCGGCGGCGTCGAGGACGGGGCGGGCCTGGGCCTTCAGGTCGCGGGCGAGGGCTTCGAGGCGGCCGGCTTCGGCCCACGCTTCGGCGGCGAGCTCGACGTCGGTGAGCTGCTCGACGGCGACGGGTGCCGGGCGGAACCGGGTGCGTTGGACGTTGAGTGTGCGGGTGGCGGTGTAGGCGGCGACCGAGTCGGCGCTGATGCCGTTGCCGAGGCGGGTGAGCTTCCCGGCGCGGAGGTAGCGCTTGACGGTGGCGGGCTGGACGGCGAGTTCCTGGGCGACGGTGTCGAGGCTGAGGATGTGGTCTGCGGGGACTTCGACGGTGATCGTGGTGGTGGTCATGGTGGTGGTCCCCTCGCGTGCCCCCGGCCTGCCCGGTGGTGTGTCACCACTGTAGCGGCTACCCGCTGACCGGTCAACCGTTAACGGGTGTCGGGTGTCGGGTGTCGGATGGTGGCTGACCGGGTAGGCTTAGCCCATGCCCCAACCGCCCACCCTCGACCAGATCCGCGACCACACCACCGACACCGCCACCCGCCTCACGGCGCTCGCCGACCACATCGCGACCCTCGAACGAGACCTCGTCGAAGCGCGGAAACTACGAGACGACACCATCCGCGAACACAAAGCCGCCGACCCGAAACGCTCGGTCCCGCAGATCGCCCGCGACGCCGGGGTGTCCATCTCGACCGTGAAAGCGGTACTCCGATGATCGACGAGGTAAACGGCCAGTACGTGATCTCCTCCCACGGTGTGTGGCTACCCGGCTGTTTCGAGTCGCGGTACGCCGCGAACCTGGCGTTCCGGCTACCCGACACCACGCTCCAGGCGTTGCAGGACTCGGTGAACGACCGGCCGGAAACCGCCGACCGGGTGATCACGCTGGCGATGGTGCGGGCCGCCGTCCAGGCAGCCAAGGAGCGCACACGATGACCTTTTACACCGAGGACCAGGCACCCCGGCCGCTGTCCGGCCGGCGGCTGCGGCGGGCCGAACGGCGCTGGCAGGCAGGAACCTCCCACGCCCACCGGGTCCGGATGTTGGACGGGCGCGTCACCGTCTACCCGGTCCGTTTCCGGCTGTGGCCGCCGGCCCGCTGGCAGCCGTGGCAGGGAGAGCCGACCGACGAGACCGTCAGCCTGTGGCCGCGCGCCGTGCGCGGGTGGACCGAGGCGGGCTGCGAACGGCGGGCGGTACGCGAATACGAACGGAGGGCAAGCACATGACCGACCCGACCGAACCCGACGGCCCGGACATGCGGCAGACCGTAGGTCCGCCGTTCGCGAACGACGGCCCGTTCACCGTCTTCCCGCCAGCCGAGCCGCTAGACCTCGGCAGCGACCACTGGCCAGCCAGCGCGTACACGTACAACCCGGCGTGCGGCTGCTACCTGTGCACGTCCAGCCCGCAACGCCGGGCCGACGAGACGGCGGCCACGGCAGCTGTTCCCCGACCTGCCCGACGAGGCGACGCGATGAGCTATACCGCGTACGGCGTGACCGCCGCTGGCGAGCGTGTGCCGCTGGCCGTCACCGCCGAAACCGGCACGACCGGGCTGACGATCCCCTCCGTGCACGTCGACGGGCAGCCGTTCGACCGGATCGTGGTCGACGTGGTGCCCGACGCGCCCCGTCACGAGGAGTTCCACGGTGCGGACGGCGGAATCCCGGACGGCATGTGGGCGAGGGTGGACGACGTAGTCGTGATCCCCGATTTCGACCCGTCGCCGACACCTTCCGGCGCCGTGGAGGTCGAGCCGATCCGTGTCGGCCCCGGCTACGTCGTCGACCCGGACGCGCCGGGTCATCTCGCACAGGTTCGGGCGGACGCCGTTCACCGCTACTTGGTGGACCACAACCTCCGCGCCGTACCCGGCAACTACGACGGGCAGGCGCTCTACGGGCTGCCTGCGACGACGAACGCGACCGGGTACGAGAGGAAGTCTCATGGCCGACACGGCTGACGACCAGCCGTTCACCTTCGACTGGCTGCAGCGGGCGTGGCGGGAGCTTCCGCTGACACCGCCACCTACGCAGCTCGCCGCCATCCTCACCCGTACCGGCGAGCACGCCGACCACACCTACGAGAACGACCACGCGGGGACCGGTACTGTCCGGTGCTCGTGCGGCCTGTTCGCGCCCGGACGGGTGAACGTCGATGGCTGACGCCGACCCGCTGGTCGCGTTTCTGCGGGAACGGATAGCCGAAGACGTGGCCGCAGCCCGAGCCGCCTACCGGCCAGGCGGTGACGGCCCGTGGATTGTCGACGTCAGCCCGTCCGGCCGTGCCACCGTCTGGCAGCGACGGCCCGAACGGGAGGCAGCCAGCACCCTGCCGCCAGACGTCCATCTCGCACCCGTGGTCGGCACTGCGCAGATCGACAACGGCCGGGAGGTCTGCGAGCACATCGCCCGCCACGACCCGGCGCGCGTCCTCGCAGACGCTGCCGCGAAAACCGCGCTCCTCGACTGGGCCGCGACCGAACCCGAAGCGGCACACGACAGCTACTACTACGGCGAGGCCAACGCCAGAGAACACGTGCTCCGGCTCATGGCCCAGCCGTACCGGCACGGTCCGGACGGCCAGCCTCATCCCGGCTGGCAGGACGAATGGACGATCCGATGACCAGCCCCGCCACCCGTCGCGTCGCCGTCGTCGGCATGCGAGGCGGGTCGCCGTACCGCGCGACCGTCGAGACCCTCAGGGGCGCACTCAGCTTGGTGCGCGACGAGGTTGTCGACGCCGGGCTGTGGGCCGCCACCGGCGGTGTCGAGGTGGACGGCCGGGTCGTCATGGACGCCGACGAAGTCTGGGAGCGCGCGAGCTGGGGCTGCCGCCACGACCTGCCGGCCGAGCCGGAAGAGTGGGCACGTCGCGCCGGGGCGCCGCGCAGCGCGACCGACCGGTCGGAGTGCCGGGGATGCATCGGACGGGCGACCTGATGGGCAACCAGATCATCAAGTGCGCGCGGGACGAAGACCTGTACCTCGAATGGTCGTCGGTCACCGAGTCGCCCACGGCGGTCGGGGGCCGCCTCGAGATGACCTGCCACCTCGACTCGGACCCACGTCACGCTTACGGCTACTCCGAACGGACGCTCGCCCTCGCCGACGACCACGGGACGTCGGCGTGGATACGCGGCTGCCGGTGGGACTCGGACGGACTGCGCTACCGCAACGGCGGGCTCCTGCCTCGCGACCGGATGGCCGAATACGCGCGGCGCCTGCTCGACGACCCGGACGCCGAGCCGACCGACCTGCTCGTGCCGATCGACTACGGGGACTGACGTCGTCGCACGCTCAGATCGACCCTCGTAAAGAGACGTTCTGACGCTCGACGAGGGTCGCGTGCCAAACTGACCGGGTGACCAGCCAGCGCAGCCCTTCGCGAGGGGTGCCGCGCGGCCTGCTGTCCCTGCTCGCCCCGCTGTGGCTGACCGCGTTCCTCACCGCTGGCGTCTGGCTCGCGGCAGGCGTAGCCGCCGGATTCGTCACGCTCGGCGTGGTCGGCACCGTGGCGCTGCTCGTCGCCGAATGGGTGTTGGACGACCCAGACGCGCCTCAACCCGACCCGCGCGTCCGGCAGGTCGAACGCGGGACGCCGCCGAGACAGCTAGCGGCACATCCGGACCGGGAGCCCGCGGTACGACGTCTGGCCGCACATCTTCGACGACTTGGAGACCTGGTGCCCAGACCGCGGCTCGTCCGGCCCCGCTACCTGCTCGCCGGGGTGGTGGGGATGCTGGTCGCCGCGATGCTCGTCCTGTTCGCCGTCCAGACCCCGGCGCGGGCCGAGAGCGAGACCGACGGCAACCCCTGGTCGATGACCATGGACGGGCCGGGCGACGGCCTGGTGCTGACCGGCGACGACGGGCCGGAGAACGACCACATTCTCGTCGCCTACGACTACCTCATGCAGCCGGTGGCCGGCATCGGCGAGGACGCCGGGCTGTGGGTGATGGGCGACGACCTGCGGGTGATCAGCGACGTAGACGTGTACCACGCGCAGGTCACGATCTCCCCGTACGCGGCCGACCCGGCGGCGTGCGTGCGCAACGGGCAGCTGTGGGTCGGCGGGCCGGGCGGGCAGATCCACCGGTGCGCGGACTTGGACGGGCCGGGAGGCCCGTCGCCGTTCGCGTGGTGGTTGGTGGCGTGAGGCCACTCCTCTCCGCGTTCCGGAACGCGCGTGTCTCGGAACAGGTCAAGACGCCCGTGCCGTACAGCCCCCGTTACGCCAGCGGCGGCTACGGCGGGCTGCTCGCACCGTCCGGCGACGAACAGCAGATGCGCGCCATGGGCGGCAACGGGACGCTGTTCGCCATAGTCGACGCGTTCGCCACCGCCATAGCCGGGGTCGACTGGCACCTGTACCGCAGCCTGCCCCCCGGCGCTCCCAAAGACAGCGAACGGGAACCGGTCACCGCCCACGCCGCCCTCGACCTGTGGAACCAGCCGACCGGGCCGAAAGGACCCTACGACCAGCCGCTGTTCGTCAAAACCGTCACCCAGCATTTGGAGTTGGTCGGCACCGCGTTCGTCGTCGTCGACCGGACAGCCGGCCTGCCACTACGCCTGTGGCCGGTCATGCCGCACCGCATGGAACCGGTACCCGACCCGGAGAAGTTCATCGCCTCCTGGATCTACCACGGACCCGGCGGCGAACAGGTCCCGCTCGTCAACGAGGCGGTGATCCGACTGGTGCAGACACCCTGCCCGTGGGACCCCTACCGAGGGATGGGCGCCGTCCAAGCGGTGATGACCGCGCTGTCCGGTTCGGCCGCCGCCGAAGAATGGCACCGCCAGTTCTTCCGCAACTCGGCCCGGCCCGACGGTGTCATCACCGTGCCGGGGAGTCTCGACGACAACCAGTTCGACGAGTTCGCCTTGCGCTGGGACGAAGCGCACCGGGGTGTGCTCAACGCCCACAAGGTGGCGTTCCTCGAATACGGTGCCACGTGGGAACCCACAGGGTATTCGCCGCACGACATGATGTTCGTGGATCTTCAGAAGTACGACGGGGAGAAAGTCCGCGAAGCGGCCCGCGTCTCCGACACCGTCGTCGGCAAAGGGCAGGCTTTGAACCGGGCCACCGCCGAGGCGCAGGCCTTCCAGTTCTTGGACGGCCTTGTCGTCCCCCGGCTCACCGCCGTGTGGAAGAAAGGGCTGCTGAACGGTCGGCTGCTGCCCATGTACGGGCCGACCGGGATCGACGTCGAATTCGATTTCACGTCACCCGTGCCGGAAGACAAAGAAGCGCGGGACCGGAACGTGGTCGCCACCGCCGCCGCGTACAAGGATTTCGTGGACGCCGGGGTCGACCCGGTCGACGAGAAGATGCTGCGGCACCTCGGCCTGCCGGAGATGAAGCGGGCACCCAAACCTGACCCGCCACCCCAGTTGCCGCCGCCCGCGCCGGGCCAGCTCGAGCCGGCCGTACCCGAACCGGACGACGACGACCCGCTGGCCGCGCTGCTGCCCCCGCACCTGCGCGAGCTGGTCGCGGCGCTGGCCGCGTCACCCCGCTACCGGGCCATGGCCCGGTACGCGCGGGACCGTGTCCTCGTCGAGATCCTCCTCAAGGACCGGGCTGCCGACGCCGACCGCCCGCGGGCTCTTCCGCCCGCCGAAATCGACGTCCGCGCGGAGGTCGACCCCGACGCACCCGACCTGTCCGGGGTGCTGGCCGACCTGGAACGGCAGCTCGCCGACCTGGAAGACACCTTCCGGGCGGTCCGCTACACGCAGGTCGACAGTCTGGTCACCCAGGTGGAGCGGGCTGTCGACGACGACGACTTGGAAGCGCTGGCCGCGATCGCCGTACCACCGGTCTCGCACGGGGCGGGCGCGGTCGAACTGGCACTCGTACGGCTCGCGTCGGCCGCCGCCGAACGGGCGTCCGACGAGGTGGCCGGGGACGTGACCCTCGATCCGGACGAGGTGGCCGACGAGGTGGAGTCCATGTCCGAACTGCCGGGTGTGGCGACGGCGGTGGCCGCGCTGGTCGCCGCCGACCTAGCCCTGTCCGCCGTCCGGGAGGCGATCCGACTGTGGACGCCGGGCGTGTCCGGTTCGCAGGTAGCGCGCGGGGTGCGGACTTTTCTCGACGGCCTGAAAGGTGTCGAACGGCTGGCGGCGTTCGGGGCGGCGTTGCACCGGGCGACCAACGTCGGGCGGGGCGCGGCGTTCACGGTGGCGTTGCGGGAGAAGCCGGGCGGGCAGGCTGTAGCTAGCGAGCAGAACGATCTACGGACCTGTGATAACTGTGCGTCATTCAACGGTCACGTGTTCGCGACTGTCGAAGAGGCACTGGCGACCTACGGCGCGGGCGGCTACCCGTACTGCCTCGGCGGCCGTCGTTGCCGGGGCACGTGGTACCCGACATGGAGTTGAGTTGAGCGCCGCCGACCCGGTCGTCACCGTGAACGCCAGCGTGGTCCGCTGGCACCGTACGGTCGCCGACGCCCAGAACGTGAACCCCGTCCTGTCCGCGTCGCGCAACGGCGTCACGGTGCACGCCGAATTCCTGACGGGAATCCCCGACGAGTGGGTGGCCACGGCGAAGGCTGCTTACCGGGAGCTGGCCGCACGGCGGGACGCGGACGTCCGCAGGCTGGCGACGCACCGCAACGACGGCTTCTCGAACGGGCCGCTCGTCCCTGTCCTGCCCTCCGAGAGAAAGAAGCGGTAACCATGTTCGTGGTCTGCGGCCACTGGTACGACAGCCCGGGAGTGTCCGATCAGGTGTACGGGCCGTATTCGCAGGCCCGCGCCGAAACGCTGGCCGGCGAGCTGAACGGCGGCCTGTGGCAGAGCCTGACGTGGAAGGTGATTCCGCTGGTCGCCACCCCGTGGGAGGTGGCGTCCTCGCAGCGTCCGACCGTCGGCGGTGAGATCCGTGACTGGCCGACGGCGCCAGAGAGGCGGGCGAGAATGGGCCGGGCGCTGGTCTACCTGAACCACCAGACGTTGGAAAGCCTGCTCCACATGCCCGACGGGACGGAGGTCGCAGCGGTCACCCACGATTTCATGCGCAACTCGGTGGTGCTGCTCGTCGAGTCGGAGGATCTGCCGGAGGTGCCGCCGGGCGCGGTGCTGCCCGAACTGGACGGCCATTTCGAGGCCGAGTGGAAGGACGACCCTGACGGGTCGTCGTGGTCCGGCTGGCACCGCTGGGTGTGGACGTCGGCCGAATCGGCGGGGCCCGCAAAGGTCGAGGGAGCCGAGTCGTGACTGTTCTAGCCCTCGTCGTCGCGTCCCTCGCCCTGGCCGTGTCGCTGGCCTTGCTGGCTGTCACCCTCAGCACTCGCCGGCAGGTGAAAGCTGTCACCCGTGTCGTGCGGACGTACACCACCCCGTCCGGGGTGGTGACCTTCGACGGGCCGCTGTCCGGCGACGACTTCCGACGGTTCCGCGCGGAGTTCGACAAGCACGCCGGCACCGCGCCGTTGACCGGCGCGCAGCTCAAGGACGTCGCCGAACGGTTCCGGGCTGCGTGGGCCAGCGAACCGAGGCGACCCCTTTGACGTCCGTCGTGGTCGGCCGGGCGGTCGTCGACTGCACCTGCTGCCCGTGGCCCGTCCACCTCGCGTTGGTCACCGACCCTGACCGGGTGGACGCCGACGGGCTGCTACCCGCGTTGGACGCGGTGCAAGCCGGTGTGCCACGGGCACTGCGCGTGCACTACAAGCAGCATTTCGCCGAGGACGACGACGAATGACCCGCCCGCCGCATGTCGCCGCGCTCGTACACTTCGTGGAAGCCGACCGGCCGGGCGGGCCGCCGCGGTGCCGCGCCGGGATCGTCACCGACGTCCTGAGCGCCGATCCGGCCCACGTCGACCTGCACACCTTCACCGGCTACGGGGTGACCGGCGTCACCTGGGTGGCCCCCGGCGATCCCTTGCCCGGCGGCGAACCCTGCGGGTGGGGTGGCGACGAAGGTGTGGGCTATCCCGCCGACACGTGGCACTGGCCGGTCGTGCCCGGCGAGGGCGGGCCGTGATGCAGGTCCTCGACGTCACCGACCGCGAATTCTGGCCGCCCCGGGTCGACGACGGGGTGGCGTTGGTGCGCGAGTGGCTGGCCGTCCACGACGTGGACACTGCCGACGTTCGCCGTGTCGAGGTGCACGTCGTCGACTGCGCCTTGCTCCGCGTGTACCGGTACGCGCGGAACGAAGACGGGGAGCGGTTCGTCGACCCGAAGTCGCTCGAAGACGGCAGGTTCGTCGCAGATAGTGTGGTCGCCGAACTGCCGCCGCTGGACGTGGCCCTGCGAATACCACCACCCGTGCCGCTGCGAACTGTCGGACCCGAAGACTAGGGTGCGCGTGATCAACCAAGGAGGTCGACATGCTTTCTGAAGACATCGCCAACCGGTTCAAGTTCCATCCCGCCACCACGCCGGAACGCGGAGCTGAGCACGACGCGGTGCGGAACCGCTGCGGCGGCCTGGCCGCCTGGCTGAACGAGGTGCTGCCTGAAGGCCGGGAGAAGGCGCTCGCGGTCACCCACCTCGAAGAAACAATGATGTGGGCCAACGCCGCGATCGCCCGCCAAAGCTGATGGACGGCTACACCGCCGCCTGGATTCTGTGGGGTGTCATGTTCGCCGCCATAGAACTACCTGCCGTGGTCAACCGGCGGGACGGCGACACCCTGTCCGAGCATTTGCGCTCGTGGTTCGCGTTGCGCGGCAAACCCGCAGGCTGGCAGGTGCGCAGGCTGGCGCTGGCCGGGTTTTTCGCCTGGTTCGCCGCCCACCTCTATACGGGGGCGGTGTGACCGTCCAGCTACCAGTGCCACGTGGATACTGAGCGCATGGACACCCAGCACGATTCGGCCGTGGACTACGACACCGTCGTGATCGCCCTACCCGACGGCCGCCCCATGGCGATCGTGAGCCGCGAGCTGTACGACTTGACCGTCGCCGACCTCGGCGACTTCCCCGAAAGGTTCCGAGCGCTCCTAGCCGAGGGTTTCGGCGACCTCGACTAGACGGTGTGACGTGGACGTGAGGGAAGACGCCGAACGGCCGCTACGCCAGTACGGCCCCTACCCGCACACGCTCGCCGACCTCGTCGGCCGCCTCCACTACCGGCCGGGCTGGACGTTCGCCCTCCGCGACCTGGAACGCGACCCGGCCAGTACCCACGGTGCGGCGGCAGGCGGGTTGACGCTGGTCGTCTACGCCGACGTCAACGACACCTACCATCCGGACCGGCGCCGGCCCGTCAACCACTATTTTCCTGTCCCGGCGGCGACGTTCAACGAGCAGTCGTGGCTGCGGTGGCTGTTGGACCGCGCGTTGGACGTCGAGCGGCACGAAGCCTGCGAGTGGTTCCGGCTGGCGGACGGCGACGGTGGCGTCACACGGCCGTTCGCCCCGACGCACGGGCCGGGCGAAAACCCGTACTTGGTCAAAGAACTGGCGACCGACGAGGCCCGGCGCACCTCGTTCCGGGGCGTACGTTGATCCGCCGTCTCGTCGCCCGCGCAGGCGGCCTGCTGATCGCAGTCGGCCTCGCGCTCGAAGACCTCGCCGACCCGCCGCCGATCACCGCCACCACCGACTCCTGCCTGCGCTGCCGGGGCAACACGGTCACCACCGCCGGGGAGCTGTCCGCGCTGCTGCTCCGCGCAGCCGAAGGCCGGGAGCCGCTCAACCGGATCGCGCGGGACGCCTCGCGGGTGCCCGCAAGGGACTAGCAGGATCGGCCACCCGGCTCTGTTGGACACCAGATCGCCCCTCTACCTGCAGGTTTACGGGCATCCCCGCACCCGCATGCGTGACAGGTGGCGCTACGATCACGGCGTGAGGTGTCACACGTGAGTCTGGTCGACGTCGTCCCGCTACCGCGACGCCTCGCCGCGCTCCTGAACAGCGCCAAGCCTCGACTGGCCGACCCTGTCGAGCGGTACCAGTTCACGAACGTCGCGGGCACCGGCAACGACACCGCCGAGCTGTACTTGTACGACGAGGTGGGGTGGCACGGCACCACCGACGCCGATTTCGCGCAGGCGCTCGCAGGGGTCACCGCCAGGAACATCACGCTGCACCTGAATTCCCCTGGCGGATCGGTCATCCAGGGAATCGCCGTGGCGAACCTGCTTCGCAGCCATCCCGCTCGGGTGACGGTTTCCGTGGACGCCCTAGCGGCCTCCATCGCCAGCGTGATCATGCTTGCCGGCGACGAGATCGTGGTCCAGCCCGGCGCGCAGGTCATGATCCACAAGGCCAGCGGCCTGTGTATCGGCGACGACGACGACATGGAGGAGTTCCGCGACTTCCTCCGCAAGCAGTCGGAGAACATCGCCCGCGCCTACGCGACCCGGGCCGGCGGCGACTGGGAAACCTGGTACAGCCTGATGGCCGCCGAAACCTGGTACCTCGCCGACGAGGCCGTCAAAGCGGGCTTGGCCGACAGGGTCGCCGAATACCCGCGCGACGCACCTGCCGCCAAGCCGGACGAGGACGACCCGGACCGCCCGGAACGGGAGTACGAAGGCGCCGCCGGCCGCTGGGACCTGAGCGTCTTCCGCTATGCCGGCCGCACCGAAGCACCCGACCCGCTGGCCGCCGCACCCCTACCGCCGTTCGAGCCCGACGCCGAACCGGAGTTTGAGCGCACGGTCGCGTTCGTCGACCTCGCGCAGGTCCGCGCCGAAGTCGATCGTGCCGTGGCCGCCGCCAGCGCCGGACCGCCCGCCTGGTTCACCGCCTGGGCCGAAGCCCACGCCGAACCCAAACTGCCCTTCGAGCCCGCCGACGACGAGACGCCAGACGGCACGGCCGGGCCGGTAGACGTCCCGGCCGAAACGTCGGAATCGGAAGACGAGGCCGAGACGCCGACCGGAGAAACCGACGGCGACCAGCCGGACGTCGAACCGGAATCCGAACCTGACCCCGAACCGCCCGCCGACACCGAGGAAGGCGACTGGTCTGCGGCCGTCGCCCACCTCACCGCCCCCACCGACCCGTGGGCGGCGGCCACAGCCACTCTGAGAGGAACCGCCGGTGACGACCGCAGCGCCACCCGTCCCGCGTACCAGCGCTGAACTCGCCGAAATCCTCGCCGACGACAGTCGCCGCCGGGACATCTTCAGCTCGCCCGACAACGTGCGGGCGTTCATGGACAGCTACGCCGAAGCCCGGCAGGGCGACGGCACCGACCTGCGACGGCAGGTCGCCGAAGAAACACAGCGGCAGCTCGCCAACTACCTCCGCGACATGGACATGGACGGCGACAGTGCCGACCGGGTCACCAGCCGGCTCCGCCACGGCCCGCAGGCCAAGCGCGGCCGGGCCGACGTCCTCACCTCCTACGGGCAGGGCGCCACCCACAACCCGGACGCCCCCGGCGCGGCACTCGACGACGTGTTCGACAACGCCGTCGACTTCCTCAACACCATCTGGCACCTGAACAAGGACGCCGGGGTCGCCGGCACTGCCACTCAGGGCAAACTGTCGAAGATCCGGAACGCGGCGTCGAGTGTCACCCCCGCCGACGGCGGCAACCTCGTCCCCGAAGTCCTCCGCGCCCGCCTGCTGGAACTCGCCGTCGAACGGTCGGTGGCACGCGCCCGGGCCACCGTCATCCCCATGGACTCGGCCCGCGTGCCGTTCCCGCTGATCGACGTCAGCTCCCACGAGACCAGCCTGTTCGGCGGGATGATCGCCTACTGGGGCGAGGAAGGCGCCGCCCTGGTCGACGCCAACCCCAAGTTCGGCCGGGTCGTCCTGGACGCGCAGAAACTCACCGGGCTGAGCGTCGTCCCCAACGAACTGCTCCAGGACTCGATCATCTCGTTCTCCGCGCTCATCGAACGGCTCTGGCCGCGGGTCCTCGCCTTCAAAGAGGACACCGGGTTCATCTCCGGCGGCGGCGTCGGCGAACCGTTGGGTGCGCTGTCCGCCAACAACCCGGCGCTGATCGTCCAGGCCGCCGAAGCCGGCCAGCTCGCCGACACGGTGATCCTCGAAAACATTGTCAACATGTACAGCCGGATGCTGCCCACCTCACTGGGCAACGCCGTGTGGCTGTGCTCGCCGATGGTCCTCCCCAAGCTGTTCACCATGAGCCTGTCCGTCGGCACCGGCGGGGCGCCGATGATGCTGATGAACGTGTCCGGCAGCGCGCCGATGACCCTGCTGGGACGGCCGATCGTCGTCACCGAACAGGCCGAGGCTCTCGGCAACCAGGGCGACCTTTCCTTCGTCGACTTCGAGTACCTGCTGGTCGGCGACCGGCAGATGATGACCGCTTCCAGCAGCACCGAATGGAAGTTCGGGAACGACCAGACCGCCTACCGGATCATCCAGCGGGTCGACTCCCGGCCGTGGGTGCCGTCCGCTCTCACCCCCCGCTACGGCGGCGATTCGCTCAGCCCGTTCGTCACCCTCGCGGCCCGCTGACGTAGGCAAGGAGACCTCATCATGGCAACTGACGCCTACGCCCTCGGCAGGACGTTCGACATCGCATGTGTGGCCGCCGTCCAGGATTTGGACGCGGGGAACGTCACCGGCAACCGCGTCAACCTGCGGCACGCCGGGATCTGCTCGTTCCTCGTGTTCGCCGACGCCTCCTCCGACGGCGCCGACCTGAACCTGACCGTCCGCGAACACAACGCGGCCACGTCCGGCACCAGCCAGGACCTGGCGGTCGTCACCGACTGGTTCAAAAAGGACGAGACCACGCTGGACGGCGACGAGACGTGGACGCGCACGTCGCAGACCGCCGCCGCCGCGATCACCGCCGTCGCCGGATCGGCGGAAGTCGAAAACCTGTGGGTGGTCGAAGTCCGTTCGGAGCAGCTGTCCGACGGCTTCGACTGGATTTCGGTGAACGTCGCCGACGTGACGACGGCCGCGAAGTACGGCGGGGTGCTGGCCATCCTCACCGATTTGAAGATCCAGCGGGCGCCCGAGCGTCTCGCCGCCACCCAGTAGCCGTACGCCGTCCCCAACAAGGGTCAGGGCCGTAGGGCCGGAACCCCGAAACGGAGGAAGCTGTGACCTCGTCGCAGGCGAAATTCTCCCCGCTGTTCGCCCGGCAGCAGCCGGGTGGTGTGCTGACCGTCGCCGGGATCGACGAAACGCCGGGCGACGTGTGGTTCGTCGACTCTGCGGCCACCGGTGCCGGGGCGACCACCGGTCACGGCCGCAGCCCGCACAGCCCGTTCGCCACCCTGGCCTACGCTTTCTCCTCCGACCTGGTCGGTTCCGGTGACGTGGTGTACGTGATGCCCGGCCACGCCGAGACCGTCAACGCGGCCGGTGACATCACGATGGACATCGCCGGGGTCCGGGTCGTGGGTCTCGGGTCGGGTGCGGCCCGTCCGACGTTCACGTGGGCGACGGACACGGCCGCGACCTGGCTGATCACAGCGGCCAGCGTGACCGTGGAGAACGTCCTGTGCACCACCACGGGCACCATCGACGTGGTCGCCGGGATCGTCGTCACGGGTGCTGATGTCACGCTAGTCGACGTCGAGGTGCGGGAGGGCTCGGCGACGTCGCAGTTCGTGGACGCGATCGGGATCGGTACGGGTGGCGCCCGGTGCAAGTTGATCCGGCCGAAGGTGATGGGTGCGCTGGCTGGCGACGCGAGCCAGTCCGCGATCCAGGTCACGGCCGCCGTGTCCGAAGTCGTCATCGTCGAGCCGTGGGTGGTGGGGACATACGCGGCAGGGTGCATCGAGACGACCGCCGCGAACCTCCAGATGCTGATCAAGAACTCGGTGACCAGGAACGCCCACGCCACGCAGGACGGCGGGATCGTCCTGAACTCTGGCACCACCGGGCAGGTCGTCAACCCGGTCACGCAGAGCGCGACGAACGACGCGGACGGTTTCAACCTGGCGTTTGTGGGTGCGGCCGTGGCGTGGTTCAACCCGCTTGTGGTCAACCTCGCGGGCGAGAGGGGCGGCAGTTCGCTGACCGCGTCGGCGGCGGCCTGACATGGCCGTCTGCCGGGACTGCGCCCGGGAGTACGAGGTGTGGCCGGACGGCGGCTGCCCGAACTGCGGCAGCGCCGAACCGGCCGGCGACGGCGATCCCGCCGTGGCGGCCCCACCGGAATCAGCCGAGACCAAGGCCGCGACACGGACCCGCCCGGGCCGGCGAGGCAGCACGGCGCCACGACAGGCCACCAGCGGTGACGGATGACCACCTACCCGAATGTCACGCCCACCGCCCTCGCCGGCTCCGACGAGGTGCTCTTCGCCACGCCCCAAACCTACTGCGGGTTCACCGTCCGCGAGACCGGTGGGGCGGCCAGTGCGACGCTACGGCTGTTCGACCACGCCTCGGCCGCCTCCGGGACTCTGCTGGAAACGATCGCGCTGACGGCCGGGGAGTCGGCGTCAGTCCTGTACGGCGGGATACGCGCGGAAAACGGCATCTACGCGGACTACGGCGGGTCGGGCACGATCGAGGGCTCCGTCCGCACGGCCGGATAGGGACGGGCATGGCACTCGTCACCGACGACTTCGACGGCGCCGCACTCGCCGCGCAGTGGACGTTCGACAGCGGCACACCGACGACCGCGACCTACGAAGTGGCGGCCGGCAGGATAGCCGTCACCCTGCCCAACGGGAACTTCGACAGCATCTCCTCGGCGGGCGGCGCCGACAACAGCGCCGGTGTCACCGCCACCATGACCGACGACGACTTCGACGTCGCGCTGCAGGTTTCCACCGACGTCTCCGACAGCACCCTGCTCGGCTGGGGGTTCTACGCCGCGAACGCGGACGAGACCGGCGCGGTCCGGGTCTCCGTCTACGCGTCCACCGAACAGGCCCGGCTGTACGCCTACCACCGGGCGGGCGGTTCCGGTGCCAGCGTAGGGCCCACCCCCACGTCGGGGTTCGGATACAACACCGGCCACCCGGCGTGGTGCCGCCTGACCCGCACCGGTGACGACTGGGCGGTCTACCTGTCCGGCAACGGGTACACGTGGGGCGGCGCGGTCGCGTCGTTCACCCGAGTTTTCACGCTGGCCAGCCTCAAACTCAAGGTGATGGACACCGCCGGCGGTGGTGTCGTCGCACTGGATCGCGTCGTCAACCTGGCGGCCGACGGCACGACCGACGCCCGGGCGGCGTCCCCGGCGCGGGCACGCACACAACAGCTCGCGGCGGGTTTCACCTCCGCTCTCCCGCCGTGGCTGGAAGACGACTCGGCCAGCTCGGGCACCGCTGGCGTCGTGTCCGGCGCGCTGCGACTGGAACAGGCCACCGACACGAACGGGTCCACAGGCAGGGTCGCCCACGTAGGCGACAGCTGGGCCGAAGCCGGGCTGCTCGCCAAGTTCCGGGTCAACAGCACCTCGGCCAACGTGTTCCTCGTCGCCGGCGTCGGCTACGACGCGGCCTCACCGCCGCTGAACCAGTACGCCCGCGGCCCGGCGGTGGTCCTCGAGATTCCGTCGAACTCGACGACGCTGCGGGTCGTCCGCGTCTCCGACCCGGGGAGTTGGACGAATTTCGAGACGCCGTTCACGTTCCTCGCCCAACCGGTGTGGGGGGAGCACGCCGAAGGCCAGTGGGAGTGGCTGCGGCTGGATTACGGCGCCCGCCGGTTCCGGGCCCGCTGGTGGGTCGACGGCGCCGCCGAACCGTCCGTCTGGGGTTTCGACGGCGCCGACGAGATTCTCGACGGGTCGCAGGGCCTCGGTGTGAGCCTGGCGTACAGCCACAACGACGGCGGGGTGACACCTGGCACGGCGACCTGCGACGTGGACGAGCTCACGTTCTACGCGCTCACCGCGGCCGGGCACGCCCGTTCGACCCGGCACGCCGCGCCAGGCGCGGCCCGGTACAGCGGGGGTGGCTGAGTCGTGTCGTGGGAGCAGCTCCTCGACGTCCAGCGCGAGGCGGCGCTCCTGGCCGCCACCGAAGCCGCCCGGCCGCCCTCGGCCTGCCCGAACGACGGGGAGCCGCTGGAGTCCGGGCCGAGCGGGGAGCTCCACTGCCCGTGGGACGGCTACATCTGGGACGGGGTTGGAAGGGCCGGATGACCGCCGAAATCTGGTACACGACCCGCGACGCCGTGGCCGCCGCGCTGGACACCAAACTCACCGCCCGGATCGCGAGGGTGGTCGACGAGTCGGTGGCCGCCGCCACCGGCAGCGTCGAAGGACTCTGCCACCGCAAGTTCTACCCCGAGCTACGCACCATGACGTTCGACTGGCCGAACCGGCAGTCCCCCACCTCGTGGCGGCTGTGGCTGGACGCCGACGAACTGATCTCCGTCACCACGCTGACCGCCGGGGGCGTGACCGTCGCCGCCACCGACTACCTGCTGCGCCCGGACGGCGGCCCGCCGTACAGCCGCGTCGAAATCGACCTGTCGTCGAACGCGGCGTTCGCCTCCGGGGACACCCACCAGCGGGCCATTTCGATCACCGGGCTGTACGGCTACCGCAACGACGAGGCTGCGGCCGGCACCGTCGTCGAAGCACTGGACACCAGCGAAACCGCGGTCGACGTGTCCGACAGTTCGGCGGTCGGCGTCGGCGACCTGCTGCGGGTCGACTCCGAGCGGATGACCGTGACGGCGAAGAACGTGCTGGACACCGGGCAGGACCTGACCACCGCACTCGACGCCGACGTCGGCGACCAGACGTTCGCCGTCGGCGACGGCACCGCCGTCGTGCCAGGAGAAGTGGTGCTGGTCGACGCCGAGCGGATGCTCGTCGAAGACGTCGCCGGGAACACCCTCGTCGTCGAACGGGGCGCGGACAGCACCACGGTCGCCGCGCACCTCGTCGGTGCCAGCGTGTACGCCCCCCGCCGGCTGACCGTCGTCCGAGGGGTGCTCGGCACGACCGCCGCCACCCACTCGACCAGCGCGGCGCTCTACCGGCACCTACCACCGCCGCTGGTCCGCGAGCTCGCCACCGAAGAGGCGATCACCAGCACCCTGGAAAAAGTCACCGGACTCGCCCGGGTCGTCGGGGTGTATTCGAGCCGACTGGGACGTTCCGACACGATCACCGCCGGCTACGGGCAGACGTCCGACAAGAAGCAGGACGCCCCCGGCCGGGGACTAGCCGTGATACGCGCCGACGTCCGTGCGGCCCACGGGCGGAAACTCCGGCAGAGAGCGACCTGACATGTCACTGCGAGAGTTCACGGTCGACGCCTCCGACCCGACCGACCTGACAGTCGTGGTCGACGGCGTCGAACAGCACGACCTGTCCCGCGTCGGCGTGGAACTGTACCCCGGCCAGACGCTGCCGCAGCTGTTCCTCGAATTCAGGGCGGGCGGCAGTTTCCGGGGTGTCGGCGAGGTGCAGGTGGGCGTGCCTCCCGCCGCGGCGCTTCGGGCGTGGCTGGACACGGTGTCGCCGGGCGAGCTGGACAAGGTGGCGTTGGCGATGGACGCACAGGACGGCGGCCTGTCCCGGTCGCCGGGCGCCACGTTCCTCGCCGCGCTCCGTTCCATGCTCCCGGCCGAGTAGGTGCGCCCGTGGTCTACGAGCTGAGGGTGCAAGGTGTCGACGAGGCGGCGCGGAACATCGCCAACGCGGGCGCCTACGCCGTGGCGGCACAGCTCGAGCTGGCCCACGATTTCGGCGCCCGCATGCAGGCCGCGGTGCGCGGCCGGGCGACGGGCAGGCCCGGCCCGAACGTGATCACCGGCCAGTACCTGGCGAGCATCCTCTACCTGGTTCAGGCGACGGCGGGCGGCTACGAGGCGGTCGTCTACTCGGACGCACCACAGTCGATGCGGCTCGAGCTGGGTTACTACGGGACCGACTCGCTGGGCAGGACGTACAACCAGAAGCCCTACTCGCATTTCCGGCCCGCCTACGACCAGCAGTACCCGTACTACGTGGCGGCGCAGGCCGCGCTCGCGGCGCAGGTCGCGGCGGTGGGCAACGGCGGACCGGGCGGCGGCCGTGGTGGTGGCGGGGCGCGCGGCCGGCTCGGCGGACTCTTCGGGAGGCTACGGTGACCGTTGCGATCGCACCCACCCAGCTTTTTCATGCCGCCGTGCACAAGATGCTGCTGTCCACGCTGGGCGGCGGGGTGCGGGTGTACGACGGCAACCCGTTCGGCACCATGAGCTACCCGTTTCTGGCGTTGCACGACCTGGGCGGGCAGGCGGGCACCGGGCCGCCGCTGCTGGGTGACGGGGCGGACGTGGCCCGGCTGTACCAGTTGGATGCGGTCGGCCGGAAGGTGAGCGAGGCGCAGGAGCTGTCGGACCGGGCGCGGCTGCGGATGGTGCAGTCCGACGACGCCGGGGGGTTCCTGTACACGCTGGCCGTGGACGGCTGGCGGTGCAAGTACCGGGGGACCGACCTGTTCCTCGGGCTGTCGGCGGAGGGCCGGGAGCCGAAGCAGGTGCTCGTCGACCGGGTCAGGTATTTGTTCCGGTGGACGCCGGCCTGACCTCGGCGTGTCCGCCGTGCAGTGCGGGTATCTCCCCTGGCGCATCATGGGTGGATGGGCGGCGGGTGGTCGATCGACACGAAGGTGGGCGAACCGCGTGCGCGCGCCGTACGGTTCGCCGCGCAGAAGAAGGACCTCGCCGAGTTCCTCGCCGCCCGGCTCGCCGAACTGGGCGGGCGAGGTCACGCGCAGGTCGACCGCGACGTGGCGGTCGCGCTGACCGCGATCCTGCGACCCCACAGGCCCGGACGCCTGTACGACGACAGCGGCGTGATCTTGGTGCGCTGCGCCGGCTGCGAATGGGCCGCCTACCCGTGCGAAGACGTCCGGACGGCGCTGAACGTCTGGGCGGGCCACCCGGACTTCAGGGGTTACTGGCTGCGACTGCGCACGGACAAGTGACCTCGGCTAGCGGGCGCAGTCGCAGGCGCAGGAACCGAACGTGCAGCCGGCGTCACCGTGAGGGCACGCCCGGCTTGCCCGCGTGTAGGTGACTTCGATCGAGTCGCCCGGCGACGGACGCCGGCCGTCACCGTGCCACACGGCGAAGTCGCCGCCGCCGACCAGTGGCGGCATGCTGTCCGGCGGCGGAGCCCACTGTTCGACCAGCCGCGAGGCTCGGTCCACGTCATCTCCATCCCGGTCCTCGCCGCGCAACCTGAACCGCCGGGCGTAGAGACCACGCTCGCCGGGACACTTCCCGAGATGCCGTGCCCCGCCGTGCGCCTCCCGAGGCTCCCCGCACACGCAGACAGCGGCCAGCCCCGGGTCGGCCAGACGGCCGCTCACCAAAACAGCTCGCGGTCAGTTTCGGCTCGCGCGGCCTCTTCAGCCTCTTCGGCGCTCATCGGCCGCCACGACCGGTACGGCTCGGGCTCGGGGATGCGGAACGCCGACCGGACGCCTGTGGCGACGACACCCCGCTCGTGGCAGACCTCGCACACGTCGGCGTCCGACGGCAGGTCGTCCGTCGTCACCATCCCCCGGGGCTCCCCGCAGCAGCAGAAGGTGCGGGCACCCCGACGGTGGCCGTGATGGCCGGAGTGGTCGGTCATCTGCTGCCGCCGTTCTCGCTCGACTTCCGCCTGCCAGCGGTCCGCTGCTGCCGCGAAGTCCCGGACCATCGCGTCGCGGATTGGGCGCCACACCTCGGCGATCCGCTCGAACGCTGGCGCGACCGCCTCGAGGAACCGGGCGTCAGTGATGTCCGCAGCCTTCACCAGTCGAGTGTCCCACCCGCCGCGAACGGTGGCGGGGCGGTCTGCGGCCTGCCCCGCCACCAGCAGAAACGATAGATGACAGGTCCGCTTATGGGCGACACGGGATCAGTCGTATGATCCGGCCTAGGCGGTTTCTGCGGTCGCCGGTTGCGCTACACCAACGCCACACCAGCGCCCGACCAGATCGCGGAGGCGACCGCCGTATGGCCCTTCTAGCCGCCCAGAGCGTCGTAACCGGAGGGCTCGAGGCGACGTACTCGGCCGCCGCCGGTGGTGGCGACACCGTCGTCCCCGACGAACGGACGTTCTTGCACTACAAGAACGCCAGTGGCGGCGACATCACGATCACGCTGACCTGCGAAGGCACCTGCTCGTTCGGGTCGTCCACCCCCACCCACGACCGGGTCGTCGTCTGCACGGCGGGCGAAGAACGGTACATCCCCACCGGCCCGGCCGCCCGGTTCGCCGACGCCACCACCGGGCTCGTCTCGATCACCTACTCCGGCGTCACCACGCTGACCGTCGCGGCCGTGAGGATCTGACGTGGCCGACGTCGAATTCGCCTGGATCTACAACGCCGCCATCGACGGCGTCGCCTTTCAGCCGGCCGCCGCGTTCCCCGACCTCTGGGCGAAGAAAGGCTTCGTCCTCGTCGACCTGGACCTGTCCGAGGCGTCCGACACGCTCGGCTTCCCGGTGACGCTGGCCCGTCAGCTCCCGGAGGACTACGTCCGCGCCGTGGCGTCCCGCCCCGTGCCCGCTCCACCTCCTTTCGAGAGTCGTTCTACCTCTCTAGACGAGACGGTCGACCCGCCGCCGAAGGCCGCCCCGGCCCGCCGTTCGACCACCGCCAAGGAGGCGTGACCCGTGGCCCGCTACTTCCGCCGTGCCGACGGACAGACCCGCTGGTACTTCCTCACCGCGATCGCCAACACCGCCGCGCCGACCACCGGCGAAGTCAACGCCGGCATCGCGCTCAACACCCGCATCAGCGAGATCAGCGGGTTCACCTACAAGAACGAGCCCATTCAGACCCCCGACCTGTCGGTGGCGTTCGTGTCCACGATCGGCGGGGAGGACGTCGCCGAGGACTGCTCGCTGATGTTCTACGACGACGACACGAACATGGGCCTCTGGAACGCGCTGGCGAAAGGCACCACCGGCTACATGGTCATCAACCCGTACGCGCGGGTTTCCGGCACTAAATGCCGCGTGTGGACGGTCGTCAGCCTCGGCCCGAACGACGAGTACACGGTCGACGCGTCGGCCGCGAGGTTCATGGTCGACTTCTCGGTGGCGGTCCGGCCCAACCTGGACGCCACCTTCCCGGCCTCCGTCACCATCTGATGACTCCTCCGATGCGTGGACGCACCGGCTTCTCAGGCCGCTTCCGAAGCCTGAAGGACCAGCCCGGCCCTAAGAATGTTGACGGCGCCGTTGACGTCGGCGTGGGCGGTGTGCCCGCATGCCAGGCACCGGAACTCGGCCTGGACGACGCGGTTCCCCCTCGCGACGTGCCCGCATTCGGCGCACGTCCGGGACGTGTTGCGGGGGTTGACCTCGACGACGACCCGTCCGGCGCTTTCAGCCTTGGCATGCAGTACTGCGAGGAACACCCCCCATCCCGCGTCGAGGACGCTCTTGTTCAACCCGGACTTGGCGGCCTGCCCGTTCGGGAGGAACGCGCCCGGTTGGCCGAGGTCGGGTTTCGGGGCGGCGCGTCGGGTCATGCCCGCGACGTTCAGCCCTTCTACGGCGATCAGGTCGTGGTCACGGACGAGCGTCAGCGCGGTCTTGTGGGCGAAGTCGAGGCGTTGGTGGCGGACTTTCCGGTGGATCGCCCCGACCTTGACCACCGCCTTCCGCCGCCGCGTGGAGCCGCGCTTCTTCCGGGCGAGTTCCCGCTGTGCGCGGGCGAGCCGGTCGGCGGACACGGCGAGGTGCCGGGGATTCGCGACGTGCTCCCCGTCGGAGGTCGTCAGAAAGTGGGTGACACCCATGTCGACACCCACGACAGCGCCGGTGGCGGGCAGCGGTTCGGCGGGGACGCCGTCGCAGGACAGGATCAGGTACCAGCGGCGGCCTTCCCGTTTCACCGAGACAGTCTTGACAGTGCCGGCCACAGCCCGGTGCTGGTGGACCCGGATATGGCCGACACCGAGCAGGTAGACGCGGGTCTGCGGGTCGTGCGGGGTGGAGTCCCACAGTGCGCCGTTCTTCTCGGCGGGCCATTCGACGGTGTCGAACCAGCCTTTGCCTTTAAACCTGGGATAACCGGATGCCTGCCCCGCCTTCACGCGGCGGAAGAACGCGGCCATCGCCCTGTCGAGGCGGCGCAGCGTCTGCTGCTGCGAGCCCGCCGACCAACGACCCTGCCCGTCCGGGTCGAACGCCCGGATCTCTTTCAGCTGGGCGGACTGGCCGCCGTACCGGACCGTCGTCCGGCTCGGGTGCCGGTAGGCGTCGCGGCGCTCTTGGAGCGCGGCGTTGTACAGCGTCCGGTGGTCCTCGACGCACACGGCCAGCGCGGCGGACTGGCGGGCGGTCGGCCGCAACAGGAATTTGAACGACCGCCTCACCGCCTGCGGCGCCGTTCCTCGGCACGCACACCTTCGGCGGCGAGCACGCAGGCTGCGGCGTTGACGGAAATGCCCTTGAGCTGGGCGTACGCCTCGACCTGTCGCTTCAAGTCGGGGGGCACGCGGAGGTTCAACGACTCCCGAACATCACCCCTAGCCACAACCAAAATGCTACCACAATTTGACACCGAAAGGACCATCTGATGGCCACCGCTACGGCAGCCCGGGAGAGGGCCGCGGCGGCCGGGGACACCGACGCGCTCAACCGGCTACGAAGCCGCAAGCCGGCGGAAGAAACGGTGCCGCTGGCTGTCGACGACACGCTGGTCGAAGCGTGGAAGGACGCCAGGACCGCCACGTTCGCCGGCCGCACGTCCAAGGACGCCGCCACCCGCACCGCCGCCGAAGACCAGCTGGCCGCCGCCCGCGCCGAACTGGAAAACCAAGGCCTCGTCCTCTGGCAGCTCCGCAACAAAGGCCGCAAAGAATACGACCGCGTGCAGCGCGAATGCCCGCCGACCGACACCCAACGGGCCGAGAACAAGGCGCGCGGCCAGGGCGAGCCACTGTGGTCGCAGGACACGTTCCCGGCCGCGCTGATCGAGCTGTGCACGGTCGGCGAACTCGAAGGGGTCACCGCCGCCGACCTCACGGAAATGATGGACGACGGCCGGTTGTCCGAAGGTGAAGTCGGCCACCTGTTCGCCAAGGCGATCGGGCTGTACACGGGGACGCGGATACCCGACCTGGGAAAATGATCGTGGCAGACGCCCGTCTCCGCGCGGAACTGGCGCTCTGCCACGGCTGGGGCATCCCGCACTCCCGTTTCCTCGCCTGGCCTGAGATGGACCAGGACAAGGCGTTGGCCTACCACGCCTACGACCTGACGATGTGCAAAGGCTGCGGCACCCGTGAGGCCGAATGGGACGAGACGTCCGGCGGGGACCGGCACGCCTACGAGGCGACCGAATGCTCCTGCCCAGGCTGCCAGGTGCGCGGCGACCTGGAACGGCGGCTGCGGGACGGCGGCGTGGAAATGTCCGGCCGGTACGTGGTGCTGATCCCCCGCGCGGAAGCGGAACGGCGCCGTGAGCGGGCCGCCGAACGGCGTGCCCGGCGCGAGACGGCGGCCGTCTGATGCCGAACATCATTTCAGTCGTCATGACGGGCAACGTCAGCCCGCTGACCGCCGCTCTGGCGCAGGGTGCCGCGCAGCTCGGCCGGTTCGGCGGGGAAGCCCGCAGGCTCGGCGGGGAGGCGCAGGCCGCCGCGACGCAGGCCAACCGGCTCGGCACACAGGCCGAGTCGGCGGCCGGGCGCGTCTCCCGGCTCGGTGCCCAGGCGGACGCGGCGGCGGCGTCCGCCGCGCGGCTGCGCACGCAGGCCGACGCGGGCGGGGCCGGTGCCGCCCGGCTCGGCGCGCAGGCCGACGCCGCCGCCGCCCGGGCCGCGCGACTACGGGACGAAGCCGCCGCGGCGGGCACGGAGGCCGCCCGGCTCGGCCGGGAGTCCCGGCTCGCCGGAGCCGAAGCCGAACGGCTGGGGGCCGAAGCCGAACGCGCCGGGCAGCGGGCACAGCTCATGCGAACGGGCATGCAGGCGGGTGCCGTCGGTGTCGCCCTACTCGGCGCGGGACTGGTCGCGGCGGTCGGCTCGGCGATCCAGTTCGAGGCGTCGATGCGCAACGTCGCCAGCATCGACCAGACGGTGGCCGACAACTTCGAGGAGGTCAGCCAGGCCGTCCTGGACATGTCGAAACACCTGCCCCAGTCCGCGAACGAACTGGCAAAAGGCCTTTACAACATCGCCGGCTCGGGTTTCTACGGCGCCGACGCCTTGCACATCCTGGAAGTGTCGGCGACCGCCGCGTCCGCCGGCCTGACCACCACCGACACGGCGTCCAAAGCGGTCGTCGCGTCGCTGAACGCCTACGGCTTGGAGGCGTCCGAAGCCGGGCGTGTGAGCGACGCCCTTTTCTCCACCGTGAACTACGGCGTCATCAGCTTCGAAGCGCTCACCACCGCCGTCGCGCACAGCGTCGGGAACGCCGCCAGAGCGGGCGTCTCCATCGAAGAACTCGGCACCGCCCTGGCCACCATGACCCTGTCCGGCATGTCCGCGTCCGAAGCAGGGGTGAGCCTCAACAACCTGCTGGCCAAGCTGCTCAACCCCAGCAAGGAACTGACCAGGGCCACGAGCCAGCTCGGCATCAGCCTGAAAGACGACCTGGCCAACCCGGCGATCGGACTGCACGGGGTGATGGAAAAGCTCCGTATCGCCTCCGAAGGCAACGTGGGCGTGCTCCTCCGCTGGTTCCCCGAGATCCGTTCGGCCCGCGGCGCCATGGCGTTGTTCTCCGCCGACGGGGAGAACTACGCCCGGGTGTTCGGGCAGATGGGCGACCAGCAGAAGACGGCCGGGGAAACCGCCCGGGTCTTCGGCGAGCAGGCGAAGTCGACGAAACACCAGCTGGAGATCCTGGCCAACCAGGTAGCCGTGACCGGTATCGAACTGGGCATGACCCTGCTGCCCGCGGTTAACCAGGGCGTGGAGGCCCTGACCAGGCTCGGTGGCGCACTGAAGGAGTTCGCCGCCGAAATAGCGCAGCGGGCGGCGCCGGGCGCGCGGGCGCTCGCCGACGTGCTGCGCGACCTGGTCGACATCGCCCAGGACCTCCACCTGGACGACATCGCCGCCGGCCTCGCCAGGCTGGGTGTCGGTGCGGCGGTCGCCGGTTTCAACGCCCTGGCGACGGCGCTGTCGACGACGACCGGGTTCCTCGCCGACAACCGCATGGCCGTGATCACGCTGGTCGCGGCCTACGCCACGCTGAACATCACCGGCATCGTCGGCGGCCTCGCCGCGCTGGGTGCGGCGGCGGGCGGCGCGGCGGCGGCGGGGGTCACGAGGTTGACCGACGCCGTCGTGATGGCCGCCGCGACGATCACCAGGACGTTCGGGAACGGCAGCCTGGCCCGGGGCATGCTGGTGTTCGGGGCAGCCGCCGCTGTCGCCACCGGCAGCATCTACGCGGTCGTCTCCGCGTTCGACGACGTCGAAAAGGCGGCCGCCCGGGTGGCCGCGCTGGAGTCGCAGGTCGGGGAGATCCTGGGCGCGATCGACCCGAGCGTCCCGGCGTCGTACGACGCCGCCCGGGTCAAGTTGGACGAGATGGCGGCGGCCAACCAGCGGGCCACCGCCGCGAACCAGGGCGGCATCGACGCTATCCACCAGACAGTGCTGGGGCTGGCCGCCTACGACTACGCCGTCGAGCAGGTCAACGCCCAGAACGCGACCATGCAGTCGCACACCAACGCGTTGGCCGAGATTTTCGGCCTGACCGGCGCCCAGGTCCAGACGCTGGCGCAGCGGTTCGGGTTGGACCTGACCACCGGGCTGCAAGACGCGGCGGACGGGTCCGCAGGCCTGGAAACGAAAATGCGGCTGGCGATCGGCGCGATGCTAGAGGCCGCCCCGGCGACGTTGGGCACGCAGCAGCAGATGAACCTGCTGACGTTCGACGTGAAGGCGGCCGACGAGGCGCTGGCGGGCCTGACCACGACGTTCGACCTGCTCACCGGCCGGCTGGTGTCGGGGGCGATGTCGGCGAACAACTGGCAGCTTTCGATGATCGAACTGGCGTCGCGGGCGTCCCTCGCCCGCGACGCCAACGGCAACCTGTCGACGTCGCTCGACACGTCGAGCGAGGCGGGCCTGCGGAACCAGAACATGCTGCTCGGCCTGGTCCAGCAGCTGGAGAAGGACGCGCAGGCGCAGTACAACGCGACGGTCGCCACGGAGGGCGCCGACGCGGCGGCCGAGGCGTACAACGACACGATCGCCGCCGGGGTCACCGACCTGCTCAACTTCGGTGCGCAGGCGGGGATCTCCGAGGGTGACATCCGGGCGCTCATCGGCGAGATGAACCTGGTGCCCGACAGCATCGAAGTGCCGGTGACCACACCCGGCCTGGACATCGCCAACGCCAGCGTCTCCGAGCTGCGCCGCCAGCTCGCGTTGATGCCCCGGAACATCGACATCACCATCCGGCAGAACATCGAACGGGAGTACATCAACCGGACGTCGCCCGGTTCGCCGGCCTCGACGCACTACGCCACCGGCGGGCAGGTGACAGGACCGGGCGGGCCGACCTCCGACCAGGTACCAATCATGGCCAGCAACGGCGAATGGGTGATCAGCGCCGACGCCGCTCGCCGCTACGGGCCGCGAGCCATGGCCGCGCTCAACGAAGGCCGGGCGCTGGTCGTCCCGCGCATGGCGGCCGGTGGCCCTGTGCGAGGCCTCGCCGTCGGCGGCCCCGCCACCGGGACCGCCGGCAGCACCGCCACCGGGGCCACCGGCGCGATCCAGCTCGTCGAGCAGGGCGGGCAGACGCTCGCCGAGGTCTACAGCCAGACCGCCGCCGGCGTCGACCAGACCACCGACGCCCTACGCGACGTCGTGCCCCGGCTGTGGGAAGCCGACCGCAGCACCGGCTACCTCGCCACCACCACCGGCCTCGCCGACCAGACCACCGGCCTGTACCGGGAAACCCTGACCGGGGCCACCGCCGACCTGGGCTTGGCGACGCTGGCCGCCGACACGCAGACCCTGGCCACCGGCGAGAACACGGTGGCCAACACCGAGAACCTGCTGGGCCTGCAGCTGCTCGGTGTCGAAACGGACCTCAACAACGTCGAGCGTTCCCCACTCACCCTGCTGAGCACCCAGACGCAGACACTCGCCACCCAGGAAGGCACCCTCGCCGACACGGAGAACCTCGCCGGGCAGCTGCTGATCGGCGCGGAAGCCGACCTGAACAACACCGAGCGCTACCCGCTGACCCTCCTCGCCACCCAGACGCAGACGCTGGCGACGCAGGAGGAGACCCTCGCCAACACCGAACGGCTCCTCGGCATGCAGCTGATCGGGGTGGAGACAGATCTGAACGTCGGCGAGCGGATGCCCGCCGTGCTGGTCGGCACGCAGACCCAGACGCTGGCCACCCAGGAGTCGACGCTCACCGAGGCCGAGCACCTCGCCGGGCTGACGCTGCTCGGCACCCAGTGGGACCTCGCCTCCGGCGTCCAGCTCCCCACTTTGACGGCGGCCACCGACACCGCCAGCGAGTCGACGACCGCCTACTCGGCCACCCTCGACCAGGCGACCGCCGACCTCGTCGAGACGACGGGGGCCGTCACCGAGACGACCACCGCCGTGCAGTTCTACATCGACACGTCCGCGCAGGTCGTCCCGCTTGTGCAGACCGAGTTCACGACTCCCGGCCTCGCCGAGGCGCAGGGCTCTGTCGACACCTACATCGGTTCGCTGAACTCGGTTCCGACCAGCATCACCACGACCATCACGACCGCGTACGTGACGACCGGGGCGCCTCCGGCGGGCAGCGGGTTCGCGCGCGGCGGCATGGTCACCGGGCCGGGCACCTCCACCTCCGACTCGATCCTCGCCGCGCTGTCCGCCGGGGAATGGGTGATCCGCGCGCAGGCTGCCGCCAAACAAGGGCCGTACAGGATGGCGCTGCTCAACGCCGGGCTGGCCGACGTCGTACCGCGTTTCGCGGCGGGCGGCCCGGTGCCCGGCTTCGCGACTGGTGGCATGGTGCGGCCGGCGAACTACACGCCGTTCACGGCGGTCTCGGTCATCAACGTCGACATCGGCGACACCACTGTCACCGTCAACGGCGCGGGCCCCGACGCGCAGGTCATCGGGCGGGTCGTCCGCACCGAGGTCGACGGCGCGCTGTCCGACGTCGTACGGCTCATTCGCAGCGGGACCGGGCGGCGCTGATGGCCACCGCGACGTTGCGCCCGAACGGCACGTTCTACAACTCCGGCTGGACGGTCGTCGGGGCGTCCGCGCACGGTGCCACCGACGACGACCCGACCGACGACGCCACCTACGTCCAGGGTGCGGCCGGGGCGTGGCTGCTCGTCTTCGACCTCGGCCCGCTCACCCTCCCCGCCTACGCCCAGATCCGGTCGGTGTCCGTACGCGTCCGCCGCCGGGGCAACAGCTCGGCCCGGCTCGACGTCGGCATCCAGTACCTGCCCCGCACCGGCGGCTACCAGTCGCTCGTCCTGTCCGCCGGCGAGAAGCCGACCAGCACGATCGCGACGAAAGCCTACGGGTCGATGGTCACCGCCCCCGGCGGCGCGGCCTGGGACAACAGCGTCGTCGTACCCAACCTGCAGGTCGTCGTCGCGGCCAACGACACCAACGTCCGCGTCTACGAGGTGTACGCCGACGTCGTCTACGACCAGGCACCCACCTGCGTGGTCACCGCCCCCGTCGGCACCGTCACCGGCACCCAGGTACCGGCCGTCGAGTTCTCCTACAACGACACCGAGGGCGCCAGCCTCGAACGGGTCCAAGCCAAGGTTTTCACCGCCGCGCAGCACGCCGCCGCCGGCTTCGGACCGGACACGTCCAGCGCGTTCTGGGACTCCGGGTCCGTCCTCACCTCCGCCCAGTCGGTGGCCGTCGGCGTGCCGCTGCCACCCGGCGACTACCACGTGTACGTCCGGGTGGCCGACGCCGGGTCGGGCGGCCGCTACGGCCCGTGGGCCAGCGCCGACTTCGTCATGGGCGGCGACCTGCCGGCCACCCCCACGCTGACGGTGGCCAGCGACACGGCCGCCCGGCGCAACACGCTCACCGTCGTCCAACGGGACAACCTGCTCGCCGTCGGGCAGGCGTCCACGGCGGCGGCGGCCGGCGAGGGCGACGGCTGGTACGCCGACGACAACACCGTGCTGGACAGCATCAGCTCCACCCTGCCGACCGTCACCACCCTCGACGAGACGTTCACCGGGGCGGACGGCGCGCTGTCGGCCGCCAACACCGACATCGCCTGGACGGTGGTCGCCGGGGCGTTCGCCGTCGCCACCAACCAGCTGACCAGCTCCAACACCGAACTGATCCTCCCGCCGACGATCCGCACCGACAGCGACCTGCCCAGCTCCGACCACTACGCGCAAGTCGTCGTCAACACGTTGAGCACCAGCGCCGACCGGTCGGCGCACGTCGTCCTCCGCATGAGTTCGGCGGCCTACACCGGTTACGTCGTCGAGTTGAACCAGCAGTTCAACAGGTTCGCCGTGTGGAAGGCGATAGCAGGGGTCGGCCACGCGGTCAGCGGCTTCCGCAGCCTGCCCACCACGCTCACCCTGCCCGCCACCTGGCGCGGCGAAATCTCCGGGTCGACGATCTCCGTCTACCTGAACGGCGTGCTGCTCGGCCAGTGGACGGACACGCAGATCACCACCGGCACCCGCGTCGGCCTCGGCATGTACAACGCCAACTCGATCAGCCGCGTCGACACGTTCCAGGCGGGGGACCTGGCACCCGTCGTGTCCGGGGCGTCGTCCGGGTCACAGCTGTTGGAGATGACCGCCACCGCGGCCCGGCAGGGCCGGGCGTTCACCGGCGGCCGGTACGGCTGGGGCACCCCGGTCAACCCCGGCGACCCGCTGACGCTGACCGCGTCCTCCTGGCAGGCCGCCGACGCCGCACGGCCCTGCCGGGCCGACGTCGAATGGCACGGCACCGGCGGAGACCCGCTGGTCGAACTGGTCTTCGACGACGACTTCACCGGCACCGACGGCGCGCCGTGGGACACCGGGAAGTGGACGTCCAGCCACGCCGGGGCGGCCACCGACAGCATCCAGAGCAACGCCGGCCGGCTCGTCACCGGCGCGGTCGCCTACTCCACCCCGGCCCGCATGTACGCGAGCGGGATGGCCTCGCAGGACGACTGCGAAGTCGTCGTCCTGTGCCGGCCGTCGTCCACGTCGGCGGAGATGCGCGCCAACGTGTGCGTCCGCACGGACGGCACGTGGAACGGACCGAACCCGTCCCATCCGAACGCCGGCTACTGGGCTGAGGTCAGCCCCGACGGCGGCGCCGTGTACCTGCGGGTGCAGGACGGGTCGTCCACCGTGCTCGCCACGGTCAGCTTGACGATCCCCGCGCAGGGCGTGTGGGTGCGGCTCCGGGCCCACGGGACGACACTCGCGCTCAAGGCGTGGGACGCCTCGCTGCAGGAGCCCGCCAAATGGGGGTGGGCCGGCGAGAACGGGCTGTTCACCGCCGGCCGGGTGTCGCTGACCGCGCAGAACGGTGCCGACGCGGTCGCCCGCACGTGGACGTTCGACCACCTGACCGTCGACGACCTGTCGCGGCACGCGTTCGGGACGCCGTTCACCACCGCCACCGACGGCAGCCTCACCGGCAGCACCCGCAACCTGACGGTGCCCGCCGACGCGGCGATAGCGAAAACGGTTCTCGTCTCGTTCCCCACCGGGGCGGGCGAGACGTTCGTCTGGGACAAGCTCGCCCTGATGCCCGGCCACGACCGGCCGTGGTCGCGGGGCGGGCTCACCGTCACCAACCTGTACGGTCCCAACGAATCCACGTTCGAGGAGTCCGCCGCCGGGGTCGCCGGGTGGACGGCCGGCGACGACGCCACCGTGGCACGCGCCGCCTACGTTGTACCCCCCTCCGGTGCCGCCCTCGAACTGTCGTGGGACGGCAGCTCCGGCGTGCCGTCCGCCGTGTTCGCCTACGGGCCGGGCAAGCCCGCCGAAGCCGGCTCGGACTACGCGGTCCGGGCGTGGCTGTGGCGGATCGACGCCGACGTCAGCCTGCTCCGCGTCGGCCTGCGGTTCACCGACAGTTCCGACGGGGAACTCGCCCAGTCGTTCGCCGCCGACGTGCTGCCCGACCCCGGCGTGGCGTGGGCCGACTCCGCGCACACCATGCGCGCACCCGCCGGGACAGCCCACGTGCAGGCCGCGCTCGCCACCAGCGCCGTCCAATCCGGGGCGGGGGCGATCACCCGCGTGCACGTCGTGCGGGGCACTGCCGCGCCGGAAGTGTTCCAACCCGGCCCGGCCGCCGACGGGTACGCACTCGCCGAGTACACCGACGACGGCGGGCAGACGTGGGAGCAGGTGCGGGGCACCACCGGGGCCGCCTACGGCGACGACCGGACGGTCGCCGTCCACGACTACGAAACCCCGCCCGGCGCCGCCCGCACCTACCGGGCGTCCACCGCGGCCGTCGACTACGACGTGGACGCCGAAGGCGGCGCTGTCGTCGTGTCCGTGCCGTCCGACGAAGCCACGGCGACATTGCCCGCCGACGGGTTCTGGCTGCGCGACCCGCTGGTACCGGCACGCCTGCTCGCGGTGACGGTCGGCGGCGACCTCGAGTCCTCGTCCCGGCAGCCGCAGCAGGTGCACGACACCCTCGGCCGGGAGCACGCCGTCGTCGTCTCCGACGTGGTGAAAGGCGAGGAGTTCTCGCTGCCGTTGGTCTTCAAGACGGCCGGGTCGTACCGGCAGTTCGAAGAACTGCGCAGGTCAGGCGGGCCGCTGCTGTTCCAGTCCGACTTCGGCGAGCAGTGGTACGTCCGGCTCGGCGGCGAACGCCGCACCGTGCTGAAAATCTCGGTCGTCCGGCTGGACACGCCGCTGCGGCTGGTCGAAGTGACCGCCGTCGAAGTCGACCGCCCCGACCCGTCCGAGCACGACTACGACGTGGTGACAGACCTAGTGTGGGAGATCGTCTAGTGGCCACCGAACTGTCCGCGCTCGACGACTCCGTGGCCTCCGGCGACCAGAGTCACGCCCAGAAGCACAGCGACCTCGCCTACTACGTGAAGCGCATCTCCGCGCTGATGGACGTCGACACCGTAGCCGCCGCGACGACGACGATGCTGCTGTCGTCGATGCTGTCCGGTGACCTGCTCGCCCGGTTCGCGGTCCGCGCCGACGGGACGATCGCGATGGGCGGGGCGCCGCTCGTCGTGTCCACGGTCGCCGGGACCACCACGGTCACGGTGACCACGACGGCCAGCCACGGCTACGGCACCGCCGACGTGGTCACCATCGTCGGGGTGGCCGGGTTCGTGGGTGCGAACGGCACGTTCACGATCACGAGGACCGGGGCGACGACGTTCACGTTGGACGGGGTCACCGGGTCGGGTACCTACACCTCGGGCGGCACCGTCCAACGGCTGCTCGGCACCAGCGGAAGCGCCAACGAGGGCGTGTGGAACCTCGTCGTGCCTGCCGGCGAGAACACCCGGTACGGGCTCGTCGTCAGGCTCAACACCACGTCGCTCAAGGCCGGGTTCAAAGTCGTCGACTCCGACGCGGCGGACATCTTCGTCGTACTGCCGGCCGGGGGAGCGGGGTTGATCTCCGCCGACGCGACCGACATCCTGTTCTGCTCGTTCGACACCACCGGCAGGTCGTTCGCCGCGAACACCCGCGGCGGCGTCCGGATGGGCATGGGAGGCGACCCTGCCGGCGGCGTAGAAGTGCTGGCGATCGGCGACGCCACCACGGCGCCGAACTCCAACCCGGACGGCACGCACACCGCCGAGTCGGGATTCGTCACCACAGCGGGCGCCGTCGTCTGGGGTCCGGTCGGCTCCGGCGGCCGGCTGCTGGTACGTACCCGGGCCGGGCACGAGGACGAGCTGATCGCACCCGTGCACCGCCGGCAGATGACGGTGGCCGCACCCGGCGGCGGAACGACACTCGTCACCGACGGGACCGCCGCACCCACCGTCGCCACCACCAACATCACACCTGCCGACGACCCCACCGCCGCCGGCCCTGGGGTCTCCTACACGACCACGGCGGCGGCCGACGTCGACGCCGGGATCATCAGCGCGTTCGGGCCGGTACAGACCCGTTGGGGACCCCTGTTCTACACGCGGATCACCACCGACGCGAGCGCGATCACCTCGACCAGGCTGTGGGCGGGGCTCACCTCCGCCGAGCTGGCCGCGCTGACCGCGGACCCGACGACGCAGCACGTCGCCGCGTTCAGGTACGACACAGGGCTCGACGGGACAGCGTTCTGGAGGTGCGTCACCGCCGGGGGCAGCGCGGCGACGGTCACCGTCAGCACGGTCGCCATCGCCGCGGCGACCTCGTACGAGCTGAAGATCGAGGTCAACAGCGCGGGCACGTCGGTGCGGTTCTTCGTGAACGGCGTCCTTGCCGCCACCCACACCACCAACCTGCCGACGACCAGCACCGCACTCGGGTACATCGTCCGGCTGCGGACGCTGGCCGCGTCCGCCCGCGCACTGCGGCTCGGCCGCGTCCTCGTGAGCGCGAAGTAGCACGCGATGGCCTACGACGTCTCCGACCGGTACAAACGGTCGGTCACCGCCAGCTACCAGTTCGCCGCCTCCGTAGAAATCACCCGCTCCGGTGTCACCGTCGCTTCGGGACTACGCGTCGTCGGCGGCGACGTCCGCGCCGACGCCACCGCCGACGTCCTACGCACCTGCTCGGTCGAAGTCGTCGGCCTCCCCGACGGGCTGATCCCCACCAGCCGACAACGCACCCCGCTGGACATCTACGGCAACGAACTCGTCATCCACGCCGGGATCACCTACCCGGACGGCACCAGCGAACTCGTACCGCAAGGCGTGTTCACCATCACCGACTCCGACCTGGTCGACACCGCCGACGGGATCGCCGTCTCACTGTCCGGGGAAGACCGGGCCGGCAGGCTCGGCGACGCCAAACTGCTCGTCCCGTGGACGACCGCCACCGGCACCGACGCGGCCACCGCCATCCGGAACCTCGCCGAAGACGGCTACCCCGGCCTGACCGTCGTCGACCTGCTGTCGGCCGCCGACGTCTTCCCGCCGCACGTGCTCGAAGAGAAGGCCGACCGGTGGGCAGACGGCGTGCAGGCCTTCGCCGAGGCGGTGGGTGCTGAAACCTACTTCGACCGGGACGGCCGGCTAGTCGTCCGGGACGTGCCAGACCCCAGCGCGCAGCCCGTGTCGTGGCAGTTCACGGAGGGGCCGACGAACCCGGCGACCAAACTCGAGCGGCGCTACTCGCGGTCGGCCGGCGGGGCGAACGCCGTCGTCGTCACCGGCGAGAACAGCTCCAACGCGCCGGTACGGGCGGTCGCGATAGACGACGACCCGCAGAGCCCCACCTACTACTACGGGCCGTACGGACCCCGCCCGGTGTGGGAGACCAACCCGCTGGTCACCACCACCGACCAGGCGCAGCGGGCCGCCGACGCCCGGTTGCGGCAGCTCTCCGGCGCGACCGAGGTCGTCACCGTGTCCGGCGTCCCCAACCACGCGATCGACCCCGGCGACGTGATCCACATAACCCGGCTCCGCAGCGGGTTCGACGACACCGCCGTCGTCCAGTCGGTCTCCGTGCCGCTGTCCTACGCGGGGGAGATCCAGCTCAACTGCCGGATACGGCGATCGGGAGGTGCCTGAGATGGGTGTCGCGGAGGAGCTCGCGGCCACGGTCGTCGAACGGGAGGGCGGCGGCGTCTCGGTGCGGACGTGGGTCGTCGTCGCCGTCAACGCCGGCCCGCCCAAGTCGGTGGATCTGGCGCAGACGACCGGCGGGGCGGCGGTCGCGACCGGGGTCCGCTACTCGAACAGCTACAACATCGCGGTCCCGGCGGTGAACGACGTGGTGAAAGTGCTGGTCACCACGTCCAGCGGGTCAGGCCGGCAGGGCGGCCGGGTACGCGGCGGCGACGCGTTCGTCGTCGACAAGATCGCAGTGTGAGGAGAGGTCATGGTTTCAGTACCGAGCTCGGAGGAGTTCGCGCTGGCGGTCGCCGCGATGCACACGCGGGCCGACACCGCCGACCGGGAACGGGCCGCGCTGGCCGCCCGGGTCGCCGCGCTCGAAGAGACGGGCCAGCCGCCCGATCTCGACCCGGAACCCGACCCTGACCCGCAGCCGGCGGGGTTCTGGCCGTCCGGGGGGAACCCGAACAACAACACGCAGACCGGCGCCGAAGCGTTCGGGGCGTGGCGCAAACGGAAGTGCGGGATCGCGCTCGCCTACCCGCCCCGCTACGGCGGCTGGAGCCCGATGGTGGCGGCCACCTCGCTGCCGCAGGGCGTGTGGACCGACAAGACGGTGGTACTGGTCGTGCAGATGCCGTTCTTCCCGTCCGGCGGGTTCAGCTACGCCGCGGCGGCACGCGGCGACTACGACACGGAATGGCGGAAGTTCGGCCAGAACTGGGCGGCCCGTGAGGCGCAGAAGTTCGCCCGGCCGATCTTCTCCCCCGGCTGGGAGGCGAACCATTTCAAACTGCACTACTGGTCCGGTCCTTCCGGCAGCTCGCAGAACTACCGGAACTACGCCGAATACGTGAACACGTTCCGCCGGTTCGTCACCGTCGTACGGTCCGTCTACGAAGACGCGCTGTTCGGCTGGGTGCCGAACGGCCACGACAGCCCCGGCTTCGGGGCGGGGGCTTTCCCAGCCAACGACCCGCGCAACATCTACCCCGGCAAGGACTACGTCGACTTCATCGGCGTCGACTACTACGACCACTTCCCGCCCAGCTTCGGCGGTACCTCGACCTCCGGCGGCCGCAAAGACTTCCACGTCGAAGCACGGGAAGTCAACGGCGTCCGCTGGTACATAGAGCTGGCGATCTCGGAAGGCAAGCAGTTCCTGTGCCCCGAGTGGGCGTGCAACTCCGGCAACGTGGCCGGAGGGAACCACGGCGGGGACAACCCCACGTTCGTCGCCAACATGCACGGCGAATTCAAATACGCCCAGAGCAAAGGCGTCATGGCAGGGGAATGCTATTACGAGGACACCGCCCAGCGGATGGGGATCATGAACGGGCAGAACCCGAACGCCGCCCGCAAGTACCTGGAACTGTTCGGTGCGTGAAATACCCGGGACGCGGACGGCATGAGCCTCACCGACTGGACCAACGTCGTCCTCGGAGTACCAGCCTTCGGCGCGCTCCTCGCACTGGTCCTGCTCCGCAAAGTCGTCCCCGGCTGGGCGCTCGACGACCAGAAACAGGCGGCGGCCGAACGGGTCGCCGACCTGCGTGCCAGCTACGAACGGGAGATCGCCGTCCGGGACGCCACAGTCGCCGACCTGCGTGCCGCCCAGGTGGAACTGACCAGAGAACTACGAGAGACGGGACCGACACTGGTGCGAGCGAACGACGGGATGCGTGCCACCCAAGACCTGCTGCGGGAATTCCTGCACCGGGGGGGCGCATGACAGCGGGCGAAGACGGGGACGGGGAGAAGCTCTACGTCTCGCCCGGCGGGGACGCGGCGCTACGCCGGGAAGTCCAATACGGCAAGGAAGCGCTGGCGCTGGTCAAAGGGCTCCGTGACCGGGTCACGAGAAACGTCGACGACATCGACGCCCTGATCGAACTGATCCGCCACCAGATGGCCGAGATGGGGGAAACCGATGGCTGACGACCTCGCCGGGATGCTCGCGCGGATGGAGAAGGCGCTCGAAGGAAACCGGGAGTCCGTCGCCGCCTTGGACGCCGCCGTCGTCCAAGGAAACGCGATCGTCCGCCGTAAAACCCTGTGGATCGTCGCCACCTGCACGTCGGTCGCTCTGGACGTCGCGCTCACCGCCACCCTGGCCGTCCTCGGGTTCGGGCTGAACAGCACCCAGCACGACGCGGCGGTAGCGCAGGCCGACATCCGGGCCAACACCTGCAACCTGAACGCGCTGCTCGCCCAATCGGCCGCCTCGTCGGGCAACACGGTCGACCTCTACCGGGGGCTGCGCCCACTGCTAGCGGAAAGCTCCGATCCCGACTCGCGGGCCGCCGTCGCGTTCATCGACCAGGCAACCGCGAACCTGGAGTCGAACGCGCGGCGCCGGACGGACTTCCTGGCGCTCACCCAGGACACCGCCGAACGGCTCGACTGCCCTGCCGGGTTCGTCGCCCCCGGGGGCCGCTGATGGCCGAGTTCGCCGACGTCGCCGTCTACCAGCGAGGGTTGGACCTCGACGCCTACGCCGCGGCCGGCTACGACCGGATTCTCGTCAAGGCGTCCGAGGGGACCGGCTACGTCAACCCGCTGTTCGGGGTCTGGTGGGCGGCGGCCGGCGCGCTCGGGCTGAGCCGGGGCGCCTACCACTTCGCCAGGCCGTCGCGCTGGTCGGGCGCGGCCGAGGCCGAGCACTTCCACCGCACGCTGCGCGCCTACGGCGGGCTCGGCGAGCGCGACTGGGTGTGCCTCGACGTCGAGGAGCCGGGACAGGAGGGGCGGGCCGCCGCCCACGCCGCCAGGTTCTGCGAGCGGACGGCCGAACTCGGCTACCACGGCGGGGTGGTCTACAGCGGTACCTACTACCTCGGACCGGCAGGGCTGGCCGCCGCGGCACTGCCCGAAGGATGGCGCAGGCTGCACGTCGCCAACTACAACCCTGTCGGCGACGACCGGGTGCCGCTGCCACCGGGATGGCCGCGCGAGTACGTCGTCGCCCGGCAGTACACCTCGTCCGCCAGCCAGCCGGGCGTCCCCGGCCGTTCGGACGCCAACCGTGTCGTGCGCGAGTGGCTGGGCAGCCGTTCCGCGGTAAAGGAGGAGCCCGTGACCGAACAGGACAAGAAGGACATCGCCCGGATGGTGCTCGAGGCCCTGCGGGACGAGGTCTTCCTGGTAGAACCGGCGATCAGACAGGCACCGAAGGGCGGCGCCGTCATCGGCGCCACCTACAACAAGGTCGGCGACGTCCAGTCCGCACTCGTCCGACTGGCCGAACAGCTCGGCCTCGTCGGCGTCGCCGTCCACACCGGACGCCAGGAGATCGCGGTCATCGGCGGCAAGGTCGACGCCCTGCACACCATCGCCGGGACGGACCTCGTCATGAGCGAGGTGCTCGAAATGGCCCCGTCACCCGTCGAGCACATGCTCGCCGTCCTGCTGGACCACCTCGGCGTCGAGTACCCGCCCGCCGCCGGACCCGTACCGGAACAGGAGTAGTCGTGGAACTCTCGCACATGCTGGTCACCGCCGCGGTGACGGCCTTCGTCCCGTGGCTGACCGCGCTGTTCGCGGCACGGCGCGCGCCGCAGGCGGTCAAGGCCGGCGTCACCGCGCTACTGTCCGCCGCGACCGGAATCCTCGTCGAGCTACAGTCGGACCCCGGTTACGAATGGAAGTCGGCGGTACTGTTCGCCGCCGAGGGGTTCGCCGTGGCGACGCTGTCCCACCTGAACCTGTGGAAGCCGCTGGGACTGACCGGGTCGACGGGACTGATCCAGACGAAGGTTCCGAAGGGCGTCGGCTAGGCGCCGACCCTCCCGAGACGAAGCCGCCGGCCCGCCCTCTCTCCCGGGCCGGCGGCTTCCTCGCGTCCGGACGACCTAGGGACGGACGTACGGCGACCGTCGTCGAGGCGTGTGCTTGGCTGGGTCGGTACAGATGGGCGCCTCAGCGGCCCGCCGAGCCGGTTCCGAAGATCGGTGCGGGAGCAATCTACCTACCGCGCATGCAGACAGACGATCATGGTACGGGCCTGTGAATCCCCCGAAACCGCAAGTCAGAGCTAGTGCGCCGCCTTACAAGCGAGTGGTCGCAGGTTCGATCCCTGCCGCGCCCACAAACACAGTACTACCAGCACGTTTTGCCCCTCCGTCGGAGCTCGGTGCGGCGGCAAGTCTGAGCGACAGAAATCTATCTTGACGATCATGGTCTACACTCCCGGACCCATGACCGACACTTCGGGCGACGCCTGGCAAGCCACGTGGGAGTCCTACCTCCGCTCCTGGATACGCCACGTAGACGGCAGGCAGGTAGCGAAGAACACCATTCGGATCTACACCGGGTGCGGCAACCTCTTCGTCGACTTCCTCGGCCGACTGCCGACCGAGGGCGACCACGACGTCCTACGGCCGGACGACGCCGAGGCGTTACGGCGGGCGCACGTCGAACTGTTCCTCGCCCACCGAGGAGCGAAGGGCGACAAGCCGAGCTACGTCCACCAGCACTGGCGCAACCTGCGCGCCTGGTGCAACTACCTCGTCTTCGACGAGGTGATCGACCGGTCGCCGATGCGCGGGCTGAAAGAGCCGATCGTCCCCGAGAAGACGGTGCCGGTCATGCCCGACGAGCAAATCGCCGCGCTGTTCACCGCCTGCAAGGGGCGCGGGTTCACCGAGGTGCGCGACACCGCGATCATTCGGCTGCTGTTCTCGACAGGATGCCGGCGGGAAGAGATCGGCAGGCTCGAGGTCACCGACCTCGACATGGGGCGCGACGAGATCCACGTCGAAGGCAAGGGGCGCAAGGACCGTTACGTCCCGTTCGGCGCGAAAACCGGGCAGGCGCTCGAGAAATACCTGCGGCTCCGTGGAAAGCAGCAAACGAAGAACATGCCCGAGCTGTGGCTGGCCGAAGCGGGACGGGGGGCGCTCTCCCCGTCGGGTGTCGGCCAGATGCTGAAGCGTCGTGCACGGCAGGCCGGCATCGGCCACGTCCACCCGCACCTGTTCCGCCACAAGTTCGCCGACGACTGGCAACGCCGAGACGGCAACACGCAAGATCTCAAGCGTCTGATGGGGTGGAACTCCGACGCGATGCTCGCCCGGTACGCCGCGTCGTCGGCCAGCGACAGGGCGCGCAACGCCCACCGCCGAATGCGCCTCGACGACCGCCTCTGACTCTCGTGAAGAGGCAATTCGTCTCTCTAGGGTTGACGGACGCACGTCAGAGCGGCAGAGTGCCCCGCCATGGGGAGCACACCAGGAGAGCGAAGAGACAGGGCGCGGGTCGCCGCCTACGCCAAGCACCTGAAGCTGGACCCGCAGAAGTCGACGGTCAAACTGCGGCTGTCCCGCGAGCTGCGGCTCGAGCGGAAGGCCGTCGACCCGAAGGGACTGCTCGACCCGGACGGCCCGGAGTACGCGAAAGCCAAGGAGGCCATCGAGCCGGCCGAACTAGAACGTCGGATCAAGCTGGTGATCGGCGGCGAGATGGCCAAGGCGCGACTGGCCAAGGCCGAGAAGCGCAGGCTCGCGCAGGGCGGAACGGCACGCCGCGCCCGTTCCGCCTGACATGCCCGACTAGTTCCCCCACCGGGCTCGAAATCGTCTGTAGGTAGGGGATTACCCCGCTTGACGCGTAGTCAGCGCCCGACGCAAAGTGCACATGCACGCAACAGTCACGCTGCCGCCACAAACAGCAGATCACGGTAGGTCACGAACTCGCCGCCCGACTGGACGCCGGGCGACGGAGGTTACTGTTCTGAGCCACGGCCGCGCGGGCCGCGGGTGTGCCCGGGGGTTTCTGATGTCCAGCAACGCGGTCGGCTCGGGGGAGTACGCGGAGTTCGCACCGCTGGCGGACGCGGTCGGGACGATCAGGGACCTCAAGGCGCGGGCGAACGACGAGTCGCTACCGCTGGCCGACCGCTTCGACGCCGAACGCCAGGCGGTCGGGGCCGAGAAGGTCCTGCGCAGAGTCCGCGAGGCCATGTCCGGCTTGGGCGACGGCTAGGCGGGCGCCGGCCCGTTCGTGTTCTCCGGCACCTCGTCACCCTCGCCGAGGACCTCGTCGAGGACGGCCCTGGCCTTGCGGCGCTGGGTGTCACTCATCGCCCGGACCGCGTCCAGCAACGCCTCCCCGACCTCACCGACAGTCTCCGGCACGGCGACGTCAAGAGCCGGTTCGACGCTCCGCAGGAGGTGCTCCCACGCCCAGAGCACTTTCTGCCGTACCACCGGGTCGTCCAGCGCGTCGGCACGCTCGGCCAGCCCGTGCGCGTAGCTGAGACCGCGCACCTCCTCCGGCAACGGGTCGCGGAACCCGAACGTCTCACCTATCGCCGCGCGCACGACCCTCTCGGGCCGTCTGAGCGCCCGCGCCAGCCCCGTGATCGCGGCCGGGCGCGGCGGGTCTTCCAAAGTCAGGGTCGCGTACTTCTGGATCTGGCCGGGGAGCATCCACGGCCTGCCGTCCGGCCGCCTGCCCGCGCGGGCAGCCAGCCGGGCGTAGGAGATGTCGTCCTCGCCCCGCTTGGCCTCGAGGATAAGTTCTTGCAACGCGGTCGGCTCGCCCGCCTCTTCCGTCACGCGGGGTGCTCCTGTCAGGGTCTCGGCCCCGCCGGGGCACGGTCGTTCGGGGCAAGTGTCGCCGCAAGTATCGCCCGACGTCGCTACGGCGCGACGGCTACATGACCCCTACGGGACTTCCGGCCCTGCCGCCGAAATCGGCCCGACTCTCTTGCGGAGTCGACACGACTCTGTAGAGTGGACACCAAACCGGCAACGGGAGGAGCGCGGGACCTTGGGCAACTGGGTGCGGACCACCACCACGGCCCGGCTCCGCGTCCAGCCGGGCACGCTACGGGCGGCCCTTGCCGGGATCTCTCAACGCCAGCTGGCCAAGGACCTCGGGCTTCGGTCGAACGGCATGATCGGGCACCTGCTGTCCGGTCGCCGGACGTCCTGCACGCCGAAGCTGGCGGAGAGGATCGCGGAGGTGGCCGGCGTCGAGTTCGACGCCCTCTTCGTGCTCGTGACGCCTCTTACGAAGAGCCGGACCGCTTGCCGCGACGAGGCGCGGGGAACGGCGGCGTAAACGTGATCGGCCCCCGTCCGGACCGGAGATCCGGGACGAGGGCCTACGCACCCCGACAACCAAGGAGGACACGGGATGCAAGACGAGGGTAGCGGAACTGGGACCACGACCTATCTGGTCGAGTTCCGTCAGGAGCGGGGCGCCGACCTGTTGGTCGACGTCCCCGGCCCGCCGTGCGACGAGTCGCGGGCCGAGGCCGTTCGCCGCGCGGAGGCGAGGCGCGGCACGGGCGAGGCGATGGCGTGGGGCAGCGTCGGCGGGCCGTACGTGGTGAGCGCCGCACCGGTCGACGGGCCTCGCGGCATCGGGGCGGTGGCGTGATGCGTTGGCGGACGGTCAGGACTCAGGCCGAACTCGAACGAGCGCTTGCCGACGGCGACTGGGCAGATCTCGGGGAGGACGGTCGTTTCGTCGTAAACCGTCAGGACACCGCCACCGTGGAGGCGTACGGCACCGCCACCGTGGAGGCGTACGTCAACGGCGGCGACGCCTACGTCGCCGAGTACCTGCACGAGGACTGCGAGCGTTTCGAGGTGACCAAGGCGCCGATCCCGGTCGCGGTCGCGTGGGACGGCCCCGACCAGTACTACGTGTGGGTGCCGCTGGCGTGGCTCGACGCCCAAGTCGGGGCGGTGACCCTGTGAGCGCCGACGACCGTGCCCTCGTAACGGTCTGCGACCACTGCCTGAAGGCGTCGTGCTGGCACATGGAGTTCCCGTGCGAGGACTACCAAGGCGCGGGCACCGTCGACCTTCCCGTGCTCGCACTGAAGACGCTGGGACGGGAGCACTCCGACTACTGGGTGGAGCGCACGTTTACACCCTCGGTCGAGGTGACGGCAGATGCTGACCAGACCCCCGAACCCGTCGTCCACGCCCGCGCGGCGGCCGAAGCGATACGGCAGGTCAACCATCTGACGATCGCGAGCGACGGCGGGCTCACCCACCCCGCCGACCTCGCCGACCTGCTCACCGCACTCGCCGACCTCGCCGACCGGCTCCCGCGAACCCTCGGACAGCTCGCCCGGATCGCCGACAGGTTCGGCCAACGCGACGAGCTGACCGACGACCGGGGCTCCTGGCACGACACCGAAACCACCTGCGAAGTCGTCGGCCTGCTACTCGACGCCGAATCGGTCGCCACCGGCACGCGGGCCGCCGATCGGCGCCGTCCTCGCACGCCCTGCCAACACCCGCGACCTGCGTGTCTGGGTCGCCACGTTCGAAGCCTGCCACGGCATCGGCTGGATGTTGGTAGACCCGGGCAAGGGCACCGAAGCGTGGGAATGGGCCGCCATCTACGAGATACCGAGCGACGCGGTCAGGTTGGACCGGCCGGGGACGGTGCGACCGTGAGTGGGACCCTAGCGTTCGTCGATCTTGAAACTACGGGCCTCGAAGACCATCACCAGCCGTGGGAGATCGCAGTCGTCCGCCGTCGCCCCGGCGTCGAGGAGCGATTCCGCTGGTTCGTCCAGCCCGACTACCTCGACCTAGCCGACCCGGAGGCGTTGAAGATCGGCCGGTTCCACGAGCGGACCGCACATCTCAACACCACCTACGGTGACCCGCGTCTCGCAGCGAACACGGACGCCTGGGCGTGCGCTCCGACACTCGCCGAATGTTTGGCCGAGCTGCTGCGCGACGCCGTCCTGATCGGGTCCAACGCGCAGTTCGACGCGCGGATGCTCCGGCTGCTCCTCGCCCGCCACGGACTGAAGCCGACGTGGCACTACCGGCCGGTGGACGTCGGGGCCATGGCCTACGGGTACCTGCACGGCTGGTGGCACCACGCTGTGCAGGCCGGCGACGAGACCGTCGAATCATGCCCGGACCTGACGCTGCCGTGGAACTCGACGAAGCTCGCCAAGGCGCTCGGGATCGATCGCGTCGGGGTCCACGAGGCCCTGCCCGACGCCGAGTTCGCGATGGCCGTGTTCGACGCGGTGACGGGACGGATGTCGTGACCGCGCCGTGGTGGGAACTACCCCAGCTCGTCCTCGACACCGAATCGACCGGCGTCGAAATCGAAACCGACCGCATCGTCCAAATCGCCGTCGTCCAGATCGGACCGAAAGGCGTCGAGCGTTCGCGTTGCCATCTCGTAAATCCAGGAGTGTCGATTCCCGAAGGCGCTCAGGCGATTCACGGAATCACCGACGAACGGGCGCAAGCCGAAGGGCTGAACCCCGCCGACGTGATACCGGCGGTCGCCCAGCTCGTCGAAGGCGCGTGGGCGAAAGGTCAATGCGTCGTCGCGTGCAACGCCTCGTTCGACGTAAGCCTGCTCGACCGCGAACTCCGACGCCATGCCGGCCGAGGTCTCGACCTGACGAATGTTCTCGTCGTCGACCCTCTCGTTCTAGATCGAGCATGCGACCCTTACCGGCCCGGTTCACGGAAGCTGGTCGACCTCGCAGCGCACTACCGGGTGAAAGCCACCGACGCGCACGACGCTCTCGGTGATTGTTATTCGGCCGCGAGGGTGGTGTGGCGTCAGGTTCGCACCACCGAGACCGGCGCCGTCAGCCCGAACGGCCGCCGTCGTCACCTCGACTACACGCCGCTACGCGAACTGGCCCTGCCCGAACTGCACCTGTGGCAGGCCGAACGGTACAGCGAATGGGCGGCGGGATTCGAACAGTACCTGCGCACGAAAGCCGACCCGCGCCAGCCGGACGCGGTGGTCGGACGTGACTGGCCGTGGCGTCCGTTCGTCGGAACGGAGGTAGCCGCATGACGTCCCCGACCCGCACCGCACCGCCGTACCGGATCGTCCTCCCCGCCTCGGCCGACCGCGACCTGTGGCTCGCCGAACGGCGCAAGGGCATCGGGTCCAGCGACGTCGCCGCCGTCATGGGTGTCTCCACGTTCGCCTCCGCGCAGCACGTCTACTACGACAAACGAGGCGAACTGCCGCTCGACGACGCCGACCAGAGCGAGCCGGCACGCTGGGGAACCCTGCTCGAGGAGACGGTCGCCCGCGAGTGGGCTCGGCGCAACCGGTCCGTGGTCCGCCGTGTCGGGCTGATCGCCCGCAAGGACGCCCCGCACCACCGGTGCACGCTCGACCGCCGCTGCGACGAATGCCCGATGAACCGCGACGAGCACGAACGCTGCGCCGTCGAGGTGAAATGCCGGTCGGCGTACAAGGCCGGCAGCTGGAAGCGCAACGTTCCCGACGACGTGCTGGCGCAGGTGCTCTGGCAAATCCACGTCACCGGCTACGATCACGCCCACGTCGCCACGCTCATCGGCGGCAACGACTTCCGGCAGTACGTCGTCCGGCGCTCCGACCACGAGCAGCTGATCGCCGACGTCGTGGCGGTAGTCGACCGGTCGTGGGACGACATCCAGGACGGCCGCGTGCCGGCGCTGACCGGCGAAGAGCCGGTCGACCCGATGCTCGACCTGCTCGACCAGCTCCATCCGAACCGGACCGGAGTCGTCGACCTCGACGCCTTCCCGGCGCTGACCGGCACGGCGGTCGACCAGCTCGAGCAGTACGAGACCGCACGCCTCGAAGGCAAGGCGGCCAAGGCGCGGCAGGACGCGGCGAAGGTCGGGATGCTCGCCGCCCTCGGCGGGGCGCAAGCAGCGGTGCTCGACGGCGACCTCGCCTACGAACTCCGCCCGACCGAGGGCCGCGAGAAGTGCGACTTCGCGAAGCTCGCAGCCGAGTTCCCCGACGCCTACGAGACGTGCGTGACCCGCAATCCCGGCGCGACCCTCTGGATCGCCCGCCAGCACAGACTTCAGGAGATCCCGTCATGACCACCCTCGCCGACCGCGCCTCGACGCTGGCGCGCAACGGGCAGGCTTCACCCGCACAGGCCCGGCCACGTCAGACCGACCCGGCACCCGCGCCCGTCCAGCCCGAAACGTACGCACCGGCCGAGGTCGACATCCCGGAACCGCCGGCTGGCGGCCCGCCCGAGGTGCCCGTGCACGTCGCGTGGTCCCGTGTCATGGGGACCGTCCGCTACATCGGCAAGGACCAGAAGGTCACCGAGGGCCCGGCTCGGTTCAACTACCGAGGGGTCGACGACGCCCTGAACGTCTTCGGTCCGGCCTGCCGGCTGCACGGCGTGCTCGTCCTGCCGACGAAGGTCGACCCCACCTACCGCGACACCAAGACCTCGACGGGCAAGAGCACCCGCGAATGCACGGTGGTCGTGACCTACCGCATCTACGGCCCGAAGGGCGACCACATCGAGGTCCAGGCGGCGGGCGAGTCGCTGGACTCGGGGGACAAGGGGAGCGCCAAGGCGCAGGCGGTGGCGTTGCGGACGCTGCTGATGCACGGCGGGCTCGTCCCGACCGGCGACATGGACCCGGACAGTCAGAACGTCGAGCGAGGCGAGGCGGTCGTACGCCCGCCGTCGTCCTACCGGGACGAGATCGTCCACCCGGCGACGACCCGCCAGCGGATGGCGCAGATCCACCACGAGATCAGGCAGTACCGCATGGTCGGCGCGCTGGTGACGAACGGCGTCGGCGACGAGGAGCCGCTCGGCGCACTGCTGGACCGGACCGGTCGGGAGCGGTTCGCGCCGAAGTCGGCCCCGCCTGCGCCTGCCGTTCCAACTGCACCCGCCGCCGACTTCCCGGTCGAAGAGCCGAACGAGCCGAACTGGGAGCCGGCGTGAACTTCACCGAACGGATCTACGAACTCGTCCGCGAGCGGGGTGAGATGACCCCCGGTAGGCACAGTGTCCAGCGGCAGGTGGCCGACGTGGTCGGCTGCACTTCCGAGCGTGCGCGGGTGGCGCTTCTCGAGCTCGCACGTGACGGGCGGATCGTGCTGGCCGACGGGTCGCGCGGCGTCCGGGGGCCTCGGCGCATCACCTTCGTGCGGCTGCCCCCGGCTATGGCGGTGGCGTCATGACCCCCGCCGAACTCGCCTCCGCGCTACGGCTCGGCGCCCGAGGTCGTGACGCCTCGCTGGCGGCGGTCGAACTACTGGTCTGGCACGAGTACTGGATCCGACGCATGGCCTTCCACCCGGACACGTTGCACGTCGACCGTCACGGCGACGTCGACTGGGTGGAGCTGGCGCTGGCGGTCGTGCGCGACGAGATCCGCGCGTCGACGTCACCGCGACCATCGCCGCCGTCTACGGGAGCCGTCCGGTTGACGTCGACTGGCGCGAACTGATCAGAAGGGCGGGCATGTCGTGATCAGGTTTCTGCACGACCAGCCAGCCGCCGCCGACCAGCCAGCCGCCGCCGACCAGCGGCAGCACCCGCACGCGCCGAGGGTCGCACAAGCGTTCGAGAGGGGCGAGTAGATGAACCTCGTAGTGATGGGCGCCCACCACGCCGCCGACGGGCACGGCGTGGTGATGAACCCGACGCCGGCCGGGCGGTGCTCGTTCGCGGCCGGCGACGTCCGGGCGTGGGACGGACTCGACGACGTCGTCAACGGCGTCTGCGGGGTCGACGCGGCCTACACGCTGCACCACGCCGACAACGACGACGCGGACACCGGGCTGTGCGTCCCGCACGCCGCCCACGTCCGAGCCTGCCCGTCGTGCTCGGTGGGGGTCGGCCGGCTGGTCACCGCCGGTGCCTGAGCCCGACGACGGCAGGACGACGAGGGTCACGCAGATGTTCGAGAGGGGCGAGTGATGGGTTACGAGATCATCAAGTGCGCGCGGGACGTCGATCTCTACATCGAGTGGTCCTCGATCGTCGAGTCACCGACCGCCGTGGGCACCCGCGCGGAGATGTTGGGCCATCTGACCTCGCGGCAGGACCACACCAGCTCCAACCCGCCCGAAGCCCGCTTGCGCCGCGCCGACGAACGCGGCACGTCGATGCTCGACAGCACGGGCCACGACTGGGACTCGTACGGCGCGATCTACGAGCAGCGCGGGTTCCTGCGACGGCACACCTTCACCGACTTCGCCCGCGCGGTGCTCGCCGAGGCAGACGAGTCGACCTTGCTCTCGATGCTCGAACCGTTCGAGGACGAGACGGTCGGCGCCGGTGCCTGAGCCCGACGACGGCGCCCGGCAGGCGTGCCAGGAGCTGTGCGTCCTGCCCTCCGACCCGCGCGACCCTGAACTCGTCGTACCCGGCCTGCTCTCGGTCGACGACCCGCCCGGATGGGCCTACCCGTGGACCCTCTCGGCCGCGCGCTGGCCGGTCCCGTTCGACGACGACGACCTCGACGAGCCGTACCCGTGGTGGCTGCAAGCGGGAGCGGACGCCGCCGAACTGTTCGACGAAGACGAGGTGACAATCGGTGCCTGAACCGCCCACGCCGCCGTGCGACCGCTACGTCAGCACGGGAGACGGCGACTGGATCATCAACTGGGGTCAGCACGAACCTGGGCGCACGGCCCCGTTGGCCGAGCGCGTCGGACGCATGGAGCGGATGTTCGACCGCCGCGTGCGACGTCCTGCCGCTGCCGCCAGGCGAAGGCGCCGGAACCGGGGCGGCGCCGTGACCGGCCTACTCGCCCGCCGGCCCCGGTGGGCCACCTGCCGCACCAAGGGGTGCGGGCACGCGGTCGCCCGCCACTACCGCGACCGGTTCGGGCCGGGATGCCTCGGCCTCGGCGCGTGGTGCGGGTGCACGAGGCCGCGCCGGTGGGGGAGGCCCGCGTGATCGCGGTCAGGGTGTGGTGGACCGCCCGACGCCGACGGCCGGCACGGCCTCTGGCCGTGGGCTGCGCGCACCCCGCCTGCCTGCTGACCAGCCGGCCGGCGGGGCTGAGCCGGGCACAGGTCCAGGTGTGCGGCGGCTGCCAGCGGCAGTGGGCGGTCGAGCCGTGATCGGCACTACGACGTTCCTCGCGGCGCTCGGAGTCGTCGTCTTCGCGTCGGCCTGCGTCGTGGCCGTGGCCGTACTCAGCGCCCCGGCCGACCGGTGCCGATGCAGGTGCGGAGCTGGGAAGCACGCCGCGGCTCCGACAGCGCGGCGATTCGACACCCACGAAGCGGAGGCGATCCAGGTCGGGAACTCCGGCCGCGAAAACAGGGGGAAGACGTGATCTGCTTCCTGCTCGGCATGTTCGGTGGGGCTCTCGGCGGTGCGGTCGGCGTCGCGACGACCGCCGCGGTGCGCGCCAACCGCGCCGAACGAACACCCGGCGTCGGGCCGGCTACCGGACCGCTGCCCGTGGTCGTGCGGTCGGTGGCGTTCCCCGCCGACCCCGACCCGGTCGACGTCAGCACGCACCCGGTGCTGTCGTACTCCGACCTCGTCTCGTCCGGCCACCACCCGCGCTCCCACCGGGCGCACCCATGACGTGCCGGCGGCAGGCACCCCCCCCGGCCCGCCGCCGGCACCCCTACGGCCGTCGGCGCGGGTGTCCCCCGCCCGCGTCGGCGGTCACCACCGTCCTCCCGGGCCGTGCGGGCACGAACCCCGCGACCCGGGAGGGCACGTACCGCCGACCGCCACGACCAGAGCGCGGCGGGTCGGCACAGACGGTCGTCGTGAACGGACGACGACCGCCAGTCGGCGGGGTCCTCGGACGCCAGGTCGAGAGGACCCCGCCGGCACCTACTACTCACGGAACGGAGACAGCGGTGACATGACGACCGACTGGCGGGAACGCGCGCTGTGCGGGGACGAGCCGCCTGACATCTTCTTCCCGGTCGGGACGACCGGGCCAGCGGCGGACCAGCTGGAAAAGGCGAAAGCGGTCTGCCGTCGTTGCGCGGTGACGTACGACTGCCTGACCTGGGCGTTGGAGACCGGCCAGGCCGCCGGAGTCTGGGGCGGCCTGTCCGAGGACGAGCGCCGCGCGCTGAAGCGACTTCGAGTCCGGACCCTGACGTGACGACCACCGAGACCGACCGGGGCGAACCCGACGACCTCGACCGCGAGATCGAGGCGTTCTTTCGGGTCGAACGCCTGCTCGAAATGCTGGCCGGCACGGCCCGGCCGCCTGACGTGCCGCCGCCCGGCGGCGAACCTCCCGCGGCGCTGCCGCCGGGTCTCGAGGGCGTGCGCGTCCGGCTGTGGATCGGCGGGTGCTGGCTGGCGACTGTCGTGGCCACGGCCTGCCTCGCGCTCAGGTAGACGCCTCGCCACGAAAGGCGTTTCAACTCCCCGCGGTTGGACGAAGCCCCGGCGAGCCCCGCGACCGACGTCGGTCGCGGGGCTTCGCCGTGTCAGGGGTTGTGTTTGAAGGGTCGGTAGGACCACGTACTCAGAGCACGTGCCCTGTACCTAGACGCCTCGACTCGCTACCCTTCGCCGGACATGCGGACGATTCGGGGGAGGGAACGGCAGTGACGACGTCGCCAGATCGGGACGAGCCGCGAGTCGAGGTGGACGCGGACGGGACCGTCAGCCTGTACGCGGGCGCGGGCACCACGTCGGAGGCGCTGGTCGCGGCGCTGCTGCGGCAGGTGGTCGACAGGACCGACGAGCTGCGGCTGCGCGAACCGCTGGTACTCAGGTTCGCCGGCGGCACCGGCGCGGGACGCGGGAGGCGGCTCAGGTAGGGGGCGCGACGCGCCAGCCGGGTCGGTGGACGTCCATCCACGCCTCGACCTCGGCGCGTCGCCACGCCCGGTAGCGCGGCCTGTCGACCACCGGCTCCGGGAACGTCCGGTCACGGCTGATCGTGTAGGCGCGGGACCGGGACACGGCGAGCATCTCCCGCAGGTCGGCCATGTCGACGAACTCTGGATCGGCGGTCACGAGTACAGCACGCTAGGTCGCGACACGTGGTAACCCCACGTGCTCTTTCCCTATGTCCTGCGACCCGCTAGCGTGACCACCTGAACGCAAGTGGCCCCGTCCGGTGTGTCGAGCACCAAACGGGGCCTAGGTCCTAACCGTCTCGGGGGTTAACACCTATATGGACTACACCGTACCCGTCCGCACCGGCTTATCGCCAGAGTCCGGAGTGGGATACCACTGGAGCGCCAACCACAAGTTCCTGCTGGTCACACTGGGCGAAACCACCGACACCCGTGCCGTCCTCGCCGTGCTGAGCACGCGAGCCGTCGGCCTCGAACTCGTCGCCGTTTCCGAGGAAATCGGCGGAATGCTGTTCCGAATGCCGAGCCCCCTGGCGTGGCGCTCCGTCGTCGACACCCTGTAGCGATCGCCGGGGTGGAGCGGCGGGGGCAGGCCGAACCGACCCCACTGACCCGGCCCCCACAGTCGTGGCGGCCCCCGTACCCCCCCGGTCGGGGGCCGTCACCCCTTCCCGCTCCCCAAAGGAGCCCGACCGGTCAGGAAGGACCAGTCGTGGTCGCACCGACCGAAACCGCACCACCCTCCGAGTGGCCCGGCGTCGAGGTGCTGTGGCGCGGCGGCCGGCGGTACCTGCTCGTCACCCTGACCGACGACGCCGACCGGCGCGGCGTCCTCGCCGCGCTGAAGGCGCACGCGGTCGGGTTGGAGTTGCAGACCGTGGACGTGGAGGCGGGGGAGCTGCTGTTCCGGGTGCCGTCCAGCCTGGTCTGGCGGTCTGTGGTCGACGTCGAGTAGCCGTGGCCGTGGGGTAGTGTGTCCGCGACTGACAGCGGGAGCGCGCTTCTCCGGGAATGGTTCAGCGCGCAAGCGAGCACCAGCAGGGCCGCGAGGGTCCCCGTCTACGGCGGGGGCCCTCCGCTTGTCCCCGGCGCGGTACCCTCGCATCGTGCTCCCGACCCGATGGTGACCCACCCCGATTCGTAGGGGTGTGGCTCAACTGGCTAGAGCACCGGTCTCCAAAACCGGCGGTTGCGGGTTCGAGTCCCGTCGCCCCTGCTGACGTCCGACGGTGCGTAGGGCGTACCGGCACCACCGCTGACAGTGGACACCATTTCGCCCCACGGGTGCGGGCCGCGCGTTAAGATCCGCCCGACCGAGGGGGGACGCATGCGGGCACGGCGGGTGTTACCGGCGTTGGCGTTAGTCGTGGTGGCGGGGTGCGGCGGCGGGACGGCGACACCAGTAGAAACAGTCACCGTCACGGTGACCGCGCCGCCGACCGTGGACCGTAACAGCGCGGGCTACCGGCTGGCCGCCGCCGACCGGCTGGGTGCCGACCCGGCCAAAGTCGACGCCTACCAGCGGTTGGCCGAAGAGGCGGCCGACGGGTGCGACGGTACGGCCACGCAGCTGGCGGCGGGTGTGGTCGAGACGGTGGGGCTGCTCGCCGAACGGGGCGCGCGGACGTCGGCTTGGGCGTTGCTGACCGACGTGGCCCGGCGGGCGGGGCAGGGCGGGTGCATGTCGATCCTGCTGGCCTACGGCATCGGGCAGCTGCCGGTGCCGGCGCACGCGCTGCCCCGCTGACGGGTGGGCGGGCGGCGATCACACAAGCGGGACCAAGTCGAGTGGGGGAGCACATGCGGGCACGGTGGGCGGTACTGGCTTGTTCGGTGGCACTGGCTGCGTTAGCGGGATGCTCGGGCGAGGCTGGTGGGGATCTCGTGGAGCCTGCGGCAGTCGACAGCCCGGCGCTGACCGCCTACCAGCGGGCCTACCTGGTCGTCTGCGAAGACGCGACCGAGGGGCCGCCGACGGACGCGCCGACACGGGACCCCCGGCCGCTGGTCGAGGTCCGAGGCTGGCAGCAGGGATTCTGCCGCGGCGGCGAAGCGTTGGCGGAACTGGACCAGCTCACAGCGTTGGACACCCGGCAGATGCGTGATGCGGCCGAAGCCGGCGACCGCGCCCGGGAGGCGCTGACCGGCGTCCCGCCGGACTGCGGCGCGGTGGACGGGACGCCGGTCGAACGGTTCTGTCCTTGACCGCGCGGACATCGGGTTTGATTCGCCGACCGTCAAAGGGGCGTGCGATGCGGGTGAGCGACGCTCCCTACATGTGGTGGTTCGGACACCTGCCGTGCGCAGCTACGTGGACACCATTTCGCCCCGACGCGCGTAACCTAACTGCTTGACCGGGATATCCCGCGAAACCAGTTAGGGGGGTCACGGTGGCGGCACAGCACACGTACCAGCGAATCGCCGAAGAGATCCGAGACAAGATCACCAGAGGCGAGCTTCGGGCAGGGGACCAGATCCCCAGTCTCCCGACCCTGAAGGCGGAACGGAGGGCGTCGTTCCAGACAGGACAGGCCGCGTTCGACCTGCTCAAGAGCTGGGGCCTCGTGGAGACGAAGCCCGGACGAGGGACCTTCGTAGTCGAGGAGATACCGGTCGTCAACTGGATGACCGAGATGACCCTGCCCGGCCCGGACGGCACCCGCAAGCGGTGGAAGGACGTCGTCGGCCGAATCGGGAAGGTCGGCACCCAGCGCGTAACGGGCGCGGGACGCATGCCGGCGCCGCCAGACGTCGCCCACGCCTACGGCTACGAAGCCGGCACAGAGGTGGCGTGGCGCCAACGCCTCATGATCTCCGACGGGCGGCCCGCCCAGATCGCCACCTCCTACTACTCGGACGCGGTCGCCGCCGCAGTCCCAGCGCTGACGAATCCCGAACTGCTGCCCACCAACGCCATGCAACTGATGTCGCACACCGACTTCGAGATCACGGGCGGCGAGGACGAGGTCATGGCCCGAGCCGCGACCGCCGAAGAGGCCGGACTGCTCGAGGTGGCTCCGAGCGCGCCCGTCTCCGAGGTGTTCCGGACGGCAAGGAACGCGGTCGGCGACGTGGTGACCGTCGAGCGGATGGTCACCTACGGCCCACGGATGCGGCACGCCTGGAAGTTCGGCACATCCCAGGCTTGACCTAAAAGCGGGATAACCCTAGAGTTCGAATAGCTGGACGGCCGGGTGTCCCGGCGGTGCGTCAACACCGCCGGGACGTTGGAACCGGCCTCAACCGTCTCTCGAACGAAAGGCCGACCCGTGGGTCATCCTGCCCTGCTCGCACCGGTGGACACCAGTCCTCCCGTCGTGTGGCTCCCTCCCGCCGTAGCGGCGGACATCAGCGGCTACGGCCGCAAACGCCTCACCCGCATGGGTGACCGCGGCGAGCTGACCGTCAAGTGGCACGGCGCGCACCGCCGCTTCCGCAAAGACGAGATCGAAGCGCTCGTCCCTGGCGGTGCCGCGTGACCGAGATCGTTCCCTTCGCGTTCAACGGCACCGAACTCCGGACCGTCCTGATCGACGACCAGCCGTGGTTCGCCGCCGCCGACGCCGCGAAGATCCTCGGCTACCGGGACGCCGCCAACGCTGTGCGCATCCTGCGCGAGCGACACAGGGGTACTCACCCGATGAGTACCCCTGGCGGAATCCAGGACCTCACCGTCGTCTCAGAACCCGGCATCTACCGGCTGGCGATGCGGAGCGACCTACCCGCCGCCGAGGACTTCCAGGACTGGATCGTGGACGAAGTCCTGCCCGCCATCCGCAAGACCGGCCGCTACGAACAGCCCGACGACCAGCCGCAGCCCATCGCCAGCCCGCTCGCCGACCACATCAGCGGACTCGACGCCGCCGCCCGCGCCGGCTACCTCCCCCGCTCCGAAGCCAAACGCACCGCACTCCAACTACTCGCCGACGCCGGACTCGTCCAACCCCCGCCCGCACCACCCACCCCCGCCGAATCCGTACTCCGCTGGGTCCGCCACCGCGAACTCGCCGAAGGCGACACGTTCAGCCTCCGAGACGCCCACCGAGGACTCGCCGGGCAGCACTGGGCCTACCACTCCGAAGCCGTCGCCGCCGTACTCGCCGACCTCGTCGACGCCGGACACCTCCGCAAGACCCCCCGGCCCGCCGGGATCATGCGCGGCCGTCCGCCCGGCCCCCGCTTCGAAGTAATCGCCACCCGCCGCCAGATCGGCGGCACCCCGTGATCTGCATGGGCTGCGGCGCACCCAACCCCGGCAAAAACCACACCTGCAAGCCCCAGCGGAAGCAGCCCGACAACCTCGTCGGCGCAGACGGAGGCACCCGATGACCGGCCTCACCGACCCCGTCGACGACTTCTACAACCAGCACCCCGAACTCGTCGACCTCGACAAGGCCATCGAACAATCCCTCGCCGCCAACCGGCTCATGCTCGAACGGCTCGCCGAAAACGCGCCCCGCACCGAAGTCGCGAACTGGCAGGACGTCGTCAACATCGGCGCCCAAGCCGGAGACGTCTTCCTCGTCGTCGACACCCCGACCGGGTACGCCACGGCGTTCCTCGCCCGGCTGGGCGCCTACGCCGTCGACCCGGACGAGGCCGACCGGTGAGCGCGCTCCCGCTCGCGCCGACACTGGGCGCCACCGGACTGGCCGCGATGGAACGGGCCACCGCGTGCGCCCCGCACACCCTGAGCCCAGTCGCCGCCGCCGTCACCCGGCACCCGTGCGGGCACGTCAACAGCTCGGCGTTCTGCCCCTGCACGGCGACGCTGCCGCCGACCGGCGGCAGGGCCGCGCGGACACTCGACCTCTACCCGTTCGAGGCGGAGACCGCCGCGGCGGCCGACGAGCCGCTCGACCAGCTTCGCGCGGCCGGGGCCGCCCGCCGCGCCCCGGCCCCCCGTCCCGTACCCGACCAGGGAGGACCCCGCCCATGAGTGACGACCGTGAGAACGCCCGCCTGACCGCCGACGTAGTGGTCCTCGCCTTCCCCGGCGGGGTGCCGCACGTGCTGCTGATCCGCCGCGGCTGGCCGCCGTTCGCCGGCCAGTGGGCGCTGCCCGGCGGTCACGTCGAACCCGGCGAGGACGTGGAAGACGCCGCCCGCCGGGAACTCCTCGAGGAGACCGGAGTCTTCGCGGCGGAATCCGAACTCGAACTGGTCGGCGTCTACAGCACGCCCGGCCGTGACCCCCGCGGCCGCTACGTCAGCTTCGCCTACCGCGCCGACCTGCCCGCCATGCCGGCCCCGGCCGCCGCCGACGACGCCACCGCCGCCCGCTGGGTACCCGTCCCCGACGCCCTCCACGACGGGCTGGCGTTCGACCACACCCAGATCGTCGCCGCCGCCCTCACCGCCGGAGACCCCGCGCCCGAACGACCGGGGCGGGACCGGTGAGCCAGTCGGAAGACGAGCGCATGGCCGGCATCGCGGTGTACGCGCTCCTCGAAGGGCTGAGCCGCAAGGACGGGCTCCTGCCCCGCGTACTCGACGAGCTGACCCCGGAGGACCGCGACGCGGTGCTGACCGTGCACGCCACGGTCGAAGAGAAAGGCCGGCAACGCCGGAGGGGATGGCGGTGACCGGCACGCGACCCGGGTCGGCACCCACCTCACCACGCCCGCCACGAACAGGGAGGAGCACCCGGTGTCAGCAGTGGCGAGCCCGCATCTAGTGCCCGTCCCGTGGGACGACCACGAGATGGTGAACGCCTCCACGCTCCGCCGGGCCTAGCCCCCCTCCCGCGTCGTGAGACGCGGGAGACCCCACTTCCCTCGCCCCTTTTCGAGGGTCAGGATGACTCTCGACGAGAGGCGAGACGCCTCGAAAAAGCGGACGGCCCGGTCGCGTGGTGGCGCCGGGCCGTCCTCCAACAGCAACGCACCCACACGGGAGGTGCGCACGTCGTGCGACCCATTGTCACAGACGGCACCGACAGTGCCGAAACCGTCCAGCCCGTCGACCCCGGCGAAATCCTCCGCTACCTCCGCGAACAGGCCGCCAACGGCGCGCACGTCCTGCGCGTCGCCACCGTCTGGGGCCAGTTCCGCCACCGCCGCGCGGTCGGCGGCGCGATCAAATACCTTCGGGCCGCCGGCCACGTCGCCGTCGGGAAGTCAGGCGGCGTCCGGTACGTCGCGCTCGCCCACTACGCCCACCTGATCCCGAAGCCCGGCGGTAGGCGATGAGCGTCTACGACCACCGCACCGACGAAGAGAAGGAGATCTCGCGCCTGACGGCGCGAGTCTCCCAGCTCGAAGCCGCCCGCGACCAGTGCGAGAAACTGCGCGAGAAGGCCGAACGGGACGTCCACCGCTACCGGGGGCAGGCTGGCGCCGCCCAGGTCGACGCCGACCGGACCGTGCGCCGCGAACTCGCCCACCTGAGCCGCGTGTGCGCCGAACTGGTCCGCCGGGGCGTCGCCACCGACCTCGTGCCCGACTGGTGGAAGTCCAGCGACCCCGAACTCGCCGACGCTCAGATGCGGGCCGGCTGGCCCGACGACGTGGCGCTCGCCGACCGGTGCCGGCAGCTCGAACAGGAGATGACCGCCGCCGGACGCCGCGAAGACGCGGCCTACCGGCGGATGCGCGAAGCCGAGAAGTCTCGTGACGACTGGATCGACGTGGCTGTCAACGCGGGCGCGGTCATGGGCTGGACGTGGCGGTTCGCCCCGCTCCCGAGCCGGCAGGGACGGCGCGACCTCGACACCGCGGTCGCCGAGTTCCGAGAGGCCACCGAACGCCTCGAATCCGAGGTCCGTCGAGTCGAGCGCGGCAAAGAACAACTCGCCGCCTACGTCCGACGCCTGACCCGGCTCCCGGTCACCGTCAAGAAGCTTCTGGCGCAAGGCGGGCTCAGGCAGCTGTACGCCCTGGCGGACGCGATCGCGCCCACGAACGGCCCGTGCGCATTGCCCGCGACGGTCGTCAGCGAGATCTGCCTGACAGCGGCCGAACACACGCTCGCCGACCACGTCTCGCACGCGCAGAGGATCGGCAAGCGGATCGACGTCGAACGGACCCGCGAACACGTTCTCGCCAACTACGGCTACCCGGCCGGCGAGCCGACGACGGACGGGACCGCGGTCGAGCCGGTCCAAAGCGACGAGAAGGCCTCGAAAATCCGCACGGCCGTGGCAGAAAAGGCCACCGAAGCCAAGGCGGCAGGACGATGAGCGCCGTCCTGCCCGTCGGGCACCTCGTCGTCGCCCACCTGTCCGCGACAGCCGCCGCACGGCTCGACGTGCCCGGCGCCGTCATGACCGTCTCCGTCGTCGCGGAACACCCGGACGGCTGGACGGTCGAGCGCTACGCCTGCGACCCCGTGCGGATCTCGCCCGGCGACGTCCTCGCGTGGATCGACGTCGGACCGCTGCCCGACGGCCCGGCCGAGCTCGCCGCCTTCCGACGCCAGAACCTTCCCGCCCGCACCGCCCGACTTCAGGGGGACCCGCTGTGAAAACCACCCTGGGCGCAGCCGAATTCCGCGACGCCGTCGGATGGGCCGCCCGCACCCTCCCAAGCCGACCCACCACCCAGATGCAGGTGCTCGGCGGGCTGCTGCTCACCGCGGACGACGGGCGGCTCACGGTCGACGCGTTCGACTACGAGGCGGCCCGGCACGTCGCCGTGGTCGCCACCGTCCACGCCGGCGGGCGGCTGCTCGTCGGAGGCCGGCTGCTCGCCCAGGTCGCCGAACGACTGCCCGGCGAACAGGTCGAACTGGTCTCCGACGGCTCGTTCGTCGTCGTCACCTCCGACGGGCTCACCGCCCGGCTGCCCACCCTGGACTGCGACGACTACCCGACCCTGCCCGCCCTGCCCGCCGCGCTCGGCACGGTCGACGCGGACAGGCTGCGCACCGCCGTCAGACGGGTCACCGTCGCCGCCGGGAAAGACGACACCCTGCCCGCGCTCACCGGAGTGCAGGTGGAAGCCACCGCCGGCCTGCCGCTACGCATCGCCTGCACCGACCGCTACCGGCTGGCCGCCGCCGACGTCGACTGGGACTGCCAGCTCGCAGACGGCGCCGACAGCGTGATCTCGGCGGTTCTGCCCGCCGAAACGCTGCGCGACCTCGCCGACAGCGCCAGCGGTGCCGTCACCCTGCACGTGGGCACCGGTGCGCACGGTGCGGGACTGGCCGGGCTCGCCTGGGAAGACCGGCACGCCACCACCCGTCTGATCGACGCCAAATTCCCGCCCTACCGGCGGCTGCTACCCGCCGACAACCAGCTGGCCGTCACCCTCACCGTCGACCGCGCGGTGCTGCTCGACACGTTGGACCGGGTGAAACCGGTCACCGGGAAAACCGCCCCGGTGATGCTGGCAGCAGCCGCCGACGTGCTGACCGTTCGGGCGAAAGACCCGAACGGCGCCGGGCAGATCGAAATCCAAGCCTCCTGCCAGCTGGACGGGCTGGACACGGTCACGTTGGCCTACAACCCGCACTACCTGCGAGACGCCCTGACCGCCACCAGTGGCGACATCGCCCGCATCCGCTTCGTCGAACCCGGCAAACCCCATCTGGTCGTCGGCGACGACCAGGGCAGCTACACCCACATGCTCATGCCGATCAGGTTGAACGGATGAGCGCGGTCACGTCCATCAGCTGGACGACCTCCACGTGGAACACGGTGACCGGCTGCGAAGACGTTTCCGACGGGTGCCTGAACTGCTACGCCCGAACCTTCTCCGAAAGGTTCCGGGGCGTGGCAGGCCACTACTTCGAAAACGGCTTCGACGTCACCCTCCGACCCGACCGACTTGACCTGCCGTTTCGATGGAAGAAACCGCGCCGCATCTTCGTCAATTCGATGAGCGACCTGTTCCACAAAGACGTGCCCGACGAGTTCATCGCCAAGGTCTGGCAGGTCATGGGGATGGCGCCCAAGCACGACTATCAAATCCTCACGAAGCGCCATGGAAGGATGCGGTCATGGGTAACCCGCTGGTATTCCGGCGAGATCCCCGAACCGTACGACGTCCGCCCGGTCCCCGGATTCCCTGGCTACAGCGTCACCACGCGCGGCGAAATCCTCGGGAAGCGAAACGACACTCTCGGCGGGATGAAGCAGGAGCGAGGCGAACACGGACACTGCCGCATCCGCCTGCACCGCAAGGGATCACCAAGGTCGGGAGAAGCCCTCTTGGTGCATCGGCTCGTCCTTGCAGCTTTCGTGCGCCCAGCCGCGCAGCAAGAGGAAGTACGGCACCTCAACGGACACCCGACCGACAATAGACTCTCAAATCTCCAATGGAGCAATCGACAGGAGAACCTGGCAGATCGAATCCGCCACGGCACAGGTCAGTCCTGTACGAAGCTGAACGAAGCCGACGTAGTCGCGATCCGCGAAAGATCCCGGGCCGGCGAGTCGGCCTACCGGATCGCCCGGGACTACCCGGTGTCGGACACGCAGATTCAGAATGTTGTCACCGGAAAACACTGGTCCTTGCCCGTTAGGTCGAAACCTCAGCCGGGCGCGCGTGCCGTACTGGACTGCGTGCATCTCGGTGTCAGCGTCGAAAACCAGAAGGCCGCCGACCTGCGCATCCCCGCCCTGCTCGGCACCCCGGCCGCCGGCCGCTGGATCTCAGCAGAGCCGCTCCTCGGCCCGGTCGACCTGCTCGGCGACGTCGAACGGCCCGGACCGGCAGTCGTGCGCACCGGGTTCGCGACCCGCACCGACTACGGCACAGGCGTCGAATACGACTGCGACGACCAAGTCGGCATCGACTGGCTGGTTTGCGGCGGGGAGTCCGGCCGCAACGCCCGGCCGATGGACCTGCGATGGGCGCGCGACCTTCGAGACCAGTGCGCCGCGGCCGGCGTTCCCTACTTTTTCAAACAGCTCGGAACCCCGCTCGCCAAGGCAATAGGGGTGGCAGGTAAAGGCGAGCGGTTGGCCGACATCCCCGAAGACCTGCGCATCCGGCAAATGCCAGAGGAGGCTTTGTGAGCGCCGTCAAGCCGTACTACTCGGACGGCGGGGTCGACCTGTACCTAGGCGACTGCCGGGCAGTCCTGCCCGAACTGGACCTGACCGCCGACGTCGCGATCGTCGACCCTCCCTACCAGGAGACCTCCCTCGAATGGGACCGGTGGCCCGACGGCTGGCCCGCTGTCGTCGCCGAGCGCACCCGGCAGATGTGGTGCTTCGGCAGCATGCGCATGTTCTTGGACCGCCGCGACGAGTTCGCCGGCTGGAAACTCGCCCAAGACGTCGTCGGCGAATGGACGGTCGACACGACGGTCTGGGAGAAGAACGCCGGGACGAACTTCGCCGCCGACCGATTTAAGCGAGTACACGAACTGATCACGCACTGGTACCAGGGGTCATGGGGAGAGCTTCGGTTCGATCCCCAGCGCGAAGCGGCCGAGCACCATCGGGGGTCCACGGTCAGGTCCGGAGGCGCTCGTACTCACACGGGTTCCATCGGCCGGGGTGCGTGGGTCGACGACGGCACCCGCCTCGTCCGCTCGGTGATTCGGGCTAACAACCTGCGCGGCGTCGCCCTGCACCCCACCGAAAAGCCCTTCGAGATCTTGCGGCCACTTCTCGCCTACTCCTGCCCGCCCGGCGGAACCGTGCTCGACCCGACGGCCGGCAGCGGCAGCACGCTCGCCGTGGCACGCCAGCTGGGCAGGCGCGCCGTCGGGATCGAAGCCGACGAAACGTACTGCGCCGTCATCGCACGCCGACTGTCCCAAGGCGACCTGTTCACCGACCACCACAGCGAGGTGGCACTGTGAACGACACCGAACGCGAACGCTTCGCCGTCTCCCTCGAGTTCTGCCGGCGCAACCGGTACGACCACGAGTTCCGGGCCGCCGTCGGCGTACCCGACGACCGGCTGCACGCCGTCGTGCCGCTCGCCGCCGGGGACTCCACCGACTGGCTGTTCGACTGCGCCGACGAGCGGGACGAACCTGTGGTCGCGGCGGCGCTGCGAGACGGAGAACTGGCCGCCTACGTCGTGTTCCGGGTGGCAATGCCGTGAGCGCCACCGTCCTCGACCTCTTCTGCGGCTGCGGCGGGTCGACCAAGGGCATGCAGCAGGCAGGGATGTACGTGATCCACGCCAGCAACCACAACAAGCTCGCCGTCGAAGTCCACGGCCTGAACCACCCGGAGACCGAACACTCCTGCGCCGACATCTCGCGGACCGACCCGCGCCACTACCCGACCACCGACGTCCTCTGGGCGAGCCCGGAATGTACCAACCATTCTGTAGCCAAAGGCGTGCGTAGAGCCACCGGGCAGGCGGACATCTTCGGCGAAGACGGCCCCGACCCGTCCGCCGAACGGTCACGAGCGACCATGTGGGACGTCCCGCGCTTCGTCGAGGCCATGCTGATGCGCGGCAGGCCTTACCGGGCCGTCATCGTCGAAAACGTGGTCGACGCCGTCCGGTGGATGTACTGGCCGGCGTGGCTGGCGGCCATGGACGCCGCCGGCTACGACCACCACGTCGTCTACCTCAACAGCGCGTTCGCGCACGGCAAGAACTACGGCTGGCTCGGCGCGCCCCAGTACCGCGACCGGATCTACGTCGTCTTCTGGCGAAAAGGCGCCACCGCCCCCGACCTCGACGTCAGGCCACCCGGATGGTGCCCGACCTGCGAAGCGCGAGTCGACGCCGTCCAGTCGTGGAAGCGGCCCTTCGAGCAGCACTGGGGCCGGTACCGGGCGCAGTACACCTACCACTGCCCGGCCTGCCGGGGCGAAGTCGAACCCTTCGCACTGCCCGCCGCCACCGCGATCAACTGGACTGACCTCGGCGGACTGATCGGCGACCGGAACCGGCCGCTGGCGGCGGCGACACGGGAACGCATCCGAGCGGGGCTGGCCCGGTACGGGCGGCCCGTCGGCGTCCCCGTCGGAGGCAACACCTTCGAACGGATACCCGACTCTCGGGTACGGCCCCCGAACCGGCCCGTGCCGGTCCGGACCACGACCGCGTCCGACGCCTTCGTCACGCCGCCGATGCTCGTCCCGGCCGGCGGGACGTGGAACGACGGACCGCGGCCAGTCGACGTCCCCATGCGGGTACGCACCACCCGCGAGACCGACGGGATCGTCTGCCCGCCGACGGTCGTACCGGTCGAAGCGCGGGACGGGTCGCGCGCCCGGCCGGCGTCCGAACCTGTGCGGACGCGGACGACGCGGCTCGAAAACTCGGTCGTCGTCCCCGAGGCGTTCCTCGCGGTACTGAGGCAGAACGTCCGTGCCACGTCGACCGCCGACCCGCTGACCACCGTCTCGGCCAACGGCAACCACCAGGGGCTCGTCGTCCCGAGCGGGTTCGTGATACGGAACAACAACAGCGGCGGGCGCGGTGACGTCGCAAGAACGTGCACCCCGTTCGACCAGCCAACCCGCGTCGTCACAACCACGGGCCACCAGTCGCTCGTCACGGTCCCCGACTCCGTGCTCGTGCCCTACTACGGCAACGGCGTGGCCCGGCACGTCCGGTACCCGGCGAGCACAGTCACCACCAAGGACCGGCACGCGCTGGTCACCCGGGCCCCCGGCGACGTGCCCGACACCGAAGTCGACGGGTGCACGTTCCGGATGCTCGAACCCGCCGAGATCCTCGCGGCCATGGCCTTCCCCGACACGTACCTCATGCGAGGGACCAAGCGCGACAGGGTCCGCATGGCCGGGAACGCCGTCACCCCCCCGGCCGCACGGCTGGTCGCCGAACGGGTCCTCGCCGCACTGGCGGCCGACCGGTGAGCGCGCACCGCCGCGACCCGGACGCCGACCTGCTCGCCGCGGAGGTCGCCCGCGCGGTCGAACGGCGGGCGCGAACGCGGGGAATGTCCCTACGGGCCGTCGCCCGCGAGACGGGAATCGCGAACACCACCGTCAACCGGCTGCTCGACGGCCGGCACGTCGAAGTCGACGCTCTGGTGGCACTGGCCCGGTGGGCGGGCTACGACGTGGTGCTGGCCGAACGGGCGGAGGCGCCGTGAACGCGGTGGTGCCGGTACGGCTGGCCGTCGTCGGGTCGACGTCGCTCCCCGGCGAACTCGCGGAAGCCTGCGCCTCCACGCTGGTCCACCTAGCCTGCACCCAATTCCGGCGTGAGATCGAAACCGACGAAGGGTACGTCGTCTCCGGCGGCGCCGAAGGGGTCGACACCGTGGCCCGTTCGCGGGCCGCCACGTTCGGCTGGACCGTCGAAAACAGGAAGTTCGTCGAACACCTGCCGAAGAACAGGCGCTGGGAGCCCGACGGGTTCAAAGCCCGCGACAAGCTGATCGCCCAGGACCGCACGCACCTGCTGAGGGTCTACCGCCCCGACTCGAAGACGTACGGGTCAGGCTGGACCGCCGACCGGGCCGAAGCGCTCGGCAAGGTCGTGCGGCGGTACGTCTGGGACGCGGCGGTCGGACGGTTCGTGAAGGCCGAGCGCGTCGCGGGCGGGGAACGGTGCGCGGCACGCCGCGTGAAGTCGAAGTCGTCGCCCGCGCCCGCTCCGGCGCGCCCGTGACGACTCTTCTGGAGAGCCGGAACAGCACTCCCGGATTGCCGCTGCGGCCCTACCAGCGCGAGGCGGTCGACGCGGTCCGGGCCGCGTGGGAAAGGGGCACGAACCGCGTCGCCATGATCATGGCGACTGGCGGAGGCAAGACGGTCTGCTTCGCGCACATGGTTTCCGAAGAGCCCGGACGGACCCTCGTCCTCGCACACCGAAAAGAACTCGTCGACCAAGCCGCCGGGAAGATCGCGGCCATCGACCCGGACGTCGTCGTAGGTGTCGAGATGGCGACCCGGAACGCCGGGCCGGAATGTCAGGCGGTCGTAGCGAGCGTACAGACGCTCGCGTCGCGGCGGCGCATAGAGAAATGGCCGCGCGACGCCTTCGCGCAAGTAGTCGTAGACGAGGCGCACCACTCCGTCAGCCCGACCTACCTCGGAATCCTCGAATACTTCGGATGCTTCCGCGAAGGCGGAACGCGCACCCTCGGCGTCACCGCCACCCTCGCTCGAGGCGACAAAGTCGGGCTCGGGTCCGTCTGGCAGGAAGTCGCCTACGAACGGTCCGTACTCGAGATGGTCGCCGACGGGTACCTCGTCAACCCGAAAGGGATCTCCGTCCCGATCGGGCTCGACCTGGACGACGTGGACGTCAGCGCGGGGGACTACGCCGCGGGTCAGCTCGGCGACGCGCTCACCGAAGCCCACTTCGAGACCGCCGTCGCGCAGGCGTACGCCACCCACGCCCCCGGCCGACCGGGACTGGTGTTCACCCCCACCGTCGCCACCGCGCAGGCCGCCGCGCAAGCGCTGCGCGAAGCCGGGTTCAAAGCCGAAGCGGTCTGGGGCGCGATGGACCCCGACGCCCGCGACACGGCGATAAAAGGGCTCCGAAACGGCGGCCTCGACGTCCTGTGCAACTGCGCCGTCCTGACCGAGGGAACCGACATCCCGCGCGCCGAGGTCGCGGTCATGGCACGGCCGACACGGTCCGCGCCTTTGTTTGTCCAAATGTGCGGAAGAGTACTGAGGCCGTACCCAGGGAAAACGGACGCGCTGATTCTCGACCTGGTCGGGACGACGGCAGACAACAAACTGTGCACCCTCCTCGACCTCGCGGCCGGCGAGATCCCGGACAAGGCCGAAAAGGAACGCCCCGAAGACGGGGAGACGCTCACCGAAGCCGTCGAACGGGTGACGCGGGTAAAACTCGGGAAAGCGGTCGACGTCGACCTGTTCGGGACGTCGAAAGCCGTCTGGCTGCGGACCGACGGCGGCCACTGGTTCGCCCCCGCAGGCAAAGGCTACGTCGCCCTCTACCCCGACCAGGCCGGCGAAAGGTGGGCGCTCGCCGAATTCCCGCCCGGCCGGGGAAACCCCCGGTGGTCCGGCGCCGTCCCCGACCTCGCCCTGGCCATGGCGCTCGGCGAACAGCGGGCGCTCGCCATCGACCGCGCCTCGGCGCGCGGGTTCTCCGGCACGTCGCGCACCGCGTCGTGGCGGTCGGGCAAACAGCCGCCCAGCCCCGCGCAGCTCGACCTGGCCGCGCGGATGCGCCTCGACGTCCCCGACGGTGCCACCAAAGCCGAGGTCGCCGACCTGATCACCGTCCGGCGGGCGTCACCCCGCGTCGACCGTCACTTCGCGAACGCCAGGACCACGGACACCAGGAGGAGCCGATGACAACTGACGGCGACCCCGACGGGTCGGACTACGACCGGGCGGTCCTGCGCGCGGAGCAGAACTGCCTGGGCGCGGCACTGACCGACCAGCGCGCCGCCGAACTGGTGGTCGCCGACCTCGACGCGTCCGACTTCCGCAGACCCGCCCACGGCGAAGTCCACCGTGCGGTGCGCGAGCTGCTCGCCGCCGGGCGACCGGCCAGCGACGTCGCCGTCGCGGCGCTGCTCGCGCACCGCACCCCCGAAGTGGCCGGGCGCGGCGGGGACGGCCGCGACGTCCTCGACACCGTCGGCGGGACGCACTACCTCCGCCAGCTCGTCGACCGGGCCGTCGGGCCGTCGACCCTGCCCGGCCAGGTCCGGGCGGTCGCCGACGCCGCGCGGGGCCGGGAGGCCGCCGCGGGGATCGCGCGGGCCGCGCAGCTCGCCACGACGGTCGACGACCGCGACGGCTGGGGCGAACTGGAACGCCACCTGCGAGGCGTCCTCGACGTCGTCGCGTGGCGATCGGGCAACCGCTGGCCCGAACCGAAGCCGCTGTCCGCGCGGCTGCCGGAGTTCCCGACCGCCGCACTGCCCGGCACGGTCCGGCGAGTGGTGGCCGCCGTCGCCGCCAACACCCAGACCCCGCCCGACCTCGCCGCGTTCGCCGCCCTCGCGGTGCTGTCCGCCGCCACCCGGGGCAACTGGGAAATCCGGGTCCGGCCCGGCTGGACGGAACAGACCGCACTGTACCTCGTGGCACTGTCCGACTCCGGCGCCCGCAAGTCGGCGGTCGTCAACGCCGTCGGCGGCGCACTGACCGCGATCACCCGCGGCGTCCGCGCCACCGAGGCCGAGACCTTCGCCGCCGCCACCGCCCACTACAGGATCCTGGAAGCGCGGGCCAAGGCCGCCCTCGACGCCGCCGCGAAAGCCGGGCCGGGCCACGCCGCCGACGAGGCCGCCGCCGAGGCCGAGGACCTCGCGGTGCGGCTGGCCGACACCACCCCGCCGAGGCGGACCCGGCTCACCTGCGACGACACCACACCCGAGGAACTGGCCCGGCTCATGGAGAGCCAGGACGGGCCGATGGCCGTGCTCACCGCCGAGGGCGGGCTGCTCGGGACGCTGGCCGGACGGTACTCCAAGGACGGCTCCGCCAACCTCGACCTGGTGCTGAAGGCGTACAACGGCGAGCACGTCATGGTCGACCGGGTCTCCCGCGAACCGCTCGACATCGAACGGCCGTTCCTCGCCCTCGGCTTCGTCGTCCAACCCGACGTGATCGCGGCGGCCGTCAGGGTCCGGCAGTTCACCGCCCGCGGCCTGCTGCCCCGGATGCTGTTCGCGTGGCCCGCCACCACCGTCGGGACGCGGGCCAACGACGCGCCGGAGACACCCCCGGAGGTCGAGGCCGAGTGGGTCGCGACCGTGGGCAAGGTGTTCGCGGCCGGGCAGGACGCGGCCACCGGCGGGTCGCCCGGCACGGTGCTGCTCGACGCCGACGCACGGGCAGCCTTCGACGCCTGGCGCTGGCCGCACGAGCAGCGGCTGCACCCCGACCTCGGGGACCTCTCCGAGGTGGCCGCGTGGGCGGCCAAGCTGCCCGGCACCCTCGTCCGGGTCGCGGCGCTGTTCGCGCTCGCCGAGCGGCCCGGTGACGCGCACCCGCGGGTGACCGGCCCGGAGATGGCCGCCGCGCTGGCACTGGCCCCGTTCCTGGTGGCCCACGCCCGCGAGGTGCTCGCCGACGGAGCGTCACGGCGCGACCAGCTCGAGACCGCCCTCGAATGGATCCGCCGCACCCACCGCTCCGCTACGCGGAGTACAGGCGCGTATTTTGAGCGTCACCGATCAGACGCTTCTGACGCTATCGACGCAGCGTCACCAAAGTCGGGTTCGGAGTGGACGCTGAGTGTTCGGGAACTGCACCGAGGACTCGCCGGGCAGGACTGGGTCCGTCACGTCTCCGACGTCGAGCGCGTCCTACTCGACCTCGAGGACCTCGGCTACGTCCGCCGCGTCCCCTCGCCGCCGGCCAAGCGCGGCAGGCCGGAATCCCCGCGCTACCAGGCGAATCCCCGGTTCCTGGCCGCCCCGTGAACAGGGGCCGCGAATGTGTCGATTGTGTCGACGCTTTCGGGCTCGTAGAGAGAAAAGTGGGGGGTAGAGATGGTCAAAACGGATAAATGTGTAAAAAAGGACAAGAGAAGGGTTACTTATTTAAGGGCCTGAATGCATTGACAGAAACTACAAAAGTAATCGCCCCGCTACCAGCGGTTTCTTGAGCGGGCGCTTCTGTCAGAAGCGTCAAATCGGTCACGTTCCAAATTCAGATGAACACCGAAAGTGAGATTACGGTGGACCACCCCCTGAACACCCCCGAAGCCGCCGACCAAGCCCGCTCGGCACTCGTCGTCACCGAACGTGACGCCCAGCGGGGCGACGTCCCTCGGCGGGACGTCTGGGTCGTCGTCACCTCGAGCTACCGCCTCGACGTGGACCCGGCCACCCCCGAGGGGCGCCGCCGGGCCGAGGCCGTCGTCGTCGGCCGCCTCGACGCCGCACTGGCCGGCGTCGAGGCGTCGTCGACCGTCGTCGGCGTCCGGACCGCGTTGGACGGCAAGGCCCCGGACTGAGCGGAAGCGACCCGTCCCGGCAGTTGTGGCACCCGGTGCCGTAAGCAAGAAAAAGATCTTGGAATTGGAGAGGGGACCGAGATGGCACGCACCGCCGAACAGGCCTGGAACCGCAAGCGCAGCCTCGAGGGCGGCGACTTCGAACGGGTCGCGGTCCCGCACGCGCTGGTCCGTGACGGCTACGAGGTCGACGACCTCGGCCGGGCGCACATGTCCAAGGGCGCGTTCGACTGGGTCGCGTTCAAACCCGGCCAGATCGTCTTCCTCGGTGCGCGGTTGACCACCGTCAACCGGCTGACCGGCAAGGCCGACCTCAGCCCCGGGTTCAGCTCGGCCGAGCTCGCCAAGCTCTGGCGCTACGTCGAGCTGTTCGCCCGGCCCGGCCTCGAGGTCGTCGCGGCGCTCGCCACCGCCGAGCACGGGCCCAGCGAGAGGCGCGACGGGACGTGGGGGCCGTGCCGGTGCTCCCGTTTCGCCGTCGACCCCGAGAACGCGGTGCGTTACCTGCGCCTCACCGGCCCGCCGGCCGGGCGGAGCAGGCGGGGGGACTGGGAACCGTGGTCTCCCGACTTCGCCGCACCGCCCGTCGGTGCGCTCCCGGTGCTCTCGGCGTGACCGGGCCGACTCCCGTGGAGAGCCGCGACGTCTCTCGAAAAGGGCCGGCGGCGCGTCCGCCCGGTCGTCCCTCGCGGAGCGGCGGGACACCGCCTCCGAGGCCCGTCGCGGGAGAGGCTGAGAGCCCCGTGGACGGGCGGGAGGGGGTGTCCAGGTGGTCCAGAGGGCGCGGGGCTCCTCGGGGCTCTCACGGCGGCCCCGACCGGCACCGCGAACCGGGCCGAACGCGGGCGAACATCCAGATCACGAAACTGGGTCACGACACCGGTTCACGGCAATGAGTCATACTGGTACTCATGAGCGACCACGAGGCCACCGGCCGCGACACCGGCCCCGCCCCGCCAGCACCCCTGACCGACGGCGAACGGCGGGCGGTGAAAACCGTCGCGGTCCTCGCCGCCGTCCTCGGCCTGGTCGGGTTCGCCAACTCGTTCGCCGCCGTCCAGGCGGCTGTCGCCCCGTCGTTCGGCTGGTGGGCGTGGTCCGCGCCGCTCGGCGTCGACATCGGCATAGCGATCTTCACGGCGACGGACATCCTGCACGCCCGGATGGACATGCGGACCCGTTGGCTGCGGGCCGTCCCGTGGGCGCTGGTCGGCACCACCGTCTACCTCAACGTCGCCCCGCAGCCGACCTTGCTCGGCAGGGTCGCCCACGCGACGCTGCCCCTGGTGTGGGTGGTCGCCGTGGAGGTGGGCGCGCACACGGTGCGGCGGCACGCCAAGCTGAGTTCGCCGACGCGGATGGAACGGGTGCGTCGGGCACGCTGGCTGCTGGCCCCGCTGTCCACCGCTGTCATGTGGCGGCGGATGGTGCTGTGGGAGACCCGCGGCTACGCGGAGGCGCTCCACCGGGAACGTTCCCGGCTGCTGGCGCTGTCGGCGGTGCGGGAGGCGTACGGCGGCCGGAAGTGGCGGTGGAAGGCCCCGCACCGGGTGCGGGTGCTGTACCGGCTCGGCGAGCTCGCGCCCGAACCGGCGCACCTCGAGGTGCGTCCCCCGGCGGCACTGGCACCTCGGGTGCCGCCGGCCCCGCCCGCCGCTGGCGCGGCACCCGCCCGGGCCGCGGCACCTGCCCGGGCCGCGGGCAAGGGCCGCGCCACGCTCGCCGAGCTGATCGCGCGGGTGCCGGCCGACGACCCGCGTTCCAACACCGCGCTCGCGAAGGAGTTCGGGCCGGGGATCGGACTGTCGGTGGCGACCGCCCGCCGGTACGTCGGCGAGATGAAGGCGGGTACCAAGTGAACTGGCACGAGGCCGCCGCGCGCCGCGCCAAGGTCGAGCGGCTGGCGCGGGTGCTCGACCTCGCCGCGCCCGGCCTGACCGCGGCCGACACCGCCGCCGCCGTGGCCTGCCCGACGGTCCGACGTGACGCCGAGTCCGCCGCCGGCACTCGCCCGGCCAGCGAGGCGACGTGGCGGCAGGTAGCCGACCTGTTCGCGGCCCGGGCGGGGGAAGCCCCGTGACCCGCCCGCCGCCCGCCGCCGCACCCGTGACCGCACGGCCCGCACCCCCGGCCGTACCGGTGCGGGCCGTGCCCGCACCGCCCGACGGGGTGCCGCCGCCGCACCCCGCACCCCGCACCCCGCGCGTCCCCGCCGGCCCGCTGCTGGTGCTGGCGGCGGACGTGGTCGTCGTCGCGGGTGCGGGCGCCTACACCGCGGCGGGGCTGACAGGGCTCGCCGTCGCGGGTGCGGGCGTCGCGGGTGCGGGCGTCGCCCAGCGCCGCGCCGTACGCCGTGCCCGTTCCGGTGCGGCGCCGTACGGGGTCGCCGGTACTGGCCGTACGGTGCCTGCCCGCTCCCTCGCCGGGAGTAGTACCGGTGCGCGTAGGCCCCGTCCCGTCGGTACCGGTTCGGGTGCGGGCGCCGCGGGCAAGGGCCGCGGTGGTCGTACCGGTACGACCGCCGACCACCGCACGATCGCACCGTCCTCTCGCCGTACCGGCACCCCGCCCGTGCCGCGTGCCCTTCGCCGTACCGCCGCACGTACCGGTACGGCCGCGTTCGCACCGGCCCGCCGCAGGCACGGTGCACCGTCGCGTACCGGTACGGCCGCGAGGGCCGCGACAGGTGCGTTGGCCCGTACCGCGCGCCGCACCGGCCGCGCTGTCGGAGGCGCGTACGGCGACGCCCGGCGTGCCACCCGTGCCAGTCGGGGACGTGCGGCGTTCGCGGTCGCCCGCCGGCCCGGCGGGACCGTGCCCCGCCGGGCGCTGGCCACCGGGTTCGTCGCGCTGGCGATGGGCCGCCGGGGCTTGGGCCGGGCCGTACGGAAGTTGTTTCGCGCCGCGTGGCGGCTTCTGCGCGCACTGTGGCGCCGGTTGCGCCGCCGCAGCCCGGCCGGTGTCGGGCCCGGCGTGTCCGGGCAGGTCGCCAAGCCCGCCGCCGCGAACGGCAAGGTCCTCGGCAAGCCCGCCCCGCCGGCGACCCCGGCACCGTCTCCGCCCGTGCCGAACCCGGCCGCGCGGCCACAGCCGGCCCCGGCCGGAAACCCGGAAGGAGTGCCCGTGTCCAAGTTCGCACCGGCCCAACACCTCGAGGACGCTTTCGCCGCTATGGCGAAGTACGCGCCCGCCGACATGTTCGAGTTCGTCGCCCACCTCGGCGAGCTGCCGAAGATGGCCGACAACTTCGCGAAGACGATCAGAACGCTGGCGGTGAAGACCCAGTCCGACCTGCCCGCCGCCCGGTCCGTCACCGACCTGCTGTACGCGATGGCGCAGGTCGGCGCGGCGGCGTCGAGGGCGGCCGAGGAGATCCAGCCGGCCGCCCGCCGTGCCCACGAGGCCGACCTGGCCCGCCGGGAAGCCCCCCGGCCGGGGGAGAAGCTGTGGAACGTGTGACGACCGTGCCGTGGCAGCTGTTCGACTTGTCGTGGCGGCACGGCCCGGTGATGGCCACGGTCAACGCGACCGTCACCACGTTCGCGCTGGCTGTTCTCGGCGACGTCACCGGGCTGGACTGGCGGTACCCGGCCTTCGCGGGTGCCGCCGCGGGGCTGGCCGCCGCGCTGGCCGCCGTCCGGTCGGGCCTGACGGGGTTCGCCGTGGTCTTCCGCGCGGCGTGTTTCGCCTGCTCGGGGGGCTGGGTGGCGTGGGCCGCCGCCCGTACGCCGTGGTCGGTGGAGGGGGTCGGCGTCTTGGCTGGCGGGGGGCTGGTGCTGGGTCTGCTGGGTTCGGCGGCGGGCCGCCGGGAGCGGGCGGAGCGGGAGCGCCGTACGGCGCAGCTGGCCGTCACTTCGAGGCAGCGTCGGGCGCAGGAGTGGGAGGGTCTGCTCAGGGAGATCTGCCACGTGTCGGCGCAGGTGGTGGCGGTGGAGGCGTGGCCGTCCACCCCTAACTGCGACGAGCCGGGGTACACGGTGGAGGCCCGTCTCGGCGGTGGTGCGACCGCGTCCGACGTGGCTTCCCGGGCTGCGAACCTGGCTTCCCGTGCCCGGCTGCCCGAGGGCTGCGGCATCGACGTGGCGGAGGGCGCGGGGCGTGACCGGGTGCTGCTGGCCGTGTCCACCCACAACGCGCTGTCCTCCCCGGTCCCGTACCCGTTGGACTGCCCGATGCGCAGCGCCAACGACGACTACGACGTCGGGGTGAAGCGCGACAGTTCGAAAACGCTGGTCAACACCAGACAGGACTCGGTGCTGATCGTCGGCCAGAAGAAGGGCGGCAAGTCCAACCTGATGCGGGTGTTCACGCTGCGCCTTTCGGAGATGGTCGACGAGCTGATATGCGTCGTCGACTTCAAGGGAAACCTGCTCGACGACTTCGTCCGGCCGTGGTTGGAAGGCCGCGCGGAAAGGCCGGCGATTGATTTCGTGACCCGCACCCCGGAGCGCGCCGTGGTCATGTGCGAGATGATCGAACGGATCGGCAGGGCGCGCGCGGCGTCGCCTGAGTACGCCCGGCTGAAGCGGGAGCACGACACCGACCTGCTGCCCGTGTCGGCGACGTTGCCGCAGATCACGGTGCTTGTCGACGAGGGGAAGGGAATCACCGGTTCCGGTGTCACCGACCGGGTGCGAGTCCGGGTCGCCGAGCTGCTGCTGACCATCCAGGAGGAGTTCCGGGGCGAGGGGATCAACATTGTGCGCACGTCGCTGCGCCCGACCGGCGACGCATTGGGTGGGATAGACGCGCGTATCCAATCGGGGGTGCTCGTCATGATGAAAGCGAAGGACGAGGAGATCCACAAGCTGTTCGACAACTCGTCGGGTATCACCGCACGGGACATTCCCTACCCGGGGAACGCGCTGGTCGCCCAGGATTCGGAGCGGCCGGAGCCGTCGCAGACCTACCGGGTGACACCGTCGACCGTGGACCACGTGGCGGTCGCCGTGGCGGGCCGCCGTCCGGCGCTGGACCCGGTGTCGGCGGCCGTCGCAGGGGAGGACTGGACGACCCGCTGGGACGCGGAGAACATCGCTTGGATGCTCGACGGCGCCGCCGTCCCGGAGGTGGCGGCCGCCGCCCCGCCGTCCCCGGGGCCGGCGAGTCCCGGTGGCGACCCGGTCGCGGAGATGGGCGCGGCGACGGCCCGGATGAACGAGATAGCCGATCGGATGCGCGTCGAGCGGGAAGCGGCCGAAAAGCCCGGGGGGAATGAGGCGGAGCCGTCTCAGGCCGACGTGGACAGGGCTTTCGAGGAGATTCTCGCGGCCGAATGGACGCAGGCGAAGGAAACGCCGGGGGATTCGCCCGGTCCTCCTCCCGATAAAGATCCGCGCGTGCGGACGGTCGAGCTGTTGCGGGAGGCGGGCCGTGCCGGTGCGAGCGTCACCGACATTTGGCAGCGTCTCGCGGCGGAGGGGCACAGGACGTCCCGGCAGACGGTCAACGACTGGTTTCAGGCGGGTGTTTCCGAGGGGTGGGCCGTGCAGCCGGTAAAACGCGGACCCTACGTGCACGCCGACCACTGTCCGTAGTCAGTACGGGGCTTGTCGCACTTGTAGCGGCCCCCGCTACAAGCGCCGCGGACGGCCGACACGATCGGCTACGGCAATGCTTTCGCTCGGCGCGACAAGCGCGACAACGACAAGCGCGACAAGCGCGACAACACGAAGAGTGACGGAGGAGGGGCGGCCATGAGGGTCGACAGCATCACGTTCGACGGCGACGAGCCGGCCACGGTGACAGTGACCATGACGGTCGCCGAAGCGGCGACCGTCACGAAAGTCTTCGGCCGGACAGTGCCGACGACGGAAGAGTCGAGCGCCGTCTACCACGCTCTGACGTCGATGCTTTTCAACGCCTACTGGGAGGACGGCGTCGCGGACGTCCCCACGTCGCTGGACGCTTTTCTGCCCAAGCGAATAGAGCTGAAAAGGTGAGCACTCTCGCCGAATGGTCGGCCCGTGTCTACGGCCCCGGCTGGGAGGAGACGAAACGCCGCTACTGGGCTTCCCCGTACACCCGCAAACGCTGCTTCTGGTGCCGCCGGAAAGACCGGCTGCAGCTCAACCACCTGACCTACCAGTTCAGCGGCGAGACCGGCCGCGTCCCGCTGTGGGTGCTCAAGCCTCTGTGCCGCCGCTGCCACGTCGTCGAGACGTGGTTGACGAAGCGGGTCCGCCGTCGCCTCGCCCGGCACGCCAAGCCGTGGGCTCACGCGGTCGTGACCTACGGTGTGCGCTGGTCGGGCAACGTGTCCGTGTGGCTGCTGGTCTTGGTGTCGGCGTCGAAAGCGGGCATCCTGTGACGTCCGAGGTGGAGGGGGTGGCAGGTGCCGGTCGACCCGGGCTCGTACCGGCACGGCCGTCCCGACGGCGGGCGGCGCCGGAAGCCGAAGCCGGGGGAACGGCCGCTGGCGGCGGCGGTGGACCGGTGGCTGGCCGACGGCGGGTGGGGTGCGGGCTGGCCGGGTGCCGGCTCGGTCGCGTTGGACGACGGTCCGGACGCCCGGTCGCGGGTGCACAACCTGTGGCAGTACGAGAAACGGGTCCGCGGCTGGACCGGCGCGGACGTGGCCAGCCACGTGGTGACCGACGCGGCCGGCACGGCCCGGTTCTACTGGCTGGCGCCGCCGGGGCCGGTCGAATCCGGGGGGGCGGCGACGGTCGCCGTGCCTGACGTCTCCCGCCCGGCGGGCAAGGGGGCGTGCGGGTTCTCCGAGGCCGACCCGTTCGTCGCGTTCGTCCTGGCGAGGATCGGCGAGGAGGAGGAGCGCGGTCGAAACCCTGGGCATTACCACTGCGACGACTGCTGGTACTCCTGCCCGAAGGCGGTCGAGAGCTGCGGTTCGGCGCGTACCGGCTCGGACGAGTGCGACTGTGACGCCGAGAAGCGCGGGGCGGAGATCCTCGCCCGTGTCGCGGCGCTGCGGTCGCTGGTGGCGTCGATGGCGCTCGCGGCGAACGACGGCGACCTGAACGTGAACTACGCGGGCGCGCGGGCGCTACGTCATGTCGCGGCGATCTGGGCGTGGCACCCGGACTGCCGGCCCGAGTGGGCCGCCGATGCCTGACCCCGCCGACCTCGCCCGTGCCCTGCGCGAACGACTGCTGGACCGCCGCCGCCTCGCGGAACGGGCCACTCCCGGGCCGTGGCGGCAGAACGTCTACCCGCACGGCGGAAGCCGGATCTTCGTGGACGACGGCCGCGGCCGTGACCTCGTCGCCGACACCTACGGGGACACTGACGGCGACGCGACGTTCGTGTTCGCCCACCAGCCGCAGGACGCGATCGCCGAAGTGGAACGCGCGACGGCGGTGCTCGACCTGCTCGAGGCGGAGTCGAAGTCCCGGTCGAAGCACCGTGCGGCGCTGGCCGCCGAGGTGCTGAGGCTGATGGCGGGGGGCGATCTGGTGTGACGTCAGACGCCACGTTCCCCGAACGCGCCGGCGTCGTCAACGACGGCGGGCCCCATTGGACGAGACGACATGGCGGGATGTGCGGGACCTGGTTTCCTGACGGCTGTGTCGGGGGCGACGAGCGACGCCGCTGCCGCTGCCTCAGGCACCGGCGGTCACCTCGTCGAGCGGCGCGTCGATGACGCAGTCGTCGTCGGCGCGGCCACAGCCGCAGTCGCACAGCGCGCCGTCGTCAGGACCGGGCGGGGCGTCCGGCCACGTGGACCGGATGAGCGCCGCAATACCTGCTTTGGTGACGTAGCCGTCCGGGTCGCGGTCGAGGTCGGCGAGCAGGTCGTACAGCAGTTCGGCGTTCGGTCGGCCGTCGTCCGCCATCTACTCGCCCCTCTCGACCGCATGTGCGGCGGCTGGCTGGTCGTCAACTGGCGCGCCGTGCGGGACGTCGAGCTGTGCGAGTAGACCCTCCACGAGCTCCCGGCCGCGCTGTACGTACTGCTCGGCCACGGGTCCCCTCGCCAGGCCGGTTGAACAGCACGTCGTGCATGCGGAGACGACCCCAGCGGCGGGGTCGTTCGCAGCCGCAGTTGCGTCCGGCGCACGTCCGGTCCTCGGGTCGCGTGTCATGCCGGTGCCAGGCCACGGGGTGCCCGCACCGGCACGTCACCCAGCGGGCGCGGAGGCGCGTCAGCACGGCTCGTCCGTCCAGACGTAGTCCCCGTCACGGTGCGCCCCGCCGTGGCCGCGTGGGCGGTTGCAGGTGGGTGTCCACGTCCCCTTGCTGTGCGACTCCGCGCGGCAGTTGCCGCCCGCCTGCCACTCGGTGACCGTGACTCGCCGCCACAGGTGGTCTTGCGGGTAGCCGTTGCTCGTCGGGTCGTCGCACGGGGTGGCGCGGACCGACCTGGTAACCGAGTCCCAGCACGAGCGGACGTCGTCGGCGTCGTTGAACCGGTCCCGGCCCGGGTAACTCGCCGCGAGGCGGTGGCCCCACTCGATCCGGTCCTCGGCCAGCTGGCCCGCCTCGCCCACCGCACCCAGGTGCCGCAGCACCTGCCGGACCACGTCGTCCCGGGTGGGCGCCGTCCAGCTCCACCCGGTTTTGCCCGCGATCGCCAGCGAGCCGTGCCAGCCCCAGAAACCCTTGCCGACGTGCGCGACCCTCTCGTCGTACGGGTCGACGGTCCGGTACAGGTCGTAGCTGTAGCCCCGGCAGCGTTCGGCGAGCCGCCAGCCGTCGGGCAGGGCCAGGCGGTCAGCCACGGTCCGGCCCTGCCGAGTACCGGGCCGTGCCGAGCGGCGGACCGGAGATCCCGGCCGCGAGGTCGTCGGACGCCGTCGGGCCGTCGAGGGCGGCCCGGACCCGTCTCGCGGCGACGTGCAGCCCCTCGGCGATCCCGGTGCCGAGCGGGTCGTCCGGGTCCGGTGTCGCACCTGCCAGCTCGGCGCACGCGGCCCGTACCCGGTCGACCGCGGCCTCGGCCGCCGCCGCGGCGTCGCCCTGTTCGCGGGCGTAGTCCTCGGCCTGCGCCAGCAGCGCCTTGAGTTCGGCTACACGGTTACGCAGCCGCCCAAACTCGATGATCACGAAAGCGTCGATGTCGTCGAACTCGCCGCGGCGGCGTGCGCCGGGCAGGCGCCCCTCGTCTGGCGGGGCGACCCACGGCGGCAGGCCGTGATGTTCCTCGAGGGCGCGGCGGATGGCCCGGAGCTGGTCGCGCAGGCGCCACCATCGGTCAGCCACCGGATGCCTCCTCGGCGGGGTGGCGGCCGAGCGCGACGTCGATACGGCGCTGCGCCTCGACGGCCAGCTGAAGGCGTTCGTCGTCCCGCCAGCCGATACCGACGAGGTGCGCGATGTCGCCGTGGGCGCGCGACAGGGCGTCACATAGCTCGCTGATCTTGTCTAGCGCCACGCGCGACTCGAGGTCGCTGAGGCTGTGGGACGTCGGGGGTACGGCCTTGGCGCGGCCGATGAGGACCGCCCAGGCGCCTCGGACGCGGCCGGTCACCAGGCTCGTCCGATCGCGCTGACGAGGAGGACGCAGAGCCAGGTGGTGGTGAGGGCGACGACGGCGGTGACGCACAGGCCGACGAACGCGCCGAACGCCCGTGCGCCGCGGGTGGGTTGGCGGGGTGCCGCGGCGGGTGGCGGTTCGCACCTGGTGCAGCCGCAGTCGGGGTGGTGGTCGTTGTCGGCGAGCTGCCGGGGGGTCACGAGGTCTGCTCGGCGGGGTAGGCGCCGACGCCCTCGTTCATGGCGGTGAGGGCTGCGGCCACGTCGGGGTCCGGCAGGCGCCTGCGCCGTTCGAGCTCGTCCGCCAGGACGGTGGCGAACTGCTCGACGTGGCTCATGGCGAAGACACCGCCGGGGTCGAGGTCGGCGAGCAGGTCGACGGAGGTGTGGAGAAGCGGCCGCCGGTCTCCCGTCACCCGCTCCTCGACGTACCGGACGAGGTTCTCGCCCTCGTTGCGGGCGTACTGGGCGAGCCACTGGTCGACGGTCGTGATCGTGACGGTGACGGTGTACTCGGGCTTTGCCATCGGGTGCGGGTCTCCTAAGTGGCGGGGTGGCGTGGGTTGCTGGCCGGGTAACCGGTCGCGGCGCCGTCGCCGGTTGGGGTGGCGTTTGGTGACGAAGCGGCGACCCATCAGCGGGCCTCGTACAGGTGGAAAACCAGCCCGTGCTTCCGTGGCGCCGTGCCCCAGTAGCGGGCGTCGTCGGGCACCGGGTGGCCCGTGCCGAACCCGCGGAACCGGCGGGCCAGCTTCGGCCCGCCGTTGTCCTCGGCCCAGAACGACAGCGCGCGTCCCCCGTCGAATTCGACGGCGCCGAGCGGGCTGTGGTCCAGGTGGACGGTGTGCCACTGGTCGTCGAGCGGGACCGTGTACCGGTAGACGCTCTTGGTGGTCGCTTCCGGCATCAGGTCTCCCTGCGGGTCAGCGGACGGGTGCGAGTCCTGCCCTGGCGCGGTTGCGGCGCCGCTGGCGTCGCAACCGCTCGGGCAGGCCCGGGTGGCAGGCGAGGCACGGCACGGGGCGGCCTTGGGCGTCCTCGCCGGCCCATCCGGTGCAGCCCTCGGGGTGGGGCGCGCCGTCGACGCCGGTCGCGTACGCCTCGTCGCGGTCCTCCGAGGCCACGTAGTAGGCCATCGCCGGTCACCTCCCTACGGGGAGTGTGACCGTGTGTCACGACATTTCGCATCAGGTTTGCCCCGTGGCGGCGCCGTCGACCCGGGCCGCGAGCTGGTCGCCGGTCAGCTCCTCGCCCGCCGGGTACCAGATCTCCCAGGCGGCGACGGCGCGCGGCGCGGCGCGGCGCAGGGCCTCGCGGTGCTGGGGGTCGGACTTGGCGAGCAGCCGGAGGAAGTCGCCGGTCCAGCTGGTGTTGTCGCCGCCGAGCCAGCGGGCCAGGTCCAGGTAGGTGGAGACGAGGTGGTCGCCGGGGTGGGCGGACGGCTGGTACGAGATGTCGGGTGCGCTCATCGGTCGTTCCCTTCGAGCAGGACGGGGTACCTGACGGGATAGCACGAGGGCAGGGGCGGGCGCGGCGGCCACGGGGCGTTCACAGCTCGCCTCGGGCGGCGAGCACGGTGGGGCAGGGCCACTCGGTCTGGTCGTCGCAGACCGCGCAGAGCGGCTCGAAGCCCCATGGCTCGTGCAGAGCCGTCACGGCTGCCAGGCGTCGCCGTAGCTCCTCTTCGGGCGGGCGCTCCTCGGTGCGGCCGGGCTGGTAACCGGGGCAGGCGACGCCCGCGAGAGGGACCCCGTGGAGGGCGCTGGACGTGCCGAGGCGCCTGCCCCGCGTCCCGTCGGGCCGGATCTCGTGCATGGTCTCGAGCGCGCCGCACCGGGCGCAGTAGGTCACTGACCTGGTGCGGCGTGGGAGGTCGCCTACTTTTGCCCCGTCATTTGAGGGGGTCACCGGAACACCTTCGCGGGGCTCGTCCCGTCGTCCCAGGGTTTCAGGTCGTAGACCTCACCCACCGGCAGGATCGGCGTCCCGGCGCGGTCGGTGAACAGCCGCACGTGCGCGACGCCCGGCTTGCGGTAGGGGTCCAGCGTGCTCGCGGGAGGCTCCGTCCAGGTCCACACGACGTGCTCCCCGAACAGCGCCCGCGACCACGCCCTGACCTCGTCGTCCGACGGCGCTTCCACGTCCGTCGGCGCGCGCCCGGGCACGAGCAGTCCGGCGAGGCAGCTGACGGACAGGTGCCAGCACCGGTCGTAGTCGCTGTTCCGCCACCAGCCGCAGGCGTGGTAGCCCGCGTCGTAGGTGAGGAGCAACCTGACCGGCCGCCCGGGTTCGGTGAGCGCGGTGGTGGCGAGGACGTGCCGGGGGTGCACGGCCTCCTGGCCGTACCACGGCCGGTTCTTCGCGCGGCTCATGAGGACCCGTAGGTCGCGGCGGGCAGGCGACCGTAGTAGTGGCCCTGGGTCGTTCCTGGTGGTCATCAGGGGGCACCTCCGTGCTCGTAGCCGGCTGGCCGTTCCAGTCCGGCCGGGGTGCGCCGGGGCAGGTTGCCGCGTGCGACGACAGCCCATTCGTGGGCGCGGACGTCGGCGGCCTGCCGGGCGTCGTCGAGGCGGGCGGCGTGGGCGGCGGCGCGTTGGGCGAGACGGCGGGCGCGGGTTTCGGACGGCGGGAGGACGACGAGCTCGCCGGTGGCGAGGTCGACCATTTCCCGGCTGCCGTCGTCGACCGAGCCGGGGTTGTGGACCCGGCGGTCGGGGAGCCTGCGGGGCCGGTCGAACGGGCCAGGCTCGGCGGCGCTCACCTGTTCGGACAATCCGGGTGGGCGTCGACGGGTTGGCCGCAGTGGACGCAGGTCTCGGGCGGCGGCGTCAGCGCGTCGGCGACCCGCCGTAGCGCGTCTCGCAGGCTCACTGCGCTCTCCTCTCTGCTGGTGCCGCCCCGGGGCCGACGTCGCAGCCGATCCCCGGGGCGGGTCCGTGGGGCGGTCAGGGCTCGGCTCGTTCTCGTATCGCTCGACGTCGGCTGCGTGGGCCTCTGCGGCGCCGTCCCACGGGGCGACGACGGCGTGGAGGTTCGGCCGGAACCCGGTCTCGTCCGGGTAGGCCGTGCAGTACTTCGCCCAGCTTTTGTTGAGCGTGTTGGCGTACTTCTCGGCGGCGGCGTGGCTGCGCATGGGTAGTACGTCGTCGGGGCCTTGCACGTGGACGGCCCACAGTTCGGGTGGTGCGGCGGCGGTCCGCCAGCTCGGGCCGCAGCCCTGCGCCGCGCCTGACTCGAGCAGTTCTCGCAGGTCCATGCCGGTCCTCTCGGTGCGGTCTGGCACCCGTCGGGACCGGGGGGTTCGTCCCGACGGGCGGTCCGGCCGGCGTCCTGGCACGGGGGGGTGGTCAGGACGCCGGGGGTCTAGGGGGCGATCAGTACGGCGTCGGGGTCCGCGGTCCGCTCGACGGACCAGAGCGGCTCGCGGTCGGCGCAGCGCATGACGCCGCCGAAGTCCTCGCAGTAGCGCACCGCCGGCAAGGCCGGCGCGGCGTCGGCGCTGTCGGCGGTGACGAGCAGGCCGACGCTGACGCCGACCGCGACAGTTCCGGCGGCGGCGAGGGCGGCCCAGCCGGTGACGCGGGGCGGGGCGTACCGGTGGGGGCGGCGGTGGGCGTGGGTCATGTCGTGCCCGCCTCGGCGGGTGCGGTGTCGTGCTGGCCGTAGTCGCGGGCCCATTCCCACAGCAGCTCGTGCATGGTGCCGCCGTCGTTCCAGCACTCCCAGACCGCGCGCGCGAGCTCGTCGGCGAGCCTGACGTCCCGCCGGGCGACGTGGCGCAGCAGGTAGACGACGGTGAACTCGTTGACGTAGGCGGCCGTCACCGCGCGGTAGAGCTTGCCTTCGGTGCTGTGCGGGTCGGCGTCCAGCAGCGCCTGGCCTTCGGCGTCGTGCCGGTTGGCGACGGCGGTGAGGTGCCGTGCGATCCGGTCGGCGGTGACGTCCACGCTGTGCCACGGGTAGTCGTTCGGCCCGTTCGGGATCTGCGTCATCGCTGGCCCTCCTCGGGCTCGGGTAGGGCGAAGGCCGGGCCGGCTGTGCAGGTGCAGGTCTCGTAGGGGAGTCCGGCCCGGGGCTTGACGTAGCCGGTGTCGCCGCAGGTGACGCACTGCGGCTCGGGCAGAGGCAGGTCGGCGACGGGGCGCTCGTCGGGCGCGAGCGGGTCGAGCTCGGCGAGGACCGCGGCGGCGATGACGACGGCGTCGCGCGGGTAGTCGGACAGGTCGTCGCCCAGCGCGTCCACGGCGGCGTCACGCTCGGGCAGGGTCGGCTCGTCGTCGTCCCGGATGCGCCGCAGCGCCCAGCGCATCCCCGCGTTCTCGGCCTCGAGGGCGGCGACAAGTGCGAGGGCGGCGTCGCGTTCGCCGGCGACCGCGCCGAGACCACGAGCGCCGAGCGCCCGGCCGACGACCCAGCGCCCCGCCTCGTGGACGGCGGTGTTCCACCGGGTGCCCTCGCGGCTCATCGGGTTTCGGTCCGGGTGCGCACCAGGTCGCCGGTGCCGCCCATCAGGCGGAACCACCGCTCCACCCGCGTCAGTGACACGTCAGTGTCGTTCGCCAGGCCGTTCAGTTCCGCGAACCGGTCGGTCTCCCAGTCGATCCCGGCCGCTTCCTCGGCCGCCGAACTGATCCACAGGTCGGCGTGCGCCTCCCGGCAGGCGACCAGTTCCGGTCGGGGCGGGAACAGGCGGTCCACCAGCGTGGTCACGATGCTCATCGTGCGTCCTCTCGTCGTGGCCCACAAAAGGCCGCTAGTTCGTCACTTTTTGTGACGGCTCGCATCGAAGACCTGTCCGGCTAGGTCGAGTTCGGCTTCGAAGGCGGCCAGGTGGTCGCGCAGGATCTTGACCACGGCCACCCGGTCGACGCCGGTCGTGAGGTCGGCGGTCCCGTCCGCGCGGACCGTCAACCGGAGCACGACGTCGCGACCGCCGGCCGCCGGCACTCGGGCGCCGTCAGTCATCGTCGGCCGCCAGTCCTAGCGCTTCCGCCGCCGCCGACCTGACGTCGGCCGGCACGGTCCAGTCGGACAGGTCCCGTACCCGGTCGGAGTCGGGCGGGACGGCGACCCGCCACCGGCCCTGGGCGCAGCGCCGGATCGCGCTGTCGACCCGGGCCCGTTCGCGTAGCAGGTGGTCGAGGGCGAACCGTGCTGTCTCGTCGGGGTCGTCGTCCGGTTCGGTGTATACGCGCAGCGCGCCGTAGGGCACGGCGTAGGGGTCCCTGTCGTCGTCGCCTTCGCGGCCGAAGAAGACGACCAGCTCGCGGCCGGGCTCGCCGGGGTCAGGCATCGGAGTTCTCCGGTCCGACCACTTCCAGGGCGGCTACGGCGCGGATCACGACGAGGATTTTGTTGTCGGGTCGGTGCTCGCGAGCTGAGACGAGGTGCCCGGTGGTGCCGTCCAGCACTACGGCGTAGGGCAGGTAGCCGCCGCGGGCGTAGAAGCCCACGACAGGCAGAACCGTTCTCAGCTCGCTCGTGTCGTGGGCGTAGACGGCCTCGAACAGGTTGGGGGTCGCGGTCAGCACGTGTGTTCTCCTCGGTCAGGTCGTGCGGTCGTCGGGTTGGTCGGGTCCGTTCTCGACCCGCGCCTCGGCGCAGTGGCAGCCGACGCAGGTCTTGCAGCAGGTGCAGGTCGGGCAGCGGGCGGAGAGGTGGCAGCCGCAGACGGGGTTGACGTCACTCGGCGCGCAGTGGCACTCCTTGTCGGGGTCGTCGGGGTAGCGGACGTAGTCGCATCGCCAGTTGTGGTCGCTCATGTCGTGCACCCTCCCGCACAGGCAGGTCCGTCCTCGGTGTGCTCGACGGTCCCGCCGATCTCGTGGCAGCAGCGGACGCAGACGGCGGGCTCGGCGCGATCGAGCGCGGGGCGGCGACTCTCGAAGCTGGCGAGGAGCCAGTGCGCCAAGCAGTAGTCCGAGTTGTTGTCGTGTCGCGCATCGCACCCAGCGCGGGCGCAAGTCATCACGACAGACCTCCGGCCCGCAGTGCCGCCTCGGCCGCCACAATCGCCTCCATGCGCGCCACGGCATCCGGGTCGTAGCCCCCGACGAGCGACCGGGCGCTGGCGGCCAGCAAGCCGTCAGCGGCAGTCGTCAAGCCACCCCAGCGCGCGGCGTGCTCACGAAGCGTCCGCTCGGCCCACTCGTAGGTCTTCGCAGGCGTGCTCACCGGACGTACCTCGGGAGCATCCCCGCGTACCCGACCGGCCGGTCGTCCCGCCACGCGCACCGTGCCGCCGCGAGGACGACACCCGCCAGCGCGAGCAGCGCACCACCCGCACCGCCGCTGGCGACACCGACGACGACCAGGGCGGCCAGCAGCCAGGCGTACAGGGTCATGGCGTCTCCCGGCGTCGCACCGCGCCGAACCGGAACGCCCGGACGTGCGCCGGGCCGACGCCGTAGACGGTCATCTGCCCACCTGCCCTGTGCCGACGAGCCACATGGCGACGCGGTAACTCGCCCAGAACGTCAGTGCCGCGACGGCGACGAACGCGACGGCCAGCGTCGCGGCCGTGAACCGGCGGCGCCGGAACGGCACCCGTAGCGGGACCGTGTCGGCACGCGAGACCGACCGAGCGCCGTCGATGTCGAACAGGCCGGAAGTGGTCGGCGGCACGTAGGGCGGGATCACGACAGGCCCTCCGCCCGCAGCCGCGCCTCGACGGCGAGAGTCGCGCGGACGTGCGCGATCCGGGTGAGGTCGGTCAGCTCGTCGCGGTCGAGCGCGAACCCCCGCGCGAACCCGACGAGCATGCTGTCGGTAGCGGCCCTCAGCGGTACTCCGGCGGCCGTCTCGCGGCGCAGGACCCGTTCCGCCCACTGGTCGGTGGTCTCAGGTGCCCCGCCCGGCGCGGGCGTCGTGCCGCTCACGACGCCACCTCGGCGATCCAGGCACGCGCCTCGGCGACGCCGGCCGGGGTGGTTATGAGAGCCCACGCCGACGCGGGCACCCCGTCGACCGTCGTGGCCAGCTCTACGTACACGCTGCTGGCCACCCGCCCGGGGTGCCGTTCCGCCGGGGCCAGCGACAGCCGGGCGGCCACGGCACGGAGCCGCGCCAGCCTCGACACGTCCTGCGCCGCCAGGTCGTCGGTGTAGCGGTCGTAGGTGACCTGGGCGTCGACGACGTACGGGTAGTTGTAGCTGACGCCGACGGCCAGCTCGGCGGCGTCACCCACCATCTCGACGAGCCGAGCCGCCGCACGCAGCCCGTCCGCCTGCGTGGGCTCGCCCCGGCCGGTGGCGCAATAGCACAGCGCGGCAGGTCTCGGCACCGCGTGCCGTGCGGCGTAGGCGACGAGCGCGGCTTCCATGCGACCCCGGCCGGCGGCGTAGGCCTCGTCGGCCGCCTCGATCGCCGCGACGATGTCGTCCACAGTGACCTCGGGCGGCCCGGACGGGGTCAACCCCTCGGTCGCTTCCTCTGCTGTCGTCATCAGCTCGGCGTCGTTGATCGCGGCGCGTGCCCGGTGCAGCGCGTCCCGCACGTCGGCCGCGCTCACGCCGGCACCCCCGCTCGCCCGCGCTGCCCGGGCACCAGCCCGGTGGTCGTCTCGGTGGTCACAGGTCGTTCCTCTCGAAACTCGTCGCGAACGGGTCTTCGTGCTGCCCCCAGTGGCGGGGCAGCACGGGCGCGGGTCGGGACAGGTCCGGCAGGCGGGGCACGGTCTCCGGCACCGCGTCGCGGGAAGCGTGGGCCTTGGCGAGAGCGGCTCGAACTGGGGCGAGGGGATCGGTCACGGCGCGTCCCCGACTCGGCGGAACCGGAGGTCGGCGCCGGTCTCGGTGACGGTCAGGAAGAACAGCGCTCCCGGCCGGATCAGCTCCCGGTCGGTGTCGTCCACGGCAGCAGCCCAGATTTCGGCCGAATGGGGCGGAAGCGTGTCGTCGAGGTCGTGCAACTGGGCGGTGAACGAGCCGCCGAGGACCTCTTCGACCGCGCCCTCCCAGCGCTGGTCGCGGGCGCTCACTGCCGCATTCCGCACAGCACGACGACCAGCGACCGTTCGGCGTCGTTCAACAGGGCGCGCGCCGCGTGCAGGTGCCGCTGCGCCTTCTCGGGGGAACGCTCGAGCGCCCGGGCTGTCGCGACCTCCACGGCCGCGTCGGCGAGCGCCTCGTGGTAGGCGGCCCACAGCTCGTCGCCGGTCACTCCCGCGCCCCGTCCTGGATCTCGTCCAGCACCCACTCGGCGCTGAGCAGGCAGACGCGGGCGGCGTGCACCCGCTGGCGGGCGTCGTCCGGGCAGTCGGCGAGCGCGCTCGCCGCGTCCACGTGGACGGCCGCCTGGGCGAGGTGCGCCCGGCAGGCGGCGTGCAGTTCGACGGCGTTCACGCCGACCACCTCGGCATCCGCGCGCCCAGCTCGCCGGCACGACCGCGCACCGCCGGGTCGTTGAGCGCTCGGGTGAACGCGCGGGGTGTCGCCGACAGGAGCTCGTGGAGGAACCCGACGGAGGTCTCCTGGGCGAACACCGCCTCGCGCAGCGTCTCGTATTCGACGGTGGCGTCCGAGATCGCCGCTTCGGCGAGCAGCTCGGCGGTCCGGTCGTCCATCAGTGACTCCCGCTTTCCTCGTCGGCCAGTTCCCAGTCGGCGACGAGGGACGCGTACTCGTCGCACCCGCACTCGTCGTCCCCGCCGTAGCCGTCGTCGTCGGAGGCGACGCAGCCCGACGAGCCGGAGTGCAGGCCGGCGACGTGACCGCACCACTGGCACGTGGCCGTGTCGTACAGGTCGCCGGTCACTCCGCTTCCACCGTGCGCAAAGCGCCCAGCCACTGCCGCGAGTAGCGCAGCCCGTCGCCGTCCCGGTAGGGCTCGCCGGGGAACCGCCGATCGGGGGCGTACGCGACGGCCAGCCCTTCGTCGGTGAGCAGCACGGCGTCCCGGTCGGTCGCTTCGACGGCGTTCGCGACCCGGGTGGTGGCCGTGGCCGTGTCGAGCTGGGCGAGCAGGCCGGCGGTGCGATCGGTCAGGGCGGTGGTCACGCGGTCTCCTCGGTGGTCAGTGGGGGATGGGTGAACGCCGACCGGATCTCTTCGACGACGTAGCCCGCCTGTTTCGGCGTGCCGTCGAGTGGCGGGTTGCGGAACGTCGCGTCGTAGTCGGCGTCGCTGGCGATCCGGTAGACGTCGAGGTCGCCGTCGTGCTCGCCGCCGACGTAGCGGATCACCGCCTGGACGTCGCGGATGAGGGTCATCGGGACCGCTCCTCGCACACGGCGCAGCGCACGCCGAAATACACCTCGTCCGACCGGGCACTCATCGGGTCACGCCTTCCTCGACAGGGAATCGAATGTCCCGCTGTAGTTCGGCGTCCCAGAACTGGCCGGCACGTTCCTCTGGTGTGCACGAGTCGGCCGACGATTCGGCGATCAGTTCCCGGTACACGTCGACCTGATCTCGGCCCGAGAACAATGCGCGCGTGTAGGCGTCCCCCCAGCATTTTTCGCAGGCGGACATCAGACAGCCCTCCCCGTTTGAGTAGTCGTGGCGCTCCTCGGCGCTTGGGTGCGGATCTTGCGGGCGTGGCGGTGTGGCCCGGTCGGGCGCATGCGGCGCGGCCGGCGGTACGGGCGCATCGGCTCGCGGATGGGGGCGTCGTCGGTGGTCATCGGGTCACCTGCCGTGCGCGTGAGATCAGGTTTTCGACGTCGGCGCAAGCACCGATCACCGCGTCGCGCAACTGTTCGGTCCAGTCGTCGGCGAAATACGCCTCGCTTTCGGCGCGGCGGACGACGGTGAGCAGCACGTCCGGGAGGGTGGGGCGCGGGCATCCGCCGTCACGCAGGTGCTTCACGAGCACCCACAGCCCGGCGGTGCGGGCTTCCACGACGGCGGCCACGTCGTAGGCGGTGCCGTCGGGCAGGCCGGGGAAGCGGGTGTCAGGGTCGGCGAGGGCGGTCATCAGAACAGGCACCCTTCGGGGCAGTAGTTCGACGACCGGCACTCGTCGGCGGCGTGGCGGACGGCATGGCCGTGCTCGTCGCAGGTGTGGGTGTGGCCTTGCGAGGCGGGGACGCCGTGGCGGATCAGGTGGTCCCGCTCGACTGGTGACAGCGGCACGAAACCGGGCAGCTTCTCCGCGCAGGACTCGCAAAGCAGATAGACGTCGACCTCGGCGATCAGGTCGCCGTCCTGGACGAACCGGTCGCAGGTGGCGCAGTCGAAAGGCTCGGCCGCGACCGCGAGGTGAACGGCCATCTCAGGCCGCCGCGGCGAACGACGGGACCGACGCGAGCTGGTGGCGCAGCCGGGCGACCGCCGCCTCGGCGTCCGACCGGTGGTCGTCGCCGGGTACCAGCCCGGCTTCCCGCTCCGCGCGGTCCAGCAGCTCGAGCACCTCACCCGTAGTGGGCATGCGCACCTCCAACTGCTCGCGGGCGTAGGCCAGCAGCGCGGCCATGCCCGCCTCGCAGGCGTCGAGCAGGAGGCTGTCGGCTTCCACCCCCCAGCCCTGCGCCTCGTCGTCGTCCCACCGGCTCATCTGACACTCCTTTTCAACTCTCCGAAAGAGGCGGACGGGGGTGTGGTGCGAGCGGTTCCCCCGGTGCGTGGACACCAGATTAGCATCTGGTGTCCACCGTGGCGAGACGGTACGGCTCTTTTCGGGAGCCGAACCCGGCGTACCGTCACGCACATGGACGACGAGGAGCCCGAGGACGACGTGGAACGCGACGCGGACGGCTACCCGCTTCCCCTGCCCGGCTACTGCAACGCCCGCAACCCCAAGACGATGGGCCGGTGCGGCAGGCCGGAGGGGCACGGCACCGACTACCGGGTCGGGCCGTGCCGCGCCCACGGCGGGCGCCATCCCAACGGCCGTAGGTCGGCCGCGCTGGCCACCTACGCCGAGGTGTACTCCCACGACACCCTGTTCGGGCAGGCCCTCGACCTGGACCCGATGGTCGGGCTGCTGGAAGTGGGCGGCAAACTCGCCGGCTTCACCGCCTACCTGGAACGGGAGATCACCCGCCGCGCCGACGCCGACGCCGACGGCCGCGTCCAGCTCGTCCAGCAGGTCACCTCGGCGAACGGCGCCCGCGAGATGCCCGACGTGCTGGTAGGCATGTGGCTCGACGCGCTGGACCGGCAGGCCAAGGCCCACAAGCTGGCGCTGGACGCGGGGGCGCAGCGGGCGCAGCTCGACCTGTTCGCCGCCTACCGGGACCGGGTGCTCGACGTGCTGGAAGCGGTGCTGCGGGACGTGGGCGTGGACCCGGACGACCCGGCGGTGTCGGAGAAGGTGGCGTCCAGGCTGATGCTGGTCGCGGGCGGGTTGCGGGCGGCCCCGTGAGGGCCGGCTAGTGGTCACGGCCAGGCAGGCGCTCGGGTGCTGGCGGCGTGACGGCGAGCCGACGCTCCGCGCGATCGCGCGGAGCGAGCGGCGGCGGGCGCGGAACCGTTGGTACGACCTGCGGGCGGCGCTCGCCGGCTACTGCAACCGCCGGTCGAACACTGACGACGGGGAAGGTGGCGGTTACCCGCACTGGCGGTGCGACCACCG